ATCCCTGATCGGCTAGCGCAGGTGCGCCAAACTGATATCTGCCGATGTAGCCGAGCCTGTTCAGCGCATGATAATCGCCACTGCCCTTAGACTCATGGGCGGCAATTGCTTCCCTTAATTTCAGGTAATCGTCCTCATCGAGCGGACCAATTGCCTTTGCTGCGTCGGTATCCGGAACTGCTGGTATCTGACCGCCACCCTGATCTTGTGGTATTGATTTGGCGACTTCCTCTGGTGTAGATGGTAGTGGAGAGTCATTATCGCCGATCTTATAAAATGGTTGTGGTGTAGTGTCGCCTATGGCGTCTTGGGCGGCACCACCTTGTGGAATACCACCGAAGGTGCCGAGAATCAGCGGCATCTGACATGAATTTCCATCCAGGAACGTGATTACGCACCACGATCCAGCTAATATGCCGGTCGGGGAAACGCCGACCCCAGATAGTGCCGCACTGGTAACGGTACCCATAACTGTCGCCCACGGCAAATCTGTAGTTGGCAGTGTAGTTTTGTCATCTGTATGGATGCCAATAACCCTGACTCTGACCCTCCCTAGCATCAATGGGTCGTGCCTGTCTTCAACTACGCCTATGTATATATTCGCTGCCGCCATGTTTATCTACCTAACTTGGTTATAATTGAGTCTTTAGCTATACTTAGTAACATTTCATGCTCACCGGCACTGAACCTATGATTTATTGCGGTGATGAGATAATTACCTTTATGTAATGTCTCTACCGCCTCTTCATCATTGCTATGGCTACGAACAGTATTGAACTCATATGTTATTACTTGACCTACGTGAATATCTGTTCTCCCAGGTACCACAATCTCTGCCTTATAGGTGTCTAATTGCTGCATCAGCGATCGTCTTTGTAGTACCCATGCTGCCGGATCATCGGTATCAAATTCATCATGCATATAATAATGCGTCGGATAATAGGTGACGAAGCTATTTGGGTTTCGCAAAAATTTTGGTGAATTTACTGGGTATGGGTTTAAATGTTTTGTCTTTTCGAATTCAGTAGTATAGTCAAATGACTGTATATTGACTTTTTTGCCAACAATATCATAACTGATCATCTTACCGGCATACATACCATTTATCATTCTGTCTGCAGTATCAAACAATACATCATCGGATGCTTTGCGGACTATACTGTATTTCGATGGGAGCCCAGCAACACCCTTAAGGTCTGCCGAATTTTCTAGGGTGCGAGTATTTACCGTTTTGTTGATATAGGTAATATAGGGCTCCTGATCCATCAGGCTATCGAGAGAGACAAAATTATATTTAAGGGTATCCTGATAGAACACATAATTTGCTGTCTTATACTTATTCGATATGCTTCGCGATGCCACCCAGTTAATACATTTCAGTGGTGACCACCCAGGTACTACAAACTTGAATGCATTGGATGTTGCTTCTACGCGAAACTTTTTAATAACATCCTCAGCAGCACCGAGCGCATCCTCTTCGGAAAACAGTCTCTTAACAATCTCAGAATACTGGCCTTTATATGCTTTCCCAATTCGCATATGCAAATCAGAAAATGCCTCTTCTGCCATAAAGTGAATGATATAGACTTGGGCATTTTCTTTGGTGAGCATCCGGTCTGATATTTTATGGATATAAAACCTGTTGTTAACCAGACCAATACCATCCGACATAGTGGGTGTCTTATATTCTATTTCTAATTTCTCTTCGCCAACTAGAGGAACATAGTTTATTAAATCGATACTATCCGATACCGTAATAGTACCGGTCATATAATTCGAAAACAAATCCTCATAGATATTCATCTCCAATATCATACTGGTAATATCTATAGACAAATCGGTGATAGCAGATGTTATTACTACTTTCTTGAATAATACCTGACCTACAAACTCTAAGGTTTCCATTATAGTGCCATTAGCCTTGATACTTCGTCAACAACAGCCGAAACAAACACGGGCTTCAGTAAATATATCATGCGCTTGTTCTCATTCAAATGTTCTTCATATTCATAGTTACTCACATTAGTATATGTGCTGATTGGCGACAGCACCCAAGTCATCGTTACCGGATCAAATACATTGAGGCTCTCACCAACCACAATTGCATTAACCTGACTGCCAGCTGCATCTTCGTAGTGGTGGGTGCCATACATACCGATTTCGCCATACTTGGCTATGCAATACTGCTCAAGGTCATACTGTGCCTTCGGGAATCCATCCAGCCCATAGATAACATCATTAACCATAAGGATTAACCAATGGTAATAGGGTGTGCCGTAATATTTGTCCGACACTATCTCCGGAGTATCTCCCTCTGTTATTGTATATATGTCAAATGCACCTGCCGCCCTGATGTCCATATTGGATATCTTGACGCGTCGGAGTATATCCGTAACTAGATACTCTCTCGTTGCCTCGCCCGCTATTGCGAAGTTATATTTGACCAGCGGAAACTTTTGAAAATACTCTGACATTATTCTTCCTTAATATTTGTTTTGCTCTACCAACTGACGCGTTAGTGGTTGCAGCTCTAAGAAGTGTAGCCGGAGACTGATAACAGTGGGCGAGCCGTTGACCAGCGTTGACCACCCACCGTGACCATAGCTGACATGAATGTGCGTCAGTGCACATGGTGAGATATTGTTCAGCCACGGATTCTTACTTCCCTCGAAGTTATATTCAATTTGGAATTCACTCGGGTATTTGTAATAGAAGCCGTTAAGTTCCAAACTGGGATGGGCATGTTTCTTGAATGTGTAGATGATGTTTCGCACCGTTACACACTCTTCCGGCGTGGCCGGAGTCATTGTGAACTCGTACGAGAACTGTCGGTAATCAACACCTGTAAACAACTGCTCTTTGCGTGGATTCAGTGTCTGTCTGGTAGTAGCATTCAAGAAACCATTCGGATCACCAACAGCCTTCACCCCACCAATATGCCTGTCGCCAACAAATTCGGTAACACCGCCCAGTGCAGCACGGGTAAGTGCACTTGTACTGTTCTTGGCAAAGTCAGATACACTCTGGCCTGATGCTACGGCATTACCCAGTGCACCCAACAATCCCATGTCTGTGCTATCATAGCTGATCCCATATTTTGCCGACACACCATGCTCTGGCATAGGTAAGACAATATGGGTCTTTAATCTGGTAACTTTATTCTTTAAGTTTGCTGCGCTGCCAGCATTCTCCATAAATGAAGTCACATCATCGCCGATGGCATGCGCAGCCCCAGTAGCGGCACTACCCAGTCCGCTAAATGAATCTCCAACAGCACCAAAGAATTTATTGGTTGCGGCACCTAAGCTACTGCCGCTCAGGCTGCTAAGTGAATCATGCACATCATCGGTAAGTTCCCGTGCACCGCCCATTGTCCGCTTGGCTATAGCGGCACCTTTTGTTGCCATGCGCTGGGAGCCTGTGTTGCCAGCCTCAAAACCAACATCCTCGATGCCATTAATATAGAAGTGGATGGTGTTTACCTGATTGCTTTCATTGAGGCGCGGTGGATATACCAAAACGCCAACCGCATCATTACTGCCACGACCAGTTACCGCGTCCAGTATGGTATTTCCCAGATTTCCCGCCATTGCCTATCCCTATATAAATAGTAGTATTACTTTTCTATATTTATACTCATCTAATGGCATATAAGGGAAAATTTTATCCGAGAAACCTCTCGAAATATCTTGGTAATCCGGATAAGATCAGATTTTTATCATTATGGGAAAGGCAATTGATGCGCTGGCTAGACAGCAATGCTGCAGTCACTCAATGGGCATCTGAAGTACCGATCAAATATGTCTGCGGCACCGATGGGAGAGAACACAGATACCTAGTCGATTTCTATATCCTCTGGCGAACTGGGCACAAAATGTTGGTAGAAGTGAAACCAAAACGCCAATGTAGTGAGCCAAAGGTGCCGAAACGAAAAACTAAACGATATGTGAACGAGTGTTTTGCATATATCAAGAACACATCCAAATGGGCTGCTGCCAGAGAACTATGCGCAAAGAATGGCATGATATTTGAAATTTGGACTGAACACGAACTAAGAGCCCTAGGACTAAAAATAATATGACTAAACGGATAGACATATTTACGGAGATCAGTAATAACGCTGGGAGCCGTATCAGAAGCATGCAGTGGTATAAAGATCAGATCAATATTGTCAAAAGCCGTGGTCTGTTAACCAAGAATAAACTGACTCAGTACAAGAGCATGATCACACCAAGGCTGGAGATTGGTTCGATGTACATGTTCGTATATGACGCAAAATTCAAGGATACTCTCCCATACTGGGATGCATTTCCAATCGTGCTTCCATTTGGTTGGGATAACACTTCATATACCGGTTTTAACCTCCATTATCTGCCACCAGAGGCACGTTGGGCATTACTCAAGGAACTTATGCGCAATGATGAGATATCGACCGCTAGGAGGCTCAGCAAGGACACTAAACTGTCTATGGATTATCAATCACTGAAAGGTGCGGCTCAGTTTACATTGCTGAAGCCGACGATTCACAAATACCTCTATGGGCATGTGATGCCGCTTAATGGTGGTACGTTTCTAAAAATTCATCCTTCCGACTGGCTACTGAGTGTTATGTTACCGGTTCAGGATTTCAGATCGAAAGGTCGTGGCTTCTCTGCAAGCAAAGTTTGGTCAGATTCGATGGGGCATGGAGCATAATGCAAGTAAAACTAGATAACAAAGTACTATTCTCATTTGGGGAAGATAATAAACCGAAACGCCAAGGATTGAGCGATTTCATTGCCCACATAAAAGAGCACAGCGTTGCGACTCATAATCGCTACCGAGTGGATATAAAGATTCCGATATCCTTGCGCAATGCCTATTCTGGGTATGGTAAAACCCTGTCGCTATTGTGCGAATCTGCGGAATTCCCATCATCTAAATTTGAAGTCAAGAGCACCTATATAACTGGTGCCAAAGTCAATGCGCCAACACGCGTCCAATTTGGAGAACTGTTCCTGTTCTTCTTGTTGGAGCAAGAGATGACGGCAAAAAAATTCTTTGATGACTGGGCCGCATCCATTATTAATCCACATACCGGTGCCGTAAATTTTAGAGACCAATATTCTACATCAATATCTATATTCCAGCTTGACCGGAATGATATAGAAACCTATGGCATTCAGGTGCTGGAATGTTTCCCGAATTCTACCTATCCTCTGCAGCTCTCCTATCATGGCTCAACTGCGCATAGGTTGCCGGTATCATTCACCTACCGTTTCTGGCATAGACTCGACTTCCAGTACTCGGCAGAAGGCCAAGACAACCTTTTGGGTGATATTCTTTCAAGCGAGACTATGGGCGCAATCAACAAGGTTTTGCCTGTTGTCCTGGGCGCCATATCAAATAAAAACGCACAATAATCGACTAAATATTAATATTATTAACAGAGAGAAATATTATGAGCAAATTACCCCGCGTCGCAGTTCCTTTATATGAAATTGCCCTGCCGTCTACCGGCAAAATGGCAACATACAGAGGATTTCTGGGCAAGGAAGAGAAAATATTGTTGCTGGCAATGCAGTCGGAAGACCCAGCCCAGATTAACATGTCGCTGAAGCAGATCATCGCAAACTGCACAGAAGGCACGGTCAATGCTGAGACAGCACCCATATATGATGTTGAGTTCTTATTTTTAAATATAATCGCAAAATCTGTCGGCGAAATCCTTAATCTGGATGTGATGTGCGAAAACTGCCAAGAAGAGATTGCCTACAAAACCAACATCTATGACATTGCCGTACCTGTTGTTGTTAAGGGTGCCGATGTGGTGAAGTTTTCCGATACGATTGGTATCAAGCTGACATACCCAACTATTGGTACCTACGACTACGTCGCAGTCATTGAGGATGCAGATGGTACCGCTGAGGCGAATGCTATCTATGATGCTATTGCGATGCATGCCGAATACATCTATGACGAAGATGGTGTCTATTACCTGAAAGACCAGACCAAGGAAGAAATCTATGACTTCTTCGATAGCCTTACCGGTAAGCAACTGGGTGATATCAAGGAGTTCTTTACCGAGATGCCAACTATCAGCGAAACCATCGAGTTTACATGCCCACATTGCCAACATGAGAACAAGTACCTCGTAAAAGGAATACAGGAACTTTTTTAGTAGCATTAAGTTATAACAGTCTATCTAATTTTTACAAATTAAATTTTAACTTAATGCATGCACATGGCTGGAATCTGGATGCGATAGAAAATCTCGCACCTTGGGAGAGAGATGTATATGTCGCTCTCCTAATAGAACACATTGAGCAGGACAATAGACGAAATGAGCAATGACGGCAACAATCTAATTTATAACTAAGGAATTGACATGGCAGAAGGGCTGAGTGCCGCATCGGGCAAAATGAAAACTATAAACGAGGGAGTTCGCGAAAACGAATTCAAATCTCGTTCTGAATATCTTGCCCATCAGGTACAGCAGCGGCTGGCGCGTGGCGCGGCTACGGAGGAATCTGCCGCCAAAGAAAAGCCAGAAGGAAAGAGCTCCGGAAGTACAGATAACAAAAATCTGCGCGAGATGAATGCTTCACTGAAAACTATCCAATCCATCGTAAAGGGGATTGCGATACACTCAGAGAAGCATTTGAAGTCTATTGCGAAGAAACTGGACAAAGCGACAAAACCAGTTGGTACCACAGCAGTACCAAAGGCATCCCCGATGTTGGCGGTTGCTGGTGACTCAAAAGAGAAGATTGTCTCCCAGAGACATCTCTCATCTACTGCAGCATGGCAATCCGAAGTCGTCAGGTTGCTTAAAAAACTTGCACTTAAACAAGGAGTTAATGCACCTACTCGCAAGCGATCATCAAGATCAATGGCTAGCGGCAAAGGGTTCACATCAGACTTGGCAAAGCATCTGGCAACAGGATTGCTTGGCGTTACTGCCGGAGCACTGGTTGGTGGGTTGGTTGCCTCAGTTGTTGGTGCTACCAAGTCGATACTGGGTGGTGTTGCTGGCGCTATTCTGACAGTAGGAAAATTAGCTGTTGTTGGTCTTGTTAGTGGCGCAACAAAACTATTGGGTGGTATTGCATCGGTTATTTTGAATATCGGCAAATCTGTGGCAACTACATTGGGCACTGGGATGTCTAAGCTGGCTGTTGGCGCAATGGACTTCCTAAAAGGTGCTGGCGCCAAAGCCGCCGATGTGGGCAAAACAGTTGTCAAGGAAGCTGCCAAGGTTGTGTCTAAAGTGAAGCCGGTGGTTGCTGCCGGTGCCAAGGCAACCCAAGCAAAGGCTGCAGTAACTGCTGCCAAAAGTGCACTCGTTGCCAAGTCTATTGGTAAGGTTGTTGCGGCAAAGACTAGACCAATGCTTGCGGCTGCAGCAAAAGCAGTTAAGGCTGGCTCTGGTATTGTCGGAAAGGCCTTGCGAGCACAGGTTCCGAGGGATATTGCTAAGGCCAAGGCCGCTGGTCAAATTGTTACTGCTGCATTGAAGAATCAGGTTCCTCGGGATGTTGCAAAACTAAAATCGTTTGTCGCCAAATCACCGAAGGCGATGGCACTAATCAACGCTGGCGCACAGGCTACGGCAAAGGCGCGGAATGCACTACTGCCTGTAGCCAAGGCCGCGGCAGCATCTTCTAAAGTGCTTGTTGCCTCTGTTGGCACAGCAATGAAGAAAGCTGCGCCCTATGTTGGCGCTGCTGCCGATACTGCAAAGGATGTGACAAAAGGTGCAGCATCCAAAATTGCCGCCAAAGTTGGCGCAAAGGCTGGTTCGAAAGGTATTGCCAAAACATTAGGCAAATCCATACTCAAGAAGGTGCCGTTTATTGGGGCGGCTGCCGGTATTGGTTTTGGCATAAACAGAGCCATGCACGGCGACTATAAAGGTGCTGCCGCAGAGGTTGGTTCTGGTTTGGCTTCTACAGTACCTGGTATTGGCACAGCAGCCTCTATTGGTGCAGATGCATGGCTCATTAAGCATGATATTGATATTGCGCGACAGACCAAGCTCAAGGTTGCCAAAACTGGTGTAACACCTATGACCAGACAGCTGGAAGCATCACAAGAAAGAAATGAGGAAGTGCGCACATTGAGAGAGAAGAAACAAGATGATGCAGCAACTGTTGTTCAGTCATCTAGCACAACCAACAACATTCAGGCCGGTGGAGGCGATTCTGGTATACGGCTATCAACACGGAATCCGGATACCACAGCAGAGTTCCTGCGCAGACTTAGCCTATCAAGCACAATGATCGGCCAAGGGTTCGTCATAAATTAGTCAAAAAAAAGCCTCACAGTTTTTAATTGTGAGGCTTTTAACTTCCATGTTACGGAACTTCCTTGTTCCAATTCCTATATCCTACTTCTATTTATACAAAAGAAGTTTTACTCGTCAGAACCGCCAGCTAAGTCAGCGAAAAACTTCAGGTCATCGTCATCGTCATCGAGACTAAACGGTGCTGCAGCTTCTTCTTTCTTTGGCTTTGGTGCAGTCTTGTCGGCAAACATCGGTACATCTTCGTCAGCAGCTTCCTGTGTCGGAGCCGGTGCTTCTGCCGGAGCAGCAGATGTAATTCCATATACGTACTCGAAGCGCTTTTTCAATTCCTCTTGAGTCTTGAAATGCTTCCGGTCGAGTAATTCTTGTAGAGAATATAACTCGCTCCATAATGCCTCAATCTTTGCATCATCACCGCCGAATAATGGGGTGGGTGCTTGGAATGCAGACTTGTCGTATGATGGGTAGACGTCCTTGCCGGTGCCTTCTTTGTTACGGATTTTAAGCGTAAAGTTTGCACCTTTCCAGAAACAGAATGGATCATATCCAACAACAGGCTCAAGAGCCAGTGGGTCTTCTGCTGGGCATTTCACTTCGTCGATCATGTCGGCAATTTGTTTGCCGTACTCGAACAGGAAGCATTTGCCGTTGTTTTCTGGATTTGCTGGATCGTTGATGACCAAAATGTTTGATGTGAATCTCAGTCGACGTTTGCGTGAACGGGCAATCTCTTTGTCCGATTCAAGGCCACTGTTCCACAACTCAGAATTCTTGATGCCTACGATATCCTGTTCTGCAAAGCCAAATGTTGACAATGATTTCTCGATGTACCATTTTGCGCCAGCTGTTTTTGCCGGTACTACTTTGCCGCCAAGAACAGCGAAAGCGTGATCATAGATTTTAACAAATGGAAGATTGTTTTTGTCACCAGAGTCTTTTTCGCCAACATCAAGAAAACGAATTACTGCGGCACCGTTGCCATCCGCACTGCGAGCTAGTTTCCAATACCGTTCGTCGTCGTAATTTTTGGTAGTAGATTCGCCGGATTGGTCACTGAGAGTCTTTGCGCCAGACAATGGAGATGTTAATGCGCGATTTCTTAATGCTTGAAAAGATGATGCTGATCCTGTCATATAATTTTGATTCCGTTTTGATTTAAGTTTGATTTAAAACATGATTTAAGACACATTTAAAGGTTGGAGCTGGTGCGCGGTTCCGACCCGCGTTCTCATGATTACAAGTCATGTGCATCGCCACTTATGCTTCACCAGCAATTCCAAGAATTGTTTTAAGTGGGTTCATCTTGGATATCCACTATCTGTAAGACCACTTGCGTGGCGATTTACCGAAATAACAACTGATGCAATCATATTTGAAAATTGAATATACGGTTCTTGCGTCCGACATGCAATTGTTATTTCGCTAAATTGGGCTGTCATGGGTGGTGTTGACCCACCGTACGGAAGCGTAGTGCGACTACGCCACTGCTCTACCACTGAGCTACATGACAATAATAAAAACCGGAACGATTTGAGCAGCTTTCGCATGCTTGTCCGGTATATTGTTAACTTTTAAGAGTATATACCATATTCGATATATTGTCAACATATTTATATAAATATATGCAGTTAGATTAATACGACCAATATTAATCAATTCAGTATCGGGTAACTGAACTGTCCTACACAATATTATTTATATCGGGTATCCAATGTTCAAATGCGAACACTGTAGTAAAATATTTCCATCAATTCGCTCTCTTAATGGGCATTCTCGTATTCACGGCATATCAGCTGGTAAACTTCCACAACTAAGATGCTGCTGTATTATTACTAAGAAAGAGATATCGGTCGATCGGCTTCCTAGATTTCAATCTAATATTAAATACTGCATTCATTGTAATATGCCATTAGATTCTAATCGAAAATTTTGTAATGCATCATGTGCAGCTACATTTAATAATACCGACAGAATAAAACATGGCTATGTTATTACTGATGCCCACAAGGATAAAGTATCTAAAAGCGTATCGGCCTATCATAAATCTGCACACAAAATCAAGAGCAAGCCAGAACGCAAAGCTAAATTACCAAAGCCTGTACGTAAGCGAGTAGCGCAACGCCGCAGTCCAGTACGAAACCGAGAAACTAACAAAACCGCATCTGGTGTATTTTCTAAGTTATATATGTGCAAATGTCAGCACTGTGGCATTATCATATCCCAAAGGAGGGCGACGAAATACTGTACAAAGTGCGTTACCATATATTCACCAGCAGAAAAGCAACGATATAAGTTTACATTCAATGTGTACCACTATCCAGACCTGTTCGATCTGACCTTAATAGATAAATTCGGGTGGTTCTCGCCGAATAATTTCAAAGGCCAAAAGTGGAACCCAGATGGGATATCGAGAGACCATAGAGTATCCGTGCATGATGCACTAAAATATAACTATGATGCATTTTATATCACACACCCACTAAATTGTGAATTGATGCAGCACACAGAAAATAATAAAAAGAAAACAATATCTAGTATCGAGTACTCAGAATTAGTGAAACTCGTTGAGAATTATATTAACCCGTAACTCTTTGTATATAAAGTATTTTCTCCAGCTTTTGGAATCGGACCAAACTCACACATCTTAACAGGATGGCGGCACACCTTGTGCCTTAGCTGGAGAAAATACTTCACTCATTTTGCTATATTTATCTCTTATTTTAAAATAAGAGTGATGGGCTAAACGTCACCAACGCTCCCCCATCTAGGCTGTTTATTCTCCGTCTAGTATGCTTCACCCAAGAGCCCTATTTGCTAGCCAGTGGGATGTTTACGTACACATACAGGCACGATATCGATTTTGTAACCTCTCCTCTACACGGATGTTTGTCTGGTATGCGATATGTACCAATTCTCATTCTGGTATGAGCTTAAGACCTCTCTTAATTATAACGCCCAAGAGTAATGGCTGGTGTTAATCGTGCTATCATGGTGCGCGAGCCATTTGGCAATAGGCGTGATAACACTTATTTGGTGGGATATCTGGGTGCGCGATGCCAAATGGCACGTAACTAAGCGTGATATCCCTTGTTTGGTCGGAATGGAGGGATTTGAACCCACGACCGAACCGCCCCAAACGGTTCATTCTACCAGACTGAAATACATTCCGAAATTTACTACTTTAAAACTGGTAGCGGTGGAGAGACTCGAACTCCCGTCTTTCTGGTTATGAGCCAGTTCATCTACCTCTGATGTACACCGCAATTATTCGTGGAAGTTTCTCATTTTTAGACCTAGAAACTGACAAACCGTGCCATTGTATGGCGGAAACGCAGAGATTCGAACTCTGGGAGGCGATTAAGCCCCGCTGGTTTTCAAGACCAGTGCAATAAACCGCTCTGCCACATTTCCATATCTACTTTTATTTATACACGTATCAAATCATTTTTTAACTAAGGCTCGCACCACAAAGATTGCCGTCTTTATATGTGATGCAAACTATTCAACCATTATACACACTTTTTACATCTTGTCAAGCTTTATTTTCAAAAAATAACTTTTAATACATATGCCGCAACAACTATCTGCAAAATAACACCAATATACCCAAGTGGTACGATAATCGGTGCCACGAATCCTGCCTCATTTACTATTGGTCTGCGATGCTTCTTAGTTGCGAGGGATTGTCCCACGATTTGCCAAGAATACTTCATCCATACGAAAAGGGTTTTCATTTCACTGCCTCATTATATACTATTTATATTGTGTTTTTCTAAACCGCTTCCAGTTCCGGTTGCAAACATCCAAATGCTGTATCTCATCCCATTTGTTGGGTAAGTTATGATAATTTCTAGATGTTCGCCAAACTGGTTCACCTTCTTCTTTCAGAACACCCACTGAAAGTCTTATTTCTTGGGTTGTTCTTATACTACGATAGCAGCACCGGTAATTTCTTTTCGTACCACGTATCCAGCCCCACTGGAACTTCGTTTTACGGTACTTTGCAAATATCCCAGCAACAAACTCTTTGCTATACCGGATACCCTGCCGGTTAGTAATAACCATTGCATGCTCGGTGCCGGTAATATCTTCTCGCCAAGATAACCAGTATCTACCGGTTACTACGACCTCAAATTGGTTATGGGAGAATCTGTTCTCTAAACCATATTTGCCAAACAAACCACTAAAGTGGTCGTAGATGGCACGAATGTCCTGAAAATACCCAATAACCTGATCGTGCTTTGTTGTGAAGCTTCTTTGTGTTACGATTAACATTGCTACCTCCATTAGTTAAATATACTAATGAAAATTGCACCGTCCTCTTATTTTAAATTTAGACACAATACTATCCTCTTACGGTATTTGAAGTTGGTGGCATGTACTGATCCCATGCTTATCATTTCAGTTAATGTCTGTTGCTAGAGCCACAATTAAATGGATTGCGACGAGAGACAAATCTCAGCGTATCAGCCTACGCATTCACTAACAAAAAATACGACTAGAAGCAACCATGTTCGAGAGTTGAATATACAGTTCTAAGTCTGACAAGCTAATCGTATTATTTGTTGCCTCTCCTTAGTGCGTAGGGAAAGGCTTCTACTTAGTCTTAATTTGGCAAGCCATGATGGGAGTTAAACCCACCATCTACTAGTGCACCTAGCCGCTCTATCGTTGAGCTAATGACTTATTATTTGGTGCGCCGAGTTTGGATTCGAACCAAAAACCAATCCCTTATGAGGGGAACGCTCTACCATTGAGCTACTGGCGCAAAAACTTTTTAATTATCTATCCGGTTAGGATCAGCTTCAGAAGGTACTCCAGATGCTATATCCATTGCACGCTGCGCGGCTTTTATTGCTCCATTGATGAGGTCACACTCAAACTCATTCAAATATCTAATATGAGTTACGCGACCAAACATATTTGGATTCATACTCAGTGACCACTTCCCAGCATTCCTAATGCAGATGTGTGCCGGATCAGGTTCAAATACTCTCACTTCTACTGCCATTATTATGCTTCCCTATGTTATTTGGAGCGGGTAGGGAGGGTCGAACTCCCGTGAACTGGGTGGAAGCCAGTTGCATAACCGTTTTGCTATACCCGCATTATTCTTTAATCTTTTTTAAATTTGTCGTATTTGGAATCGAACCAAAATCGGCATATAATGAGTACCCCGTTATAACCATTTAGACAAATTTAAAAAAGAGTGGGGTACCAATAATCACCACAACCAACGGTACCCCACCAAAAAAGCTAGGATCACTGAGTAGGTAATAACCACAAAACCTTTCCCAGCATCCTAGAAACCACCACAAAGGAACAACTATACTGATTTACTTCTTTACCGCCTTACTGCTTAACTTGTGATACAGTATACAGCATTTTTAAAATGTGTCAAGCTTTATTTTCAGAAACTTGAAGTGATGGCTGCACAGCCAACTCTGCCCTCATTATCGGTCACCTCAATAAGTGTGTATCCGAACTCATGCCACTCATCGCCAATATCATGGATACCGAGGATTTCAATAACATCATCAAATTCCTCCCTGCTGTAAAAAATATCTGTCCATGTATAATGGTACTTAGCATTAATCTGCTCGACCAATATAGCATAGCTTTCTTTCTTTGTCATCACTTCTCTCATTTATTTATTTATACTAATAATGGAACTAATACTGCCGATGATCCAGTTCTCACCACGATAGATGCCACAAGGTAGATCATCAAAAATGACATAAGTTCCAAGCAAGCCATCGATCTTAAGTGTCCCGCAATAAACATAGAGCTCTCTGGTTATGTTTTTAATTTTGTGTTTTTTACCAGCCCCAACGAATACTGTTGTATCGTCAATATATTTGATTAGCTCGTTCAAGTACATATCTTCCATTTTTATTTATACCTTGATAATGTAGCCAAAATATGTACCGAGCAGGAACACTCCAGATACAGCCAATACGGAAAAGATAACCTTCCACACAACATTCACCATACTACTCCCAGTAGGCAGCATGATGGCAAGAAGAAAGAAAATAGCTGTCGATATACTTACGAATATAATCATGATAGTTTCAACTCGGTTAATTTTCTTGTTTCTGCTAAGGTTGTTTCATTATACAGTATGCCATCACGGAATACAACTCGTAATGCACCATATTTCTCTTCTTTTCTGGATACCATGTCGCGCATGCAATATTCGCCATTCTCATCGGTCTCCACGACCATATATCCTTTTGCGGACTTTTTAGTACCGTCATCAGTGATTGGGTCTTTGAAAATCGGTACGTCTTTGCCATCCACTACAATGTGGGTGCCTTTAATTGCCATACCGTGCGTGTCCCGCGTCACTAGCTGAAACAAATAGGAGCCCAAGCCTAGAACTATGTTACCACTGGCAAAGTTTTTGGCCTCTAGTCGCGTCAGAATCTCAGTGGCGCGTTCATATGTGATTGAATCACCGTAGATAGCACCTATATGTGAATCGAGCATTCTGTGGCCTGTTTCGGTCAATGTGCCGCCAAAAGTTTCCCACAAACATTCGATCAGACCTTTCTGGTCAGCACTTAGCTCAACTTCTTCAAATGATAGCAACTTGCTGCCGTCAATGAAGTAGTACTGTTTGCCGTACCGGTTCCACTCAAATTCGGCCTCAGCTCGGTAGTATTTTCCATTCCAGTTGAAGATGTCACCGTAATCTATCATTCCACATTCGCCATGACCGGCATCTTCACGAACATACTCTTCCAATGAATCTAAGGCATACCGCTTTGCTTGTTCTATATTATCAGCATGGCGTATAACTTCGTAATCGCCACCGCAGATCATGCGAACTGGGTCGCCAGAATCCGGGCGAATAACCACCTGACCATCTCTTGCCATAATTTCTCCCTTGAGTATTGGCAAGCTGTTTGTCACTACGTTCCAAAAATTATATGTGTCACACACTAACGCTACCTTGCCGCTTGGGGCAACCTGTGATATGACACGATGGATAAATGCTGTTTCGGCGATGTTTTTATAATCTGTATCCGAACTATCATCAATAAGGTCTTCAAACCTAAGCCCACCCCACTCACCAGTTTTGCGGAAAGCCTCCTCAATAGTGATGATGTTTGCCGATGCTACCGAGTGTTCAGTTCCCGTAATTGACAGCCCGACAATCTCTTTTGTAACATCTGCATAATAATAGTCTTCCGCCAAGTCAATTGCCGGTAAACAATCGGTTCCGAAGCTACCACAGGCTAATATTGCATAACCAGACTTCGCTGCAGCGTGTCTGCCAGCCATTCCTCGGAAACTGAAGTCATGACCTTGGTACGGGACAAACGCCAAATGGGTGCCTGTTTTCAGGGCAAATTTGGTAAAGAGTTTTTTGAACTCCATATAGGTCGTTGCCGATGTGATCCCCTGCCATGTTTCTGATGACAATACGGTTTCACACATCTGCGCAACCCAGCCAAAGTTCTTGACCGTGTTTTTGTAGGTGACCATTGGGACACCATATGGAACGAAAGAGCCTTCTGGGATCGCCTTCACCTGTATTGGCAAGAAACCCAAATCATGTAGTGCGGCAATGTGCGAAATATCGATCTCATACCCAAAGAAATTCGATACCCGACGTTGATATTTTTCGAGTACTTCTTCTTTTGGTCGCTGGAAAAATGTTTCATTCCATTCTTTGACAAAATATTCGGCTAATAGAGCCTGTAAACCGACAAAATAGACGCCTTTGGTGCCCTTGATATTTGACAGTCGACCCGACCGTGCAGTAAGATTGCCATAAATTTCTTCTGTCAGGTCTGGGTAAAATGGTTTGTGACCAATTTTATAGCCGTCTTTTTGGTTTATTGCTGTTGATTGCATGATTACGCTGCTCCGTTTAAGTATCTTGCGACACTACCTAATGTATTGAAAGACTGTCCGCCATTTTCTGCTACCATCTTAGCAACTCTACCAAGTGCGCTAACTTCGTGGTCGGTATACATATCTTCAAGAAAGCAGAATACCGTCTTTGTTGGGCGTTTATTGCTGCCATCAACTACTTCGGCAATGGAATATATGCTGCTCGATTCTGCCGTGATTACATATAGACAGAAGTCACACTCTTCCCTTTGTTTGAGCTCTTCTTCGTAAGCTGCCTCTGTCCAATCGGCAACGACCGGATTGAAGAAATCGATATTGAGTAGTGGGATCAGTGTATCTCGCCATGTGCTGCCATTACAGGTACCACCCAGAAATACTTTTTTCTTTGTTGATTGCATAATATAGTTACTTCTCTCAGTTGAAAATCGTTTAACAATAACTCGCCCATCATCCTTTTCTGGGAATGAGTCGGTAGTGAATACTTTCGTAATACCGGCATCTAGGAGTACTTGGATGCCTCGGCTAAAAATGCCATGCGTTGCATATAGGTAGATATTACCGGCACCCGCCCATTTCAAAACTTTAGCCAGCTCAATGTAGGTGCGACCGCCGTCAATTATGTCATCGACAATCAGGCATGTTGCACCATTCAGTGCGCCTTCGCTAACACCATTAAGTTCTGTCGCCACTATGTTTCCAGTTTCGTCCCGTTTCTTGGTTGCTTGTAGGAAGAATGTTGGTGCATAATTTGATGGGATATTGTTCCACTGTGTCTGCCAATCAACCGCCTTTTTGGCAGCACCAGCATCGGGCGCAACAATAAAGGCAATGCGCTCATCAATTCCAATACGCACATTTGCTAGCACTGACGCCTGCGGGATACTATTGAAGTTGCGGAACAGATCGCCAGCAACACTACTATGAGCATCTACTACGGTCACCTGATCATAATCTTGTGCATTAATCAGTTTAGCAAATACTTGCAAACTGAACGCATCTCCTTCAACACAGGCTCTATCCTGACGGGCATATGGCAGATATGGCATAACCAGAGCAATATCGTTGGTGTATAGGCGACGTAGCGCATCTGTTGTTAGTAGGAGGCGCATTACATCTGCAGAATTTAGTATCTGAGCAATAATGATGATAGTTGGTTCTGTGTCGAACTCTCTGCGCTTCAAGTTAACGTGCTCTTCGCCACCAGAAAATGTGTGGAATGTTACTACTTCATCGGTGCCTAAGTCACTGTTGGTAGGGTAATTAATTGTAATCATGCTGCAATCCTCGCTTTCTTATTTTTAAATAACAGACTATCGTCTAATTTTTTATTAACATTATCATAGTAATAGTGATAGTTCATCGTACTGCGACCATGACTACCATCGTGCATAATAATATGCAGCTTACCGGTACCGGTTACTGTCGCCGAACCTCGGAATGAGCACTCACAGTTTTGCATATCTTCATCCTGTGAGACTGCGATAAAGAAACTGATGACTTCGTCTCGTTCTTCGCGCAGTGTATCTTTTTTGAATTTAATAGTAATTCTGCTTGGCGTAATAGTAAGCCTGTGCTGAGAATTACCAACATCCAGTATCTCAAATGTTTTTTCTTGTGTGGTTTCCATTATTTTAATTTCACCTTATTGCATTATTAAATTAACATTGCTTTTCGCAACACTTATTTTCTTTCTCACATCACCATCGATGTAAATACTTACCAAACCAGCTTTTGTTACCTTATCGAACCGGCACCGCGTACCAATAAATGGTTTAACGTCACCACAACAGGCAATATAACCATTTGTATTTACAGTAACTAAGGTGCCATGCTCCAGCACCAGCCAATCTCTCCGACTAATATTGCTCATGTCCTATTCTCTTGTTAAAATTATTTCTTACCGATGACTCCAGCATATCCAAACTTAAGTCCAAACTCATCCTCAAATTTAACTATCTTTACGGTATCAAACAAACAATCTTCTTCGATTGTTGCCTCGATAAGTTGTGTAGTTTCGCCACTGCCATCGGTGTGACTGACCACTATTTTGTCTCCTGCTGCCATAAACAATGGCGGTATATCTTTTTCTTGCATTATTACTGTATTCAACCATTTTCTCCTAAGTGAATGATTTGATTATTGTATAGGTAAAGTCATGTTTTGTCAAGAAAATATCTTGGCATATTGCTTCGAAATATTGGCTTCATTGTATTTGATATAATTGTTGATAAAGAACCATGTATATTTCTCGATCAGCTCTTTTTTCTGATCCCAGATATAATCCGAATAAGGTATTGCAAACAGATCGCGGCAATGCAGGTGGATAAGCATTACTGTCTCGATAGACAAGAGCCCTCCAAGGAGAAACTGCACAATGGGTGGCGGTCTTCCACCGGCTGGGATATATAACTGCTCGATGTGGTCAATCTCATACGAGATGGTCGTCAGTTCATCGTAGAATATATGGCTGATTGACGCGAGTTTACGCGTATAGTCTTTGTAGATTTGGGTGCCTTCGTAGCCAAAATTGAATATGCTCCCATAGTTACCGGCAAGAGTATTCCCAAGAAAATAATAGAGAACCTCCTTGCCAGCAAGTTTGGTAGTAACTACTGCATAAACTTTGGCATCTTTGCGCTTGTCAAAGGTATCTCCCTTGATCTTAACAAGTCCATTTTTGAACATGTTATATTTGGGGGAGCAAAACATAAGCTTTATGGATTTGTCGAGTTTATACCCTTGAATTGGCGATATGTGGTTACTCGATTCTTTTCGCATAGTTATTTACAAACCAGTTTTGGTCTATGGTACTTTGCTGAGGCCACATGCAAATTATATGAGGCCACCCAATCCGCTTTCATCTCGTACTGTGCTTGAGCAAGAGTAATCTTTGGTTTCGGTTTGGCGCATACCATGCGATGTAAAGTTCCTTCTAGGCTGTCTTTGTTGTGGGCATTGCATGCGCCAAGAAAGGACATCAGGACTAAATTGTGTGGGTCGGCTGGGTCGCCGCCAATGCCAATAGAAATCCAGTGATCTTCTTCAAATAGTTTCCGACTATCCCAATCAATATTAAGAGACAGCATCTCTTTGCGCTTTAGGCCATTTGTGTAGCTGGTTGGTGGCCTGACCGAATCGCTCCAGTTTGGTATGCATATAGTTCTATCTATATTTGCCTGTGTTACTGCTGGGTTTCGCGCTCCGTGTTTGGTACCGTCAATTGCCGCATTTACTGGATGCATCTGTGGGCGATCTGTATTTGCCTGTACAATACCACATGAACTGATAATGGCAAAATAAATTGCAATTAATATTGTTGTAATTCTCAATGTATGCCTCTTGGATAAAAGAAAAGAGCCCGTAACGGGCTCTTTTTGGTTGGTTACTGCTGCTTGATATTTACGAAAGGAGTTGAGTTCCCCATCATATATGTTGGTAATACACCATTCCACTTTTCGACAGCACTGAGCTCTACAAGTTTAGGATTTTGGCTTAATGCATCACCCTTGATCTTAATCGCTTTGGCTTCTGCTTCGGCCACTAAGAGTTTAGAGTCTGCCTCACCTTTGGCTTCTGCAATTTTCTTTTCTGCCTCGGCTCTAGATTGAGCAACCTCGTTTTCGCGCTGGGCTGCTTTCTGGGTTGCGCCAATCTTAGCATTGATAGCGTCAGTAACTACATCGGGAAGTCTAAGATCACCCACGAGATAAATCTTCTCAATGATGATTCCGATAGATTGTGTTTCGGCGACAACTCGGCGCTGGACTGATTCGATCAGCTCAGCTTTACCGGCACCATACACACTCTCAATCGGTCTGCTGGATGCCTCGGTAACAATAGCATCCCGAACCATATTGCGTAAGTATACATGGGTAATTTCATCGATACCTTTCCGATATTTCTGGAAGATAACGGTTACCTTAGATGGATCAATTGCATATGTGATACCAAGATCAGCATTAACGCTTAAGCCTTCTCTCGTCTGAAATGTGAATGAATCGTCATTGGGTGAGCCGTCTGTCTTAGCCTTAGTCCACATCTGACTCTGTGAAAATGTTGGGAATGTGTACAGCTCTTCGTTCATACCAATCCAATATCTGCCTACGCCCAACTCTTGAGAATTGACGCCCTTGTCGCCACCCAATTTGTTTACTTTAATGCCGACGTATCCTGGTTCTACATAAGAGCATGCTGCCAGAAACGTTACCATAATCACTAATAATATTTTTTTCACTTAAGACTCCATTTAATATACAAATAAACAATTACTGGGTTGACTATAGCAACTACCACCCCAAGCATCACCGCCATATCAGATTCCTGAGAGAATAGATATGGCATAAGTAGGCCGCAATCGACGAACAAAAACAACAGCAGACCAATAAACTTGAAATAAATCTTCATATTCCCCTCAATTAAATATACGGTCAATTATCTCTGCCACGTAGGTAGAGTTTATTTTATCTGCATCAACATCCTTCAGTGCATCGAGCAATTCGTGCATGTATGCTGCGTCGACACCGGTGAGCTGTTCATGGAGAACAGCTTGATCTTTTAAATCAAGTTCAGAGATTTGCCACATGATCTTCAATATTTCACCAGCACTAATTCGCCACCCTCGGTCGAGAAACTTCCTCATTCGGAATATTGAGCACATTGGATATAGTGACCCAGCATATACCAGAGTGCGCGATAGCAAACATTCTAATGCAGATGCTGGCAACACTAAGTTTCGCGCAGCGTAATCGTAATAGGACATTGCATGCATGAAGTCAAAGTTATCATGAATCTTATCTGGCTCGCCAAAGAATCGGATAATTAGCTGAACATCATTGCTCAATGTTATTGCATTAGCCGACAGAAACACTGGGCGATATGGTGCCTTACCAGATGCTTTATTTTCTTCCAACGATTTGGCAAATTCCTCTGCCATTTCCTTTGGCTGCATCTCAAAATACTGGTATGTATTTTGCTCTTCGGCAGCAACACCAGCGGACTTGATATAGATCAGTACCCGATCTTCCTCGACACCCTTGCAGTTGATAATAGGTTTTTCGGTAACATAAGGCTTATGCATTACCACAGCCTTCTCCGCTATTGCATCATTGAATTTTCGGACATAATAATGAGCAACTAACAATGTTGTCTCTTTAGTGCGAAAATAGATATCAAAATCGTTGATAGGTTCGCCAAGCAACATTGATGCGATGGAACCACCGGTAACGATAGTATCACGCTTAACAGCAGCTACGACATCCTCATCATCGATAGTATCGATCCAAGCAGAGAGCTTGCTATTAAGCTCTCTCACCATGCCCTTACGTTTTCGTCCGTAATGGATATCCGCCATTAGCTCATACCATCGCTTTGTTGCGAATTGTTTTCGCGAATGATCTCTCTAGCTTCCGTCAACGCCAGACCAAGCCAGTTAGTACCGACCCACTGATCTGCAGGAGTTTTCTTCGCAACTTCTTCTGCCAACCCAATTCCCCAGATTTTGTCTTTTGGAGATGCTTCTACCAAGGTGGTGTTACCGGTAGCATCCAGTATTTCCCACAAGCCTTTGTTCTGTGAAAATTTGGCAACGCTGATGTCGACAACTAGCTGTCTGGCAAATGCATTCCAAGTAGCTTGGCAGAAATTGGCTACTTCGCGGCCAAGTGCCTGTTGGTCTTTTGGGGATGGTGTTGCCATGATTTTGCCAGCAGTATTGAAGTCACCAAAGAGTACTGCCTTATGGTACATCATTGCCTGTTCGGCGCAGTTAAATTCTTTCGCCTCAAAGACGAATCTTGATGGGCTCCACTGCGAGAACACGCCTCGCCAAAAAAATGTGTATTCATTATTCATTATTGTTTTCTCACCGTATACATTATTAAAAGGTTCTTATTTACCGGTTTGGCAAAGCTTTACGATACCGCTGATCAGTTTTTCTTCGCTAACCATTGCTCTGGTGGCACAGAAATCAAAATACTCGATGGCATCTTCTAAATCTTCCATTCGCTCCATCAGCATCGAATATTCTGCGCAGACATCGTCAAGCTCTCGGTACAGCATAGATGCATGCGCCAGTATTGCGCCACGTTGTGTAGAGAGATCATTTATTTGTAATTCTACTTCAAATCTTTTTTTAGCGTGTGGCATATGTTGTTATTTTATCCGTTTTGTTGTTGTTGTTAGAGTGGTAAATTATACGTACTTTTACGTATATGTCAACCGGTAATTTTTAAATCAGCCATTCAGAATAACTTGTCTGGCCTTTATGTTATTGGCTTCTACAATAAGCTGGATGCGATCCATTGTTTGGTATTTGTGTGTATCTTTAGCAACTTCACCAATTTGGCTCAGCCATTCAAATGCCGACCGGTAGCCAGCATCAGTAAAATCAAATTCTTCGTGCATTTAATATCCCATTTGAAATTTTCTGTCTTCGATATAATCACGGATTAAGAAAGACCGGTTATAGATCAGCTTAAGCACTTGATCCAAATAGCCTATCGTTAATCTGCAATATTCCAGTTTGTTGTTTAAATCGATTAGGTGGGCATCGCCAGCCAGAAACGTTTCGGTTTCAGTCTTTGGCAATTTAACGCCCTGATACTGCTCCCAATTATTTTCGATGAGTTCGGCCTGAGTCAGTTCCCCACGGTAATATCTTGTACGCAACTTTCTCATTGCAGCAAAATCTGATGCAAGCTTTACTTGCCTAGATTTATACGATGCCCATTCGTTGATATATTTGGCGTGCAGAGATGCCGTCTTGATAGATTCAAGCCCGATATCATCTTTGTTTATATTGCAATCTATTGACCATTCTGCTTTTAGCTCAGCTAATGTCAGCATAAAGAGTCTGGTTGGGGTGATGTTTTGATGTTTTGCATGTTATGCCTCCAATTTCATGAAGGCATACTATACAACATTAGGATGTGTATGTCAAGGTGTTTATGATGCTACGTTCACATGTAGTTTGGTTCCGGCACCTACGGAAATTATATTGATTCTGACCCATGTCCAGGCTGGTACGATTATGACTGCCTGAGTATCCCCATCGGCAGCAGCATGTGTCACTGTGCCACCGGCGTCCGGCGTAGGGTGCAGTTTATCCAAACTCCCCTCGACGGTGTAGCTTGCGCCACCAGAACCACTAACCCAGCTTTGTAATACTGTTGGAGCGCCGGTGGCGTTTGCCAGCGTGATCCAAGGCATTCCACCGGTAAGTCCTGTACGGAAATATTTAATCTCAACCTCGGCCTTTTCATCTAGTCTGTAATCCATTGGCGTAAGCACGGAAAAGCTCGTTGCCGAAACTACCGTAACTGCCACATCGGTCAGCAGGCATGGATTGTTTGGGAGGCGCAACGTGACCAGATCACCACTTACAAGGTAGTGCGTTGCGTCAGCTACCACTGTTGTCACCCCAGAGGCATATGTTGATGAAACCACATTTAGGCGGCGAACCATCGGTTTTACTCTACGAGAGCTCATAATTTATTCTCCTATATAAAAAATGCCACACCCTTACGGGGCGCAGCATTTTTTGGTTGCTAAAAAATTCAGTGATTAGACTAACAATTCAACTATGACGGAATCCACTGCGACAAACTGATCGGCAGCTGAGTTTGTGACCGATACCGTAATGTTCTGGGCAGCACCCATATTGATTGTTGTCGATACACCAGTAGATTGCACAACGTTTTTCGCCAAGCTGTTTCTATTGAACCAGTAATCTGTTACCATATTACCGAATATAGCAGTTGTTGTGGTAATGGTGCCAAGAACAGCAGTGCTGACGTACAACTTCACAGTCTTTGTGCCAGCGTTGTTGTTGTTTGACGATGCTACGGTATATTTCAGCTTGCTGGTTACGCCCATTGTATTGGCTGGCATTGCTGCAGTCAGGTCAGGAATAACTGTTTCCGTAGTGTTTGTAGTAGCAGTTCCAGTCGCTGTTTGCGACAATGTTGCCGGTACTGTAAATGTGTATGTGCCTGTGCCTGTGCGAGTAAAATTCTCATACAGACCAGCAGCCAGTGGCATGCCAGTTGTTGTCGCAGATGAGAAATAAACTTTATAGCCATCATATGTTGTTGCTGGGATTGTGTGTGCTGTTGAAGTGACAGTAACAACAGTACCAGACTGCGACCAAGTGGCTGCGTTACCGGCTTGATGTGCTGGAACGATATAGCCGCCAGCATTTTTTAGCTCTACATACGGAGATTTTGCCAATTCGCTGGCTTGTGCCCATGACAACCCAACATGCAGGAAGTTACGAACAGCTGAATTTTTTGCTTTTGTGCCCATCTTATGATATCCTTAATTTGATAATGGTTACCGGCATTTCTACCGGCGATCTGTAAGCTAATTTACACAAATTCCTTTAGTGGAATCCATTTCTCATTGCCTTATATTTAGACAAATTATTTGGTTGGCTCATCCTTCAGTGCGGCAGCAGCGGCATTGGCAATGGCGGCGAATTGTGGGAATACGATATTCACATATAATGCACCCAGCTCAATAGCCAGATTCAAAACGATTGATGCAGTATCCGAGAAAATTATCTTCAAGTCGGCCTTGACTGCAGCTTGTTTGGCAGCATTGTCTAAATTTGCATCATTGGCAGCATCGATACAGAGTTTCTTTACAGTTTTCCAAAGATGTGATGAGATCAGCAGTTTTGATGCCGCTTCAATTGCGTATTTCTTAATGTTGATATTGATGTTCATATAGTCCTTTAGCAAGTGATTGTGGGTTGGGTGTATGGTGGAATTGGGTTCGGTCTTGGTATATATATTGGCTCTGGGTTCGGCATCGGTGGTATGTGCACTGGTGGCGCACAGCTCGGCTGATCAAAAATATCACTGAGCTTTTTTGATGTTAGTGCTGGTGGAGTTACCTTTTCAAAAACTAAGTTGAGGTGCTCATGTATAGATTTCCACTGTTCTGGAGTTGGGCGTTCCTGAGATAGTTCAGCAAATCCCCGTAACCAATAGCAAAATCTTTCTGAATTCATAATTATTCCCATGTTTGTTCCGGCCTGACCGGATGTTGTTAATTCTGAGACTTGGACAAATGCGAATTTGCTGGGTTTTCCGAGTTTGAAATTGCTGCTAGAGGGTGACTGGCAGCAAGGATGTAGATATTAAAACTATAAACTATTAGTATTGTTAATTCTAATACGTGCAAAGTAATGAATTTTATTAATATAAAACACCATAGCTCCCAGCTATATCAGCAATTGCCTTATAACCTGCTTGTTTTGGATGTAAAGCATCTTTCATCAGTCCATTGGCGTTAACCACGGCCCAGTCAACGCCAAGACCAGTAGAGTAATCAAAAACATTTAATGAGTTTTCTGAACCAAGCAAGCGAATAGCAGTATAATATTCTTCTGCTGTCGCTACGTTCGAACTGACTGGATTAGGGACGCACAGTACAACATCTCCTGATAATAAGCATCTATCAATTATTACTTGCAAGCTTGCCATTGCAGTTGCTGTAGCTATCAAAGCTTGAGCGTCATTAGTAGTAAGATTTATAACTGTTAAATCAGGGTTTAATGTATTAATAGCCGCTTCCGGAGAAAATCCAGTACCAGTGAAAAGTGTGGTAGCGAGTGCGCCAGGCAAGCCAGCATTTATAACTTGCACTTCTGAGTTATTTGTATAGCAACTCATCCCAACTATTGCTGCAGATCCAGTCCCGGCAACGTGAGAAATATTAACAGTATGCAGTCCACTAGCAACAGTAAGACTTAAAACAAGTACTCCTGTTGATCCTGTTGCTGACTGAGTTGCTATTACTCCTGCTCCAATATCGACTGTAAAACTACCGTACGAGGTGTTTCTTACATAATATATGTCGATAGTGTCGAATGCTTCGGTGGGAGTAAACGAAAGAGCCGTTGTAGACGCACTTGCCGCATTTACTACAAGATCTCCGCCAAGGCTCTTTGTGCCATTAATAGAAGCCCAATCTGCCCCGAAAGATAAACGTGGGTCGTATGTAGCTAAGGCAGCAACAGTACCTTGATTTTGCATGCCAAACCAGCTGCTTTTTGATGTTGCAAACCCATTTGCTGCCATTTTTGCTGCTATGTGTGCTGGCGTTGCGTTTATTTTTGCATTAGCGTAACTCGTTCCGTTGGTTGCAAATGCGCCTGCCGTAATGCTATCGCCAAGGAATAAAACTTTAGCATTTCCAAACCCAGAAGATGCTTTAGCTTTAGCAGCGTCCCATACTAAGGTCGGTTGCTTTGTGTTTGCTGGATTTACATAAGCAACTCCGTCACTATATTCAACCGAATTGCCAACCTGCCAACTCCCTTTCCCCAATGCAGCCGCACTCGGCCTATCTGCAATGCTGTCACTCGACCCGTGACTATCCCAGCTAACACCATCCGATGAACAATTGATTCTGTATGTTGCAGTAACAATACTCGCATGCCCAATTCCGAATTCCGACGCAGTCGGTCTAGCGGCAAGGGATGCGAAGGGATGAATTGTGGTGTCGGTCAGTGTCTTTGAGACAGGGCGCAACAGGCCACCGTTCATCAGGTGGCGTTCATGTGCAGAAATAGGCATTTAGTAGTCCTTTATATGGGTTGTGTATCCTTTATTTATACTTCTAGAAAATTCCTAGTATTCGCAGTCTATTCCAACAATGACACCATCGAGTCGCTGTTTTGGAATTTTCTGCTGTTGTTGTGGTGGTGATGCAATCATTGGTATCAGCGTTGGTGAGCACGAAAAATCTGGTGGGCTCCCTTCATGTGCCGTATAAGTGCAGCCATAAAGGGACATTACCAGAAATATTACTTTTTCCACGACTCTGAAATAGCTTTTCGTGTTGCCATATAATTGCGCAGTAGTTCCTCGCCACCGGTATTCAGTGTGACGATTTTGCCGTCAGCAATCTCAATAACTACGTTATCTGGTACCCGTGATGGGATGTCCAGAGCGGGGCACGTAACAGTTTGGCAGATAGGCTTTGGTGTTAGGGTTGGGCAGTCTTTCGCTGCCGGTCTGGCAACACCTTGAAAATTTACTAATGCTGGTGCGCAACTACAGAGACTTATCAGCAGAAAGCAAATCAGCAATACTCGTTTTTTTATCATGGTTGACAATTTCCTCTATCTTATGCTCTTGTTTTAAAATAACAACTGGTTGTGCTGACTCCGGAGCAGCTGGTTTTGAGAATATTTCTCCTGCTGCCTTTGCTGCTGCGACTAATTCTGCATCCGAAGCAATGTTCGTCGCACTGTCTGCAGAGTACCCTAATGTCAGCGCACCAATTATGCCATTCATACCCAAAACACCTCCGGATGCCGCTGCAAGCGCAATTTCGGTAGTGATGATGGTGAATGTTGCTCTCTTTGTTGCGCGGAAATCATTTTTTAGGTATGCCCAAAAACTTTGTTGAGTCGTCTCATCGATATAGCGTTTTTTGATGTAGTGGAAACTTCCACCAATCAATCCCAATACTATATATGCTAATGGTATTAAATACTCCATTACTGCTCCTCTTATTTTAAATTAAGACCAAAATTACCAGCCACGATTGGCTTTCATTGAGTTCTGTCCGCCCTTTGAATATAGTTTGGCGATATCGTTGCTATAGCCATAATCGCGAATAACAGGATGCTCTTTGCCCGTCACCGGATGCCGCCAGACGCCCATGCTCTGCAACCTCAAGTCAACAGGATGATTTCCTGTGTTATAAATGAAGTCTTGTGTGTTCTGATATAGTGGGTGTTCCCGTAAATGATCATGATCATCGGTACCGCTATGTTCTCCATGTGCAGCAGCATGATCATTTTTCAGCGCCTCATGAAAGTGGTCAAACTTCAGACCTTTTGGGTGAGATTCTGTTTTTGTCAGTTCTGTAAATTTCTTACCGGTTAATTTGTCGGCATGAGCCATCTCTAGCCAATGCCCGTCCTCATGGTGGTCCAATACTGGAGCAGTAACTCCATCTGGGTTATATTCGTAATGGTGATCATTGGTATGCCTCAACATAGAGTGATTGTCGCGGGTAAAATGATCAGACTCAATTATGTTCTGGTGCTCACCTAGTAAATGTGAGTCGCCAGTATGTTTGTCGAGAGCACCGGCAAAAGCCACTTTTACCGCAGTATGTTGCTGTGCTGGTGCACCATCGATTGTGATGTGTTTTGGTTCTGTTGGAAAGTATACTGCGCGGCTGCTGCCACGTTTTGGTGTACCACCCTCTAGGCCAGTATCTTCGCCACGCTTGGATAAATCCTTTACCTTCGCCGAAAAGTTGGTCAATTTGCGCTGGTAAAGCTTACCGGAAGTACCGCTACGATCTGTTTCCGGTGCATTTAGTACATCTTTCAGCTCCTGATGTAGCTCCTCTGTAAGCACACCGTAGTGACTCTCAACCAGTTGCTTAAAAGTTATTTTCATGGGTATTCCCGAATGGTTGTATATCCTTTATTTATACATTACGCGCATCATATCAACTCGGCGATATGTAAAAAGAGGCGGAATGTATAGCTACATAATTATTTGCGGCATCACATAATAAAGCAAATCCACAGCTAAAATCGGCTGAGGTGTCTACTGAATAAACATATGGGGCACCACCATATTCAAGCACTTGACTTGTCTGACTGTTTCTATTGCTAATTGGTTCTGACTTCAAGCTTCTAAACAGCACAGTCGTATTGTTATAGTTTATAGGATTAGTACCAAACTTAAACCTAACAGTTTTGTTATTTACGCTGTTATTATTTGATGATAAGAAAGAGAAGCTTAATTTCCCATTTAAGTCCAGCAATCCACCTAAAATAGTAGCACTTAAGTCGCCAACAACAGTTTCAGCTGTGTTGGTATTGACCGTTCCGGTGCTGGTTTGAGACAATGTAGATGTGCAAGTGAATGAATCTGCGCTAACATATTGAAAGTTGCTAAACCACCCTGCCGATATAGTTGCTCCGGTAGCCGCTGCGCCCATGTTCAGGTAAACATCCTTAGAGTTATAAACAACATCTGGAATATTATGCCCAGTCGATGTGACCGTAATTACATTACCAGATTGAGCATATGATGCTGCATTTGCTGCTGCGAGAGATGGGCATAACCAGCCTTTGGCTTTTTGTATAATCTCTATCTCGCCACTATGTGCCCACTCAATACCATTACTAGTATAGACTGCACCATATTCTCCAATGTCTGTAATTAGAATCTGTGAACCCTGAGCATCAGCTGGACCTCTATTTGCCCATAATGTATGTCTTAGTTTGCTTCTATCTGGAAATCCCATATTAACCAACTATTATCAGGGTATCATTAATAAGACCAGTTACTTTTATATGGGTAATTGGTGCCGATGCATAAGTGATTAGCATGGTTGCGCTTGTTATATCGATTGCCGGTATAAAATATTCAGTGCCGCCATCCGTAGAAAATTCAATCTTTCTAGTTGCATCTGCCGATTTTAATGTCACCGTGAATGGCGGGTTTTTTGTACCTACAGCTATTATTAGTGTTGTTGCTATTAATGTATATGGCGTTGATGTGACCGATGCCCCAATAGCGGCTGGCTGAGGATTTCCGTCACCATCTAGCTGCATAATAACAACAGCCGGTATAGTCCCACCGCTTAGAGAAGTGCTTGATACTGGATACTCTTTTTGTGACATTTTATAGCCCTTTATATTGGTTCTGTATCCTTTATTTATATATAAAAGCTTTTATAGCAGTGGTTATAGGAAGCTCCTACGTCGCTTCGCTTCGTGTGGTTCATGTATTATTTTTAAATAACAACATATTATGACTGGTGCGCAGCACCGCCGGAGGCTTTCTATAACCACTGTTATAGCAGTTAATATAAAATCTTTTATAAAAAGTTATTATAGAAACGCCTACGGCGGCGCTTCGCGCGGTTCAATGTTGTTTAAATAAGAAAAGCTATTTTTATAAAAGCCATTAAGGTACTGGTGCGTAGCACCGCCGAAGGCCATAAAGATATTTTTTAAAAAAGCTTTTATAAAAGATTTTAAAAAGACAAGAGAAAGATTTTGCCTTGCAGACAAAATCTTATTACAGAAAAGACTGTCGTAAGATATTCCGAGAAAACCCCATATAATGAGGTAGGCATGGCTATGCGGTTGCCTTTACATCTGTTTGCTGGTATCATAGCGGCACCAGTTGCAAAACGGAATCACTAACTGCAACTGGCTGCACCTCTAGGGTGCATCATGAACGGTTATTTGGGAATTAACATTATTGCCGAACTCAATAATGAATCAAAAGATTCCACGGGGTGCATGCTCAACACTACAGAGGCATATAGCTTCATCGTTGGTGACTCTAACTGCCATACTAGGCTATGATAGAGGTGCGCTCTTTGCCGGAGTGAATTCTCCAGACGCTTTCGCTAACTTCCTGTCAGCTGATGCGATTAATTGACTAGTATACCACCTTGGTGGTTGTTTGTCAAGTGGCAAATGATAATACTGTTGCTGGTAATGCCCTTGGCCTAATGACGCCGCCACTATTCGAATTATATTCTGTTAAGTAAGTACGGGTATGCGTAATTGGCAATATCATCATGCGCTGTATTATTAGGATGTAATCCATCATCACTATTTCCTATCGCATATTCCATTTGGCCTGCCGCTGTACCACTAGCAACAACTGAGCCAGATACAGCCGATGATAAATCCAGTACATTTTCATTAGCACTTAAAATTTCTATATTATATTCTACTCGTTGTGCCTCATACGCGCCTAGATTAGCTGCACTAGTACCACCTAAACCTCCACCAGCTACAGTTGCATTTCTAGGCAACCCTGTCCAGTAAATAGGAACATGACCCATACTATCCATAATGGCTAATGATTTTACTAGCTCTTTTTTGGCCAATACTACATCTATACTATTTGGTGTATACATAGTATGTAGTAATAAGCAATTCTTTAGTTCACTAGCATTTCTAGTGTATATTCCAGTTATCATAGCCATAGTTGCCCCAGAATACCCAAGATTACATAATTCAACTGGAACTTCTGGAGTAGATAATAGATCACGTAACTTAGCCGTCCACCCATAACCATTTGCTGCGGCTCCACCCGTACCTGTATTTAACCCAGCAGTTATGGAATCACCAATTGTTAATAATGTCTGCCCTTGTGTGAGCGAAACATATTGAATCATACAGGGTAAGTGTGTTGTATTAGCCGTTCCAGAGTTTGAGCCTGTAGTAAAAGCTGCTTGGTTAGTTGTTGCATAGTCAACAGCAGCAGCAGAAGCACATCCCCTCCATTGATGCTTAATAATATCTGCAACAAGTGCGTGAGGTGCCCACATTGCAGACCACGAAGTGGCATCACCACCAGCTGTGCCTTGTATAAGCCTAGTATGAATAATTGCCCCACTTTCACTGTCCACGCGAGGTAATGCAGAGCAAGGAATTAAATCAGACCATAACCACGATGGTTCGGTAGCACTAACTCTTGCAGCATGTGTCCCAGAAGCAGCACCACCAAATGTCAGTGGATACCATGTAGCTACATTGCCCCCCGCGATTGCACAGAATTAATATCACCCATAGCAGTATCAAAACCAAAACTACCAGCAATAGTTGGTGTTCCCGCTGTGTGATTTGGAATGGCAATACGCACCGCCATTGGAACGCCAGCCAACTCAGCCTGAATATTAAATGTGAAACCACCTTTACCAGTGTAGTTTTGTGTAGTTCCAGTAGGGCAACGGGTTAATACATTTGTTCTTTTTGCTAGTTTTTCTGTTTTCCATGATGCGCCAGCGGAATGGTATAATAAATCACCTACCTGCCAACTCCCTTTCCCAAGCGCAGCAGCACTTGGCCTATCTGCAATTGAATCACTCGATCCGTGACTATCCCAGCTAACGCCATCTGATGAACAGTTGATGCGGTATGTTGCAGTAACAATACTCGCATGACCAACTCCGAATTCCGACGCAGTCGGTCTTGCGGCAAGGGTTGCGAATGGGTGAATTGTGGTGTCTGCAAGTGACTTTGAGACAGGGCGCAACAGGCCACCGTTCATCAGGTGGCGTTCGTGGGCAGAAATAGGCATTTATTAGTCCTTTATATGGGTTGTGTATCCTTTATTTATACTTTAAAGAAAATTACAATTAACCCATCTATATAAATACAACAACAGCAAAAATAACTGGAATCACCTATGGCAACACCAACTAACATCAATTTTCTATCGCCAACTGGCTTCCAATTAACTATCGAGAAACTCCCTACGACGGTATTTTTCGCACAGGAAGTTGAGCTACCATCCGTATCATTCGGGAGTGCTGCGCAGAATACACCCATGCTGGATATACCGGTGCTTGGTGATAAATTGGATTTCGGCGAATTCGTCCTGAATTTCGTTGTTGACGAAGATATGAAGTCATATAAAGAAATTTTCTCGTGGATGGTTGGCGTAGGGCACCCAGAATCACTCGATCAGTATGCAGAATTCCATCAACTCGAAAGTCATCGTCTTCTGGCCTCATACAATCCACAAAACCATTCCTCGCTTTACTCCGACGGCACATTAGCAATCCTTACTAATAACAGTAATCTGAACCACAACACAATAAATTTTGTCGACATGTTTCCAGTCAAGCTATCGGGGTTAAAGTTTTCAACCACCATAAATGATATTAGCTACCTGACCTGCACAGCAGTGTTCAAGTATTCTAATTTCAAGTTTATTTAACGGACATCCACCATGACCAGACGACACCAGCCACCTTCTGCCTGTAATCCTAACACCAATGACGAGTTGATCGATGTAGTGCTAGCCAGACTAGATCATCTAACTACCTTGCATATGAGCTCATCGACACCGCAAGTGGATGCGACACCAACAAAGAATAGCGGAACCTATACGATAACCCAAATATTATCGGGTCTGGTGGTCATCATCACCCTGAGCGGCTCACTGATCGGCGCATGGGTTAGCATAAATAATCAGTTAGCCACACAAAAAGTGAGTACCGAGTTGATTATAGACCAGATGAAAAAGGACTTGGAATCGCAAAAAACTGCGACAAAAGATACCGAAAAAAGCATCGCAGATACGAAAGTAGAGATTGCATCATCATTTAAAGAGCTCATGCAGCACGTTGAGCAACTGGATAACTCCATTAACCAAATTTACAATCGAGTAAATAAATAGCCACAATGAAAAAGTGCCTGATCATCTCATTATTCTGCATCATGTTGTTAGTAGCTGCACCGACGCTAACATCACGGGAAACTTTCAAGCCGCAGATAATGTACTCCAGATATAACTCAGATAATACCATGTTTCTGGATAGGGTAGATATTCAGCGAATTTTTACTCGGCAAGATGTCGTGTGGGATGATGGGCAAGCAATTATTGTGTACACCAAGCCACTTAATTCACCAGAACATAAATTGTTTGTGTCGAGTACTTTGGGTATGACCTTATATAGGTACTTGCGAGAACTTAGCGTATCCACTCGATATACCGGTCATGTTGGCGTGCACGAAGTGCCGAATGACCAAGCTATGATCGCAGCCATTCGCAGCCACGACGGCGCAATAGGTTATGTGAATTATGAGCTAGTCTCGCACAGCAACCACGTTATTATTATAGATGAGGCAGCAGGCCAGTATAAATAGTAGATAATCAAACCGAGAGACTATTTATATTATGGCTGATATCCGAATTCGAAAACTTAACGAAGTATATGTGCACATTGATGCCGAGAAATGTGTTATTGTCGAAATGGCTGCGCATTTCACGTTTGATGTTGAAGGTGCAAAGTTTACACCGGCATATAAGCATGGGTTGTGGAATGGCACAATCAGGCTCCTCAACGCCGGTACTCGCAACATTTATGCTGGCCTGTTCTATCACATTCTCGAATTCGCTGCGCAGGCTGGCTATACAGTAGAGTATGATGAGGATGTACATCCTGTCGTGGACAACGATAGAGCCATCATCGAAAAATACATTGCCGATGTTCTTCGGTTGCACTCTGCCGGAAACCCTATCACAGTATATGACTACCAAGTCGACGCCATAAAACATATTCTAGACAACCGTAGGGCGACCATCGAGAGCCCCACTTCGTCGGGGAAATCTCTGATTATCTTTAGCACAATCAGATATCTGATAGCTATCGGTGAAGTGAAGCGTGTATTATTGATATTCCCAACCGTCGGTCTGGTGGCGCAAATGAAGTCCGATTTCATTGACTATTCTAGCGTAAGCGGATGGGATGTTGAGGGTAGAAGCCACATGATCTACTCTGGGCAGGAGAAGCAGACCGATAAGCAACTGACCTTCACTACCTACCAATCGATGGCAAAAATGCCAATCTCATATTATGAGCAGTTCGATATGATTGTTCAGGATGAGTGCTTCTCTCCAGATACAGAAATATTGACAAACAGAGGATTTGTTCGATTCGATGAATTGAGCGAGGTTGCGGATGTTGCTCAGTACGATTGTGGTAATATATCATTCGTTAAGCCACTTAGATATATCACTAAGCACTATGATGGTGAGCTAGTACATATAAGTAGTGATAGTAGAATAGACCTTTTAGTAACTCCAAACCATGATATGCTAATTAGGCGAACACAGAAGCACGGCTATGTTGACAAAAAAGTAACTGCGGCAGAAGTTAATTTTAATGCCTTATGTAATCTATATGGGGCTGGGCTTGCCGTAGGCGATTCTGGACCACTTACACCAAAACAAAAGCTTATGATTGCACTCCAAGCAGACGGATGTATTGTTGGTCGGGATGGCGGAAAACAAGTATTACAGTTTAAGTTTTCTAAAGAAAGAAAAATAACTGAGTTCCTAGCACTGATGGCTGAGGGTGGGTTTTCATATAATGAGCTGAAGAGTATACCAGCATACGGGAAAACCAAAGAAAAACGTCGGTTTAGTATATATAATATTGATTATGCGACAAAGGATGTATCTACATTTTTTGACGTATCAACACTATCTAGCGAAACGGCGAAAGAAATCATAGAGTATATGGTTATTTGGGATGGCAGCATATCCAGCGAGAATCGATACTACTATTCGAACACATCCGAGTGCTCGGTTGATTTTTATCAGACCGTTGCTGTACTAGCGGGATATATAGCAAGAAAAACTATTCAGATAGATAGCAGGAGCGATAAGTTTTCCGATGTGCATAGATTATATATCCGGAAGACCAATATCATAGGGACGCAAGGGATGCAAAAAGAGCGCGTCCAATATTCTGGTAATGTGCATTGCGTTACTGTGCCGTCTGGGAATATTATTGTCCGTAGAAAAGGTTTTGTTGTTGTAGTAGGCAATTGCCACACTGCAAAATCTAAGTCAATTACCGATATTATGGAGAGGGCTCACAATGTCGCCTATCGAGTCGGGTTCACCGGAAGTTTGCAGGACAGCAAATGTAACCGGTTGGTCATCGAGGGTTTGTTTGGGAAAGCATTTAAGACTATAACTACCAGAGAACTGATTGATAACGGTCAGGCCGCTAATCTGAAGATCAGCTGCATCCTGATTAAGCACCGCGAGGAAGTTGCTAAGGCAATGGCTCGGAGCAAGGCTACGTATGCTCAAGAAATGGATTATCTATGCACCAGTGAGCGCAGAAATGCCTTCATTGCCGGATTGGCGAACTCTCTGAAAGGTAATACGCTAATACTGTTCACATTCGTCGGGAAGCAGGGTCTGCCTATCTACAATTTGCTAAAAGATGCTGGTAACTGTCACTTTATACATGGCAAGGTTGATGTTGAGTCCAGAGATGCTGTTAGGCAGATTGCCGAGACTACAGATGACTGTACGATAGTTGCATCATATGGCACATTTTCTACCGGTGTTTCGATCAAGCGGATTGACAATATTATTTTTGCATCACCATACAAGAGCAAGATAAAAGTTTTGCAGTCAGTTGGGCGTGGTCTGCGAAAGGGGAATGGGAAATATGTTTGTAACCTGTTCGATTTGGCGGACGATATGTCGTATAAATCTTACAAAAATCATACCCTAGACCATTTCGAGAAACGAGTAGGATATTATGCAAAAGATCAATTCGATTATAAAGTCATAAGCTACAATTTAAAATAGTGTTGGGAGCTTTGTTTCCGGATGTTGTTAATTCTAAGCCTTGCCGAACTGTGAATTTGCTGGGTTTTCCGAGTTTGAAAGCTTGCTGCTAATCGGGCGACTAGCAGCAATTTATTTCATTACATAAGCGCTTATACGGGGTATTTTTCAATAAACATAGGCCCAATATTTAACTCTACCCCAGTTGCACCAGCTTTTGGATATACTCTAAAATCAGGTAAAAAACTATTTGTTGCTAGAAAATTAGCAGAAACAGCAAACCATGGACTAACATATAATCTTGTATCAGAGAAGGCCAGCATACCGGGTGAGTTAGTCTGTCCACCTTGGTCTGGAGTATATATATTATTTTGCGGAGTTACACCAACATAATTCCACTTAAATGCAATACCATGAACTTCAGCGCTTAGTGAGTCGAGATAAACACCAACCCTGATTAAATCTCCAGCTGCTAACCCAATAAGCGTACCTGTCCACGATGCAGTGCTTCCCTTTATCCCATAGAATCCAAGTGGCGCTGCAACTCCATTTGACATAACCATTTTTATAGCATTGAACTGTTTCTTCCCGGTTATAGCCGCATAACTGGCAATATTAGTTGATCTTTGCACTACACTATAAACGCATGTCCCATCAATCGAGCCGCCAGGATTGGCGATTATCCCAGTTGGCAATACACCCGACTGTCCCGATGCCGCCGATACTACGGCTGTTGTGCCAGTATAAATACCCATTGTGCCGAGTAAATTATTACTATTATCGGAGTAATCATCGCCGTATTTAATGATGTCCTTAGCTGTGGTTACTGCATTAATAGCAATCAACTGTCCTCCGAGTGCTGATTGGTGTACAGTATCTGTAGTAACCCAGTTATCGGTTGATACCTTAGGTCTGAAATCCAAATACCCCGCATCCATGAAATCACTTAGTGTATTTACATACTTAAATGTGCTCGGAAAGTTTCTTGCGTATTCTAGCAATAATCCATGTAATCTACGCTGAAATTCAAGATTGAAGGAAGTTAGGAATGTAGTCCCCCAAGCGTTATATGCAGCACCTGCCCCCGTAGTTCTTCCCTTAACTCCAACCCATATAATAGTCCTGCCATTCGCAAGTCTTGAATCGATATATGCTGCATACTGCGCTAATTTTGTGGTTGCTTCGTCGGTTGTCGTGGCGCCATCATTTATTCCTAAACTGGTTATATCTAGCCCAGCTCCGCCGTAATTTAAGTTGATATAGGGCAGTGATTGCAGCATAGTCGCTATAGTTGTTCCGCCCACTCCGTGTTTCGCGACATTTGATAAGTCAATCCTAAAATATCTTAGAATAGACTCAAGGCCATCGTCCGACACAGTTATAGTTGGAGAACCTGAAGATATCGTGATGGCTTGTGCATTTACGTCAATAGCAGATAGTCCAGTAACACCCACAAAACACGATTTATTGGCGCTTGATGACTCCAGTCTTACTCGCGTGTTTGGCACAGTAGCAACCCACGGGCCGTAACTGTCATCGCCTGGCGCTCTCCACTGGTAGCTCTGGTCTGATGCACGGAAGTTTAAATATCCTACTGAGCCAGCCGTTAAATCAGCGTGACATGACTGCTGAATATCACCTACCGTGACATTGATCGCTATCGTTCCTCCGCCCGATGTTTTCCACCAACCGTCCAAAATATTCCTAACTGATGTGCTATCACCATTTACTAAAATATTTGTAAAAGTAGATGGGTCTGCACTACCAACTAATGCATAGCCTACTCCATCGCAGCTATAAATATTCGCTCCATCCTGCCAACTCCCTTTCCCAAGCGCAGCAGCACTCGGCCTGTCCGCAATTGAGCTACTCGATCCGTGACTATCCCAGCTAACGCCATCCGATGAACAGTTGATGCGGTATGTTGCTGTAACAATACTCGCATGACCAACTCCGAATTCCGACGCAGTCGGTCTTGCGGCAAGGGTTGCGAATGGGTGAATTGTGGTGTCTGCAAGTGACTTTGAGACAGGGCGCAACAAGCCACCGTTCATCAGGTGGCGTTCGTGGGCAGAAATAGGCATTTAGTAGTCCTTTATATTGGTTGTGTATCCTTTATTTATACTTCTGCAAATATTGACAATAGCCAGAAATAATGTATAATGTCGACTTCACCTAAAGAGATTACAACAATACAGAGGACATAATATATGAATGCACCAAACATTAAACCGAGCGTAGCCACTATGGCATTAATTTCCGCATCTATGGGTATCAGTATGGATGCCATTGTTGGAGAGCCATCGGTATCCGACTGGAAAGATGATCCAGAACGATTGGCAAAAGCTGTCGCCAAGCGAGAGAGAAAGCGCACCAAAGCAAAATATTGCCATGAGCTTTCGCAATTCAACAACGATTGCATCACAGCAGATGAGATAGTGCTATGACTACACCAAAAATAGTAGAGCCATTTATTGTAGCTGCGGCTATCATAGATTCCAATGATGTATTACGAACCAGAGAACAACCGGCACGACACACTGCTATCAGGTCAATGATATATGCAGATAACGCGGCTCCTGCTGTTGAGGGATTCCTCACCAACGAAGGCGTCTTTGTTAATCGGGCAGACGCAGCAGAGATTGCCTATCGAGCCGGTCAGGTGCGCTGGCAACCACGCGAGCTAACCACCCTAGACTTGTGGTAGCCGTTTTTATTCTAAAATAAGAGAGAGAAATATGATTGGTGTTGAAGGGTACTACGACCTAATTGGTCGAGTCGCTAAAGTTGATGTCGTGGCGGCTCTATATATGCGTGGTGTGGCACTCGATGCCGAGTCCTATTCCAGCAGATACAGTATCAGCTTCTGCTATAGTGACTGCTTAGCTGGAGCATTTGTATGGTATATGGCTCCCCAAGGGCGGGATTACTGGGAATCCATTTCGGAAGAACTATATCGGAGAGAACATGGGCACATCTGAGCAGTATTTAAACTTGATCGGACAAGTTGCCGAACTTGATGTCTATGCGGCATTGTATATGCGTGGCGATGCAAGGCTACTTGCTACTTTCGAAGAGACAAACATACTGGCATTTGCATTTGTGTGGCCTGATACTCCACAGGGATATGATTACTGGCTTAATTTGGCTAGGTTGTTGGGAAGGTCTTTATAATAATTGGAGGTTTAATGAGTGATAGAAAATTAGTTACGGTAAGAACCATTGCAGAAATTAAGGCAATTGATGGCGCAGACAGAATATGTGCCTACCGAGTAGATGGGTGGTGGGTTATTGACTCGGTTGGGAAATACGCGGTCGGCGAGTTAGTAGTGTATGCGGAGCCTGACAGCTGGATTCCCACCGAGATGGCACCGTTCTTGTCAAAAGGCAAAGAACCAAGGGAATATCTTGGTGTTAAGGGTGAGAAGCTGAGAAGCATCAAGCTTAAGAAACAGCTTTCCCAGGGCTTGCTATTCCCACTGAGCCAGTTTGATTTTGGGGAAGTTGCCGGTGGCGATGATCTAACCGATGTGCTTGGCATCATGAAATGGGAAGCACCAGTTAATGCACAGCTTGCTGGCAAGCAGCGTGGGAATTTTCCGTATTTCATCAGGAAGACTGACGAAGAGCGCATCCAGAACATCAAGAAAGAAATTACCCAAGCGTTTGCCAATGGTGATGTTTTCGAAATGACTCTGAAGCTTGATGGTAGCTCATGCACCGTATACCACAAAGATGGTGCTAATGGTGTTTGTAGCAGAAATATTGAGCTGGTTGTTGAGCAGGAAGGTAATGCATTTGTAACTGCTGCGCATACATCTGGCCTAATCCAAGCACTAACTGCATTTGGTAGGAATATTGCTGTTCAGAGTGAGTTGATGGGAATTGGTGTGCAATCAAACCGAGAAAATTTGGAAGATCATACGCTATTCACCTACAAAATTTGGGATATTGATGCGCAAAAGTATTTGGCACCGATGGAGCGCCATGCGGTCTTAGATGCCCTATTTGATCTTGGATACAATGGGCACCATGTTCCGGTGTTAGATTATGAGTTTGTGCTTCCAACGGATAATATCGATGAGCTCCTGAAACTTGCTGAGGGTGCATCATTGCGCCATCCCGTGCGAGAAGGAATTGTCCTTAAGCGTCTCGATGGTGAGTTCAGCTTCAAGATTATTAACAACGAATTTTTGCTAAAAGAGAAATAACACATTGACACAATATGGTAAAGCTGATATACTATCATTTCAGTTACAGCAGCGGTACTGAACGACAGAGGGCACACGCTAAAGAAAGATATTGGGAATAGTTTTTGGATGAAGGAGCCATTATTTTGGGTCACCTTAAACACCGCGCTACCCTTGCGGACTGCGACATAGCAGATAGTCCAATGCGCCTCGTACGATACTGGTCAGCAGTATCTTTTGTCAATCGACCTTTTTTGGTTATTTTGGGATATTAAAAGAACCCACACAAATTGCTTCCATTGTTAGGAGAATCTATGTTCAAAAGAATTATGTCGTTCTTTTTTGGCGATAAGAAACCGGTTACCCAAGTCAGTATATTGGGGAGTGGTAATGTACAGATAGCTGTCCCGAAAGCTTCAACTACGCCTAGTAAAAATCCACAGGCTGTTGGTCGCGCTTCGCGACATGTGCCAAAACCGGTGCCGATCAGTACGTATGTTCCAGATACATACAACACTACCAATGCTGAACCAAGCAAACGCAGTGAGTCACCATCATATGATTATACACCATCGTATTATGGTAGCAGCAGTGATTGCAGTTCATCATCCAGTAGCGATTGTGGGAGTAGTAGCTGTGGGTGTGACTAAGTAACCATAGAAGGGTATCGTCACGATACCCTTCTTATTTTAAAACAAGAGGGATATATTATGATTGAAATGACCACAGCAGTGGATATTAGCGAGGCTGATGCCGAAGCTTATGCAAGAGAGCTCAATGCACGCTATAGGGGTGGGCATCCTATTGTAACTGATGCAGCATACGATGCAATGAAAGCCACTTACGCAGAGCAATTCCCCAACAACAAATTCTTCGCCGAGTCTGAGGTTGAATCTGACTTAGAGGCAATAGAAGGTAAGACAGTAACCTTGCCACAGAAGATGTTGTCTACAGACAAAGCCTACTCTATTGCCGAAATAGAAAAATGGGCAACTGATGTATTAGCGGTCGCCAGCCAGATGCGCATGGGTGAGTCCGAAGTTGTTTTTCGCGTTACGCCAAAGCTCGACGGATTTGCTGCGTATAATGATGGCAAGGCACTGTATACTCGCGGCAATGGTGTGCGCGGCACAGACATTACCAGAGCATTCCATCGCGGCTTAATTATCCGCAGAGAAGGTGCCGGTGAGATCGTTGTCAATAAAGAGTATTTTGAAGAAGAGTTGGCACCATACTACAAAAATACCAGAAACATCATTGCTGGTGTTATAAAAGAAGGCGAGTTAGATGAGCGCATCAAGAATGCGGTGGCCTATGGTGCGGTCGTGTTCTGCACATTCTCAGAAATTCATAGTTTCACCAAGACGAAGACTGAACTTCTTCGCGACCTTGAGCTCATGTGGGATGAGGTAGTGCGCGATTGTGAATTCGATACAGATGGTCTTGTTATCGAGGCAGTTCACCCAGCAATTAAAGAAGAAATGGGCGCAACTAACCATCACCACCGCTGGCAAATTGCCTATAAGAAAAATGAGGAGTTTTTTGATATACCGGTACTTGGCTTAATATGGCAAACGGCAAAAACTGGTAGGCTGACGCCAGTTGTGCATCTGGAGCCGACAGAAATCTCTGGTGCAACAGTTTCCAAGGCCACTGGGCATAATTTTGGCAACGTTATGAGTAAGATGATAGACGCTGGCGCAATTGTCAGAGTGTGTCGTAGTGGCCTCGTAATACCCTATATTGTTGGCGTCGTCAAAGGAGCCGAAGCAGTATATCCTCCAGAAGCATGCCCAAGCTGCGGAGCACCTACTGAAGTAGATGGTGATAATCTCTTTTGCAGCAATACAATTGACTGCCCAGCTCAGGTAGAGCGCACCATAGAGTTCTTCTTTAAGACACTTGGCAACATCGATGGGTTTGGGCCAAAAGTAATTGAACAACTAAACTCAGCAGGATATAACTCCGTACGATCAATTTACGCTATGGATGTAAATGATTTTGACGAGGCAGGTTTTGGTGGGAAGACGTCAGAGAATCTGTTTAATGAATTATCACAAAGCATTTTGCGAGAAATTGAAGACTGGCGGTTTTTGGCATCATTTTCTCTGAATAACATTGGCAAGGGTGGCTGCGAAAAGCTTTTACGTCACCACAAACTCGCAGATGTGTTTGCATTGACGGTCGAAGACATCATCAAGATCGATGGCTTCGCTGAGTTAACTGCGGAATATTTGGTGAGCTCACTCGCAAAGATCAAGCCAGAGTTTGATTGGTTGATGAGACTGGGATTCAACCTATCGGAAACGCCACTCACATCAGAAACAGTCGTATCGGGGTCAGTAGCCGGTAAATCCATATGCTTTACTGGCACAATGGTGCGTGGCTCTCGTGATGAGATGACGAGACAGGCAAAAGCACTCGGCGCAAATGTGGGCAGCTCAGTTAGCAGTAAAACAGACTATCTGGTCTGTGGCGCAAACGTAGGTGCAGCAAAAACAAATGCCGCAGTAAAACATGGTGTGGTAGTACTAACAGAAGATGAATATTTGGAGATGATTAAATGATTGATGTATATGCGTTATTCGAGACCCACGAAAGTGAGTATCTGGAATTTGATAGAGTTGAGGACAAGCTGCATCACCGCCCAGATATATGTGCGTTTATTAAGCTAGACCAGATAGTCCCAGAAAAAGGCGATATGGTTACTGCAGCAGAGCATGATGTTATCTATCTCTCAACCAGCTGTGATGACTTTGCCGAAGTCGCTACCGAAGATGATGTTATCTATCTGCTGCGCTGTGGTGTTGTATTCAGTGCCGACTACGACTCATTATATATGCACACATAAAAAGACTTGACAAATGATTAATAATCATTGACATTTTTTTGTATTGTGTTATAATGGTTGTTCTGAATTGTGCGTGTAGGAAACTTGCGCACAATTCTCTCTTATTTTAAAACAAGAAGGAACAGCCAGCTATGCCGACGGACAATACTACACCAACCGATCAGAAAAAGCGTTATTATGTAGACAAAGTAAAGCTCAACCTAGAAGCAACGGAGTATGTGCGCCAATACAACGATAGTAAGGCTAATGGACTCCCAAAGCCTCAGATGTCGAACTATCTAGGCGAATGCATCATCCTCATTGCACAAAAATCCTCCAACATGCCAAGCTTTGTCAACTACAGTTTCAAAGACGAAATGATCAGCGATGGCATCGAAATAGCCTTCCGCTATTTTCACAATTACGATGAAAACACCATATCCAAACGGACTGGCAAAAAGACTGCGGGTGCCTTCGGCTACCTTACGCAAATTATTTGTCAAGCCTTTGTTAAGCGCATTGGCATAGAAAAGCGAGTCATGTACCGAAAACAGAAGTATATTGCCCAGAGCTGGGATGTGTTTGTCGATATACAGGAACATGACACCGAAAACTTTACAGAAGAGTTGAAAGGCATTTTACAAGAGATGTCCGGTAATGAATACGAGGAATATGATGCGAAAATGCAGGCAAAGCATGAAGCGCTAGCGGAAGAAATTGCCCTGAAGAAACATATCGCAGCAGAAGAATTGAAACAAATGATTGACATTACGCAGTCAGATGAGTTAGAATATGCGGATGATATCCCGCCGACTGTAGGATTTTTGGATTAACCTTTAACAATTATATAATGAGAAATTTATTATGACAAGTGAAGAAAGAGATGTAGTTACAAAATTATGGGGAGATAGCCGCTTTCACCTAACCGGATCGAGATATTGGAATTCTATCGATCCGGTTATGATCCCACTGGAGGACGGCACCGATGTTGATTTTGTAACCGAATTTTACCCAGATACTGTGCAATATCTCATAGAATTGGGGTTTAGGCCGAAGGATTATGGGGAGACATCGGAGCCGGAGGATAGCCCATTCATGCCAGCCGGTAAACGATCAGAAGCAGAATATGGTGATGGTACCACATATACGGTAATGTACTATGGCTGCATACAGGCGATTATGAAAAAAGATGTTGAGATTTACCTTGCTGTACAGAATTCTGTCGGTGTGGAATTCTACTGTAACTATCTTTGGAAAAAGAATACCCCAACGGACTGTATTCAGATGATGCTAGCTCACCTATATGAGGTAGAGACGATCAAGCGCAATTTGCACCTCACCGACCGAGGGGATTTTCCGTCATGATGGTAGAGCTAATAGTATTTTGCTCATATACATCGGCAATTTTTATTGGCGGAATTTTATTTGGATTGAAGTTAGCGAAATGGGGGAAAGATGCCTAAATGCCTAACTCACAACGAAGTTGAGAAACGATTTTTGGTAGATTTACAGGCACTGTGTGAATTGCATCACATTCAGATGTCGTCACTTGAGCCAATTTACGTCTCAGTGCCTCCTGTGTACAACACAGAAACAAATCTTTACGAAAGTTATGGGTCGAATTTCAAGATTGGCGTATCATTCCCAACGCCACCACTAGCTAAGAAAGATTATTTAACAATTCCTAGGGATTCCTTCCCTGATCATCAGAGAGGTTAGTATGGCAAACCCGTTAATAGAAGACCTCCGAATGGAAATAAACGATATCTTGTGTGGAATGTATGAGACGAAGGCCGAGTCTCCCGATGGCTTATGGGAAACCACCGATGGTGCCGCGTGCGGAACGATATTGATGGCCAAAATAAATGCAGCATTTGCCGAATGGGATATGGGATGAAAGATAGAGTGAAAATCTTGGCGGACATGAACGAATTTAACCTTACCGATGATAACCTAGAAACCATCCATGCATGTATTGCTGACTTAGAAACCATACATGAAGGTAGAGACCTGATTTGTGGCGACATCCTTACTCCGAATGATCTGCGCCGTTTCTTGCTGGGTGTTATGCACCAGATGAATAATGTTTGGTGTGCCGCTAATGGGCTTGACCGCACGGCGTACAAAAATCAAAGTGTTATGGCTAGGGAAATCTTGCACAACCAGATGAATGCGATGGCTGAAATTGCGAAGGCAACCACCGATACAATGAGCACCAAGGAATTTGAGCAACATTTAATATCGGCTGGTGTTATCGATATTGCTGAGTCTGATGGGCGGTCAGATGATATTGGCGACCCATTTAATTGCTGCCCAGCAAACATTAAAGATTGACTTTTGCGATTAATCTGCTATAATTTCTGCACATTAAGCAAACCACAGAGAGAAAGATTATGGATATTACAAAAGAAATGGGTACCGTGACAATAAGAGGAACTCAGTACGTACCTGTAGATAGCACCAATGCGCAATGTATTGGGTGTGTTGGTAGCGATGAGTGCGACAATAGTGGTGTAGAGTGCCACGAGCTACCATTTTGCTCCGAATACTACCGAGCAGACCATAAGAACAAAATTTTCATAAAAAAGATCGACGCAATAGAGAGCATCGAGCCAAAGTTCAGAATTACTAGCGAAGTGCACCTGAGCACTAGTGTTAGAGAAGAACTGGATATGTGGTGTGATGAATTCTTTGGTACTGAAGTGCAGTATAGACAAATTAAAGGAACAGAATTATGAAGGTAATATGGGAAGAGATTAAATGGGGTGGTGCCGCACTAGGAGAATGGCTTCTTGTTGTGGTTGAATTTGTTATTATTACAGCATCGTGGGATTAATATGAAAAATCATAAAGAATTTATGCTGGCATTGCTTAATGGCGACACGCTGGAGAGCAAGACTAATGGTGTAGAAATAAAGTATGATGGTGCAAGTGGAAACATAATTATTGTGAAGTCACTATTCGGGTTTGCTGGTGAGGCATTCAGCGATATAGGTGGATTTGGAAATTTTGAGATTAAGATGAATACAGTGACAATCAATGGTATAGAAGTTCCGGAGCCACACAGAAATCCTCTGAAGCTGGGCGAAACCTATTATGTAGCATCATTGATGGATACTGGGGTTGCAAAATATCAGTGGAAGGACTTTGGTGCCGAGTACATGTGGTTGGATTTTGGAGTCATTCACCTGACCGAAGAAAATGCACTGAAGCACAGGGCAGCGTTACTGGCACCAACAATGAGGATCAAGGATAATGGCAAAATTGCGACTAGTAGTTACATGCACCATAGAATATGAAGCAAATCCAAAGAGTTATCCTGACTGCACAACTGCAGCAGAAATGTTAGCCATTGATCTGCAGAACGATGCGGCCGATATAATTGAGATGACTACTGGGAATTGGGCGGTTACCGGTGAAGTGCTTGAAGAGTAGCTTGCAAAGTTGCGCGAATAAGATTTACGATGGCTCCTCCGATGGATTTTTTGATGATGAATTTGAGCGGGACGAAGAAGAATAAGTATGAATAACAACAAAACAATATGGGTGACTCCACCAATGGTACCGCATGGGCGAGAGGCGCAACTAACGTTCGGAAAAAGATATGAAGCAATACCAAATGTCAAAGACGAACACTACTCTATAGTTCTCGATAGCGGCGATAGCAAATTAATTACGCTGACGAATTCGACTTTTATTGATGCGAGAGATTGGATTGTAGACGGACATTATGGCAAGACTGATGAGACTATATTATTACCAGACCCAGCACTCACCAAAGAAGATGCATGGAAATTGCTCGCGAAAAGCCGTAAGTGCCCAAAGCTTGGGCAATATGGGGTATATTTGCAAGATGCATATACAAAAGAGGACTTACTAGCCATATTGGCCGTTTGGGATGAATTGCCAGATGCTTAAGTATTGACACAGAACACGCCCCATGATATACTCTAATCTTTAATCGCCACTAAGACGGAGTATATCCATGACTGCAATAAACTTAGAACAAACACTCATAATAAAAGCACCGTATATCGGTGTTTCTAAATTCAATTTATTTAAAAATTTGCAAGTTGGGGATATCATAGAAGTCACATCCCCATTTTTTCGTAGCGGTGGCCGCAGAGGTCACGTATACGCACAGAAGGTCACTTTAAAGAATACCAGAACTGGCGATACATTCACCGACAGCATAAACATCGTAATATCGAGGCTTGGCAAATGTGAGTTCGAACAATACACCAGTAAAAGTTAGGTAAAATATGGTTAGAGAATACAAAGGTTTTAAAATAGAGGTAGATTTTATCAACTTGGGCATGAGTGGCTCTCCTAGGACAGTAACTCGTGTGTTTATAGGGGATAATGTCCACCAAGTTAAGAATATCGTGGCTGCAAAGCTAAGAATAACAAAACACTTAAAGGAGGTAGCAGCATGACAGAAAAGAATATTATGATATTGCATGATAATGACGGCGAGCCATATGACGTAGATTTGGATGTCTGCAATAGGCATGCGATAAAAGCACTAGATGACCTTTTTGATCTTGAGGAAAACTCACTGGAAGGATTTGATTTTATAGTCTGTACCCATAGTGTGCTCAGGCACGTATTGGGAATCATGCTGGAGTGTGGCTGGACAGAAGAAGAGCTGACCGGTGAAGTTATTATGGCGAAGAGAGATTTTGATGATGAAACCATCCACTAGCGAGAACAAAGAAATGAAAATTTATACTGATGGCACATTCGTAGTTATAGAACTGTCGCCGGATCAATATGATCTAGTACAATTTCACATATCTGAGAGCTCAGATGATGTAAAGTATCTCTTGTGTACCGATACTGTTGCCGAATATTTGTCCGAAATCTTAGATGTTGAGCGTTATGAATTCCCTATGCGCGAATTTTTCGAAGTGATTTTGGTGAAATGATGACCTACGAAAAAGAAATAGAAAATAGCCACCCAACTATGGTCGATAGCGATGCGGCATATGATGCTGATTCTATGGCAATGAAACTGGTTGGGGAGCGACATAGCAAACGTGACTTGGTAAACTTAGTTCGATGGTTGATTATGGATGGGGCGAATACCGTATCGAGAGACATCAATGTGGCCGCATTCGGGCTCTTAATTAAAAACAACAATATTCCGGAGCAACAAGGCGAACAATAATGGAAATAATAGTAGATGGTATTTTATACGTTCCCTTCACTGAACCGGCACAGGACAAGAGCTTATTATCCGCATTGGATATTCGGTTTGATAGTGATGCCGGTAACAACATTACCGTAAGAGATTACTTAAGATCTTTGCTAGAAACGCTATGGTATGAAAAAGATGGCTTTAGTGGCAAGCGTCCGTTTGGGAATAGTGGATGGCATTACGAATTAATTTCTCCGCTAATAAAGCATGGATATTTAAAAGGCGAACTTGACGAAGATGATTGTGTTAATTCTTACGATAGCAAAGAAGCTAATGCGTTTGTAAAACAGCTTATTCTAGCTATGTGTCATGGCGTTATTGGTGCATAATGGCAACCTCAATAAATTTTAATCACCTATGGGAAGAATGGATTCTGTCGTATCAGTACAATCTTGATCTTGCTGCTCTGATTATAACCATACAGATATGTATCATTCGTCACGCTGGATCAATATAATGGCAACTTCAATAACAGATACACCATTCACTAAAACCAATAGGCAGACCGCAATGACTCCGGTCAAGCATGGTGCCTATTGGTGCTGTGGTTGCGATGCTAATTTGGTGTATGCTGGCAAAAAGTGCGATAACTGTGGATACAAATCCCACCGGAAACTATTAAAGAAAGAATCGAATGCAAAATAATCAGGAATATCCAGTAGTACGAGTACCATTATTCAAAGGCATGCAAGGGCTTCCTGGTATGTCTGATGCAATATTTGGGGTTCAGCCTATTGCAAATTACACGCCGAAGGTGTATACTTTAAACATATCAGATGAACCAAGAGTACCAGAGGAAGGTGATATAATACATTCCTTCCTATATGGTTGGCAAATTTTTCGCAATGGGGAGTACCGAAGTGAGTGAAGAAAGAGATTTACTGAAACAGGCACGGCAGCTCATAGAAGCCGAGCGGACTGGGCGTATGGACTGGGGCGAGGCGAACAGAGTAAGTGATCGTATAGCACAATTGCTGGCAATCCCTGAGCTAGAACTACACAATAGCGAGCATGCCGAAGTGAGTAACTTAAAACTTAGACTATTGTTGGCATCGGTGGGCGCATGCTCCTGCCTAACCAAGACACCCGATATCCGCTACCATGGCGAGAACTGCCTTTACCGGCTCCTCACCGAGGCCAGCGATGCTATCAAGCAACTCAGGGAAGAAATCAACACAGACCATACTGACCTGATATCGAAAGAACAAATTCTGGATGAGTTGATTAGTGAGTTTACGCCATCGCCGAGAGAGTGGAGTGGGCAGGAATGGTGGGATATTGCACCGTGGCAACCTATGGATAGTGCGCCGGATGATTGGGAACCTATAATGGTCAAGAGTATGGGTGGGTATATTTACCACGGCGCACGCAATGTTGGGGATGGGCACTGGGCACTGCCCGACAACACAATTATCATAAGCCCAATTGGGTGGCTACCGTTACCGGAGATAAAGAGATGAGCAAAGAAAGAGAATTATTAGAACGATTAGCGGACAGCATCGAGACATATTTGGTGGAGGGTGATTGGTATTTTCCTGAGATGTACTTAGCTGAAATCAGAGCAGAGCTAGCAAAACCAGAACCAACACCGTCTGGGTACTTTGATGTGTATCCAAGTAAGCGAGGAGGCTTCAGCTACATCCAGATAAATGAGGAGCATGCCGACGAAACCACGGTGCGACTGTATGCTGAACCACAAAACCAGATTCCGCTAACAGATTCCGAAATACGTAAAATCTATGCAGGAATCCCAAAATTTAATAGCAAAGACAATATACAAATATTATTTGCAAGAGCTATCGAAAAGGCACATGGAATTGAATAAGCATCTATTTCCCACCATTGCCATAGCGGATCAAGTGGAGTGGGCAGGAATGGTGGGATATTGCACCGTGGCAACCTATGGAGTCAGCGCCGATAGAAAAGATAATATTAATTAAACGCGCAACAGGAAATGTTTTAAGAGCCGAATATCAACTTGGAAGGTGGTCTGTCGTATCACCTATAGGTGGTGCTGTTGTTGGAATTTCTCAAGCTATTGCATGGCTACCGTTACCGGAGATAAAGAGATGAGTAAAGAAAGAGAAATACTAAAGAATGTACTAGATACCCAAGAAAAATATTTTGGGTATGGTCTGGAGCTACATGTCGAAATGATTGATATTGCAGAAGAGATTAGAGCAGAGTTGGCGAAACCAGAACCTGACCCATTCGCGTGGTTTGATGATGAAACAGCAGATGTTTGGGTTGACCCTGTTAGACCTGAGCACAAAGATGGCTATAAAATTCCGCTCTATACATCACCACAAAAACTGATTCCACTCAGCGAAGACGAAGTGTGCGAAATCGCGTCGGAAATTTTAGCAGTGCAGGGGCTCAGCTCATATGAGTTCGCCCGTGCTATCGAGGCCGCTGTAGCAAAGGCCAACCGGCTACGCTCCTAATCTTATTTTAAAACAAAACAACGGGAGGAGACCCGATGACAATTAAAAGAAGTGATTTATTCAGAGAGTTTGCGAGACTAATTGACATGGGCGAAGGCACATCATTCAGTATCGATGGAGATGGTGCGAATCATAAAGTGCTCTGGAACCATTGCGAAAAATATGTGGAGCCAGAAGCATGATTGATCTAAACAAAAAATATACCCTAAGAAACGGAATACCTGTTGATCTCCACGCAATCTTAGATGGGTTTGTTATTGGCTCATACAGGCACAGGAATGCCAGATGCGCAATAACATGCTGCGCAGAAGATGGAGCATTTTATAACAACAAGGACACATCAAACTTCGACATGATCGAAGTGAGCCCATATGCCGATTTCGTCATCGACGACAAAGTGATTGTGTGGGACGAATACCTCCCACAGCGCATGCACCGGCAGCATTTTGCCGGAGTCACTGAGCACGGCAGACCACAAACTTGGGAATATGGGAGAACCTCATTTAGTACAAAAGATGGTGTTAAGAATAGTTGGGATCATTGCATAAAATACATAGAGGACTCAAAATGAGAAAACTAGAAATAGAAATAAACGAAGTACTGAGCCATCGAAAAAGCCCACAACATAACCTAAACCAAACAGGAGCAAATATGCTAATAGATGCAGATGGTAAAGAGATTGTTCACATGGGCGTATATACTACTAAAGTTGGGATATGTAGAAGAATTACCGAAGGATCTAGCGTACAGGTTGTTGGATTAGATCACGACACTCATGCATATTGTTACGGAATTAATGGTGGATCTGGATATATTCGTCAGGATCAACTAACACAAACCAATCAGGAATAAACATGATCGACAAGAACAAGAAGTACACGTTAGTTGATGGAACAGAAGTTAAGATTTATGAGGTTTATGAAAGCGAGCTATTAACAAATGTTGTACATGGCGCATACAAAACAACTTCTGGTTGGCAACTGGCTTCATGGGGAGAAGGCGGTCAAGCTATGCGCGGAGTTGCATCGACTAATGACCTAATCGAAGTCTCGCCATATGCCGATTTTCAAATCGATGACAAAGTTCTGGTGTGGGAGGATGATACTAGACAATATAAATCATACTTTGCCGGAACGGGCAGGACAGGAAAGGCGGAGGTATGGGCTGATGGCAGAACAAGCTACAATGAGACGAGAAGAATTGGGTGGAAGCATTGCATAAAATATGTGGAGCCAACAGCATGAGTGCAGAAAAAGAACTGATACATGACCAAAGAAGAGTTCACCTGGGAGCCGAAAGAGGAATGAGAATATCTGATGTGTTTAAGCCATTCGTATTGCCGGATACAAACCAGCATGCGTGGTTTTTTGAGATGCAAGGTGGGGATGGCTCTATGTCGCTTGAGCTCAAAAAATACCCAATCCAATACTCTGATTTCAAGTACACTGAGGCTGAGCTCGATCAGGTAGTTGTCAATATCCTGAAGACACTCCCAAAGGTGTATGTGGGTAATATCGTGGATATCCAGCGGGCCAGAAACAATGTAGCACGGGTTACCCGACGCGGGGGGACAAACATCCGGTATGGCAATATCTATTTCTATGCTGGGCGGGAGACAGAGGACGGTGCCAGAAGATTTAATCGTGAGTTTAAACCCTATGATTCACCGATTGGCATCTACCTTTACGATGGTCTCTATGCGATCGTGAAACACCCGTACTTCGATACAATGGGGTTTGTCTCCAATCATACCGAGGAGGATTTCATCTTCCCAGAGTTTGCCAGATACAATAATTTAGACGTACTTGAGCTGATCGATCCACCAGAACAGAAAGCATGCAGCAACAGGGTCGATGGTAGATGCACAATGGGCTTTCCGTTTTGTGCCTTCCCAGACTGCGAGGGCTAGCATGAAATTATTATTCAAAGGCAAAGACGGCGGTGCCGAATCCACCGTCACCGGTTATTGGCTCATCGAGAGTAAATCCTTATTCTCCATTGCCCTGCTCAAGTTTGACGGGAACAGCCGCCAAGCCTATCACACCCACGCCTTCAATTGTTGGTCGTTCATCATCAAAGGCAGCTTGACAGAGCACATGATTAATGGTAAGGTAAGGCAATATAAACCATTTCGCCCGTTCATCACCCGCCGCACCGATTTTCATAAAGTGGATTCTACCGGCGTGACGTGGCTGTTCACCATAAGAAGTCCTTGGGCAGACACTTGGCGAGAATGGATACCAGCAACCAAAAAATTTTTTAACTTAACCCACGGCCGCAAGATCATTGAGAAATAAAATGAAAGCAAATAAAAATATTTTAGTGTTATACCATGCTAACTGCCTAGACGGATTTGGAGCCGCCTATGCAGCATGGGTAAAGTTTGGTGATTCTGCCGAATACATTCCCGTACAATATGGTATTTCACCTCCTATTGTTACTGGCAGGGATGTATATATACTCGATTTCAGCTACAAGAGAGCCGTTCTTGAAGAAATGAAAGCCAGTGCTAAGTCATTGCTGGTTCTGGATCATCACAAGTCTGCTCAGGAAGATTTGGATGGACTAGATTATGCCATCTTCGATATGAGTAGATCGGGCGCAATAATGGCTTGGGAGTATTTTCACTCCTATCCTTGCCCTGTTGGTCTTGAGCTTATTCAAGATCGTGATTTGTGGCTCTTTAAGCATGATAATACGAAAGCATTTACTGCTGCATTGAGAGCATTTATTCCAATGGAGTTTGAGTCGTGGAGTTTTAATTTAGGTGAATTAGGTGCAAATGAACTGGCTGATAGAGGGCGTGATCTACTTCAAGTTTTCAATCAGGACATTGAAGGATTTGCCAAGAACAGTCATAAAATAACTCTTTCCGGTATAGAAGGACTGGCCTGCAATGTTCCGCCAAAATATTCATCTGAACTTGGCAATGTCCTTGCCAAAGAATCTGGGACATTTGGCGCTACCTATTGCTTCGATGGAGCAAGTAATTTATGGCTGTACTCTCTGCGCTCTATAGAAGATTTCGATGTATCCAAGATAGCGCTGGAGTTTGGAGGTGGAGGCCACAAGAATGCGGCTGGGTTTAGCTCAACGACATTTGCGATTTAATAAGATAAACTAAAGAGGAATTTAAAAATGAAAGCAGATAAGGTTATCGTAACAATAAAAATGGAGTCTCTTAGTATTGATACTCTCAGAGGAATGTTGTCTAGAGTTGTAGACCACGTTGAGGGAGAAGTAGAAAGCGGTAAGTTAATAATGAGTGATGGGGATCAAATTGAGTGGGCATCAGCAAGAACCCATGTAGAGTTCTAGCGCAGTATGGATCAAAAAATAAAAACACCTGAGATAGAGAAATGCGCCAAATGTGGCTCTCGGGCAAGCTGCATAGACTGGGATTTTAATATGCTCTATAGAGTTATTTGCGATAAAAATCATGTGGCCACGGGAAAATGCTTAACAAGACACAAAGCAATATGTAAATGGAATACGCAACAAAAAATAATAGGAATGAAGCTATGAATAAAGACCTGAACGATGACGACGAAGCCGCCTTGGATAAACTATGGGAAGGCATCCGGAACGACCTGAAACAGGAGATGAATATGAAAAACTTCAATGAAATCTATGCTTCGCCATCATTTTCCAAGGAGGCAGAACTGGTTGCAAACTTGCGGCGAGTGGATATTCCCAAGATGATGGCTGAGTTGGCTTCTATTCAGCCGATGGGTGGGAACCTGTTCGCTGACTTGCTTGCAAATGCATCTGACGAGAACGAGTTGCGCGAAGCTGGTTTCGAACCTGTTTCTCATGTTGGTTTGATGTGGCATAAGAAGAGTGCTGTGGAAGAGGGTTTGGAATAATCTATGGACGTTGGGTCTGAATTAATTACAAAAGATCAGGCGATTGCTGCGATGAAAAAATGGTTCTACGAATCCTTCGACGGCGACTTGCTGCATGATATGGAATCGCATGGACTGATTGCGCAAGCCGAAGGATTTTCCATCACCCTCATTGCCACTATCGAACTGGATATCGAGGCACTTGTTGGGGGTCAAACCGGAGGAGTAAGTTATGGAAACAGATGTGAGAACCTTTGCCGGATTTTTGCCCGTGTTTCTCACATCTGTTTCTCACATCTGTTTCTCACATTTTGGTTGTTTGGAATAAGTTATGAAGAAATGTAGTAAATGTGGCGGAAGTCTTGTTTTAAAATAACAATAGAAATTATGAAGAAATGTAAAGCATGCGGTATTGAGAAGTCATTGGGTGAGTATTATAAACAGCCATCTATGAAAAGTGGCATTTCTAATAAGTGCAAAACATGCGCCAAAGCCTATAGTACCGAATGGATCGCAAATAATAGCGAAAAGGTTGCTGGGTATTATAGATATGTACCGAAGGTGCCACAGAAGACACCCACGCCGAAACAACCGAAGCAGAAGACGGAAACTATGGTACAGAAGGCCATTGCCGTACATGGTGATCGCTTCGATTACTCGCAAGTTGATTACGTTGACGCTAAAACGCCAGTAACCATTATATGCAAAGTGCATGGGGCCTTTTCGCAGCTTATGTATGGGCACATAAAGAGTTCTGGGTGTAGCAAGTGCGCAAGAGAAAATTGCAAGAGAGTGCAGCCAATATCAACCGAAGAATTCATTAAGAGAGTGACCAAAAAGCATGGCGATCGATACGATTATTCTAATGTTGTGTATGTAGATGCCAATACACCGGTGAAGATCATATGCAAAACGCATGGTGTATTTTCGCAGAGACCATCAAACCACACCAAAGGTGCTGGGTGTAGCGAGTGCGCCAAGGAAGGTAGCCGGATCGGCGCTGGGATCGAGCCGCCAAATAAACTCTCACACGAAGATTTCATTGCACGCTCAAAGGAGGTGCACGGCGACCGATATGATTATTCTAAAGTAGACTACAAACACACTCAGGCCAACGTAATAATAATTTGTCCGGATCATGGTGAGTTCAGTCAACGAGCAAATGCGCATATCCGAGGTAAGGGTTGTGCGGCTTGCTCAATGTCGCTACAGACAATAGCATGTGAAGAGTTTATTAGGCGATCGCAACTGACGCATGGCGATCGGTACGATTACTCAAAAGTAGATTACGTAGCTATTGGGCAGCAGATTACCATCATATGCAAAATACACGGTGAGTTTAACCAAACCGCTTCCGCACACTCATCCGGATCAAACTGCCCAAAGTGTGCCCTAGCATCACGGACGATGAGCCAAGGCGAGTTCATCAAGCGAGCCACAGCACAACATGGAGAGTTATATGACTACTCGAAGTCTGTGGTAATCAAAGCGACAGCTAAAGTCATTATCGTATGTAAAGTACATGGAGAGTTCGAGCAGATGCCAGCATCACATATTGCCGGAGGCAAATGTCCAATTTGCAGAAACCCACTACTCGGAATGACTCCAGATGAACTCGCCGAGCATGCCGATAAGAAGCGACAGGAGGCTAAGGAAACTGCCAGAGAAAATAATAAAAACCTATCACCAGAAGCAAGGAAACGCAAGTATGCTAGAGAGCGCCAGCGACGACGATCTGATCCGGTTGCTATGTTCACCACACGAGTTCGATCACTAATAAGTTCCGGTATCAGACGAACGGGACACCCAAAAACAGAAAAGACGGAAGCCATATTGGGCTGCTCTATGGAAGTATTTTATGAGTTTATTGAGAGTCAATTCACTGATGGTATTGGTTGGCACAATCAAGGAGACTGGCATTATGATCATTATTTTCCGGTATCTTGCGCGACGACTATAGAGCAAGTGCTTGCACTTAATCATTATACAAATTTTCGCCCGACATTGAAAGGAAAGAATTGGGAGAAGCGAAATCACATGCCATATACTGTCTGTGAAACCACTGGTGAGATTACACCATTTTTTGAGTCTGATATGGAATATATTATGGCAAATTTTGAGCGGCTGGATACCATGCGATTGGAGATACAGTCATGGAATAATTTTGGTTGCACTTTTGAAGAGGCTGTGGGATACTGAAGGGTTGAAAATTTGGTATGGAATATCCTGGAGAAAAAAATTTTGGAAGTGACTTTACAGGAATGGTTTTTGGTGCCAGAATATTTGGTCGGAAAAATTTTTCAAACAGATAGACTGGCGTGAGCTAGGGCTCGCGCTGACGCGCTCCATCCAAGCTCCCTATACTGTTTTTTCTCACTTTGTCAAGCTTTTTCGAACCACTCCCCGCAAATAACCCAAGCGAAAACTACTTGACAAACAATAAAAACTATGCATCAACCTGCTTCAAAATATTACTTGACAAATCATTTTGGCAAGCTTTTTGCTAAACACCTGCCAAGCATCCCGCCTAGTCTAAACAGATTCTCAAGCATTTCCCAAGCTATTTGTCAAGCATTTTCTTAATAATCACTGGCAAGCATATTGCCAGTAGGTTGTCAAGCTAATATTTCATTTGAACTTAACTTGCGGGAATAGCCGCCTATATCTGTTTCTTGCACTCGTTTTGCTAGTCGTTCTCGTGTTGTTTGCTTGCTCCTTTTGTGTACTCCATTTGCAATTGCTTGGGCAGTAATTGCCATCGTTATCTATTCTATCTAAGGTCATTTTGTATGGCTTTTCTCCCATATCCTTGACAAACTCCCAAAAATCATTTAACCAGCTGTCACATATCCTTATCCCACGCCATCCATAGTTCTTGTATTGTTTGCAGTCTTTGTTGTAGCACCTTGCTATCATTGATATGTATATGGCATAATTTTTGTGGTTGCTTCTCCCGTCTATGTAACATCTTGATTTTGTATAATCTTGTTTAGCCATTGATACTCCCATATTTTAGAAATTTGTTAACAGAATAGTATAACACAAAACTACAAATAAGACAAGCAAAATATCAAAAAACCTATTAGGTAAAAAGTAACTTTTATCGTTTATAATCAATCACTTATGAAAAGTGGCTTTTTTGGTAACCTAGGCCATATTTCTTGCTAATATGCTTGACAAACAACCAAAAACATGCTCAAGAACTACACACGCGATGCAAAAATTGGTTCTTAGGCAGATTTTGAGACAATTGTCAAGCTTTTAGCAAAAATAATGTGTCACATATGGCAAACAGGTAGTTTTTGAGGCATATTCCCGCGCTTTTGTCAAGCTAATATTTCAAAAAACCTATTAGGTAAAAAGTTACTTTTGTTGAACAGAATCAAAGACTTATGAAAAGTGGGTTTTTGGGAAAACTCCTTGACAAATGGTTAGAAATGTGTTTTGAGGGTTCTTTGGAGTGGATTTTGGTGGAAAATTGGTAGATTTTGGGAAAATGTTGGCGGGTTTTTGGGAAAATGTTGACAAAACCTTGGGAATGTGCGTGGGCGCAAGCATGCCCTTACGGGCATATACGGGCATATACGGGCATATACGGGCATATGTTCATAAAAGGCCAGAAACCCTACTTTTACACCATAGCAGAATTTTTGCAATGTTATATTATAACATCCATTTTTATGCTATTTGGTAACATCATATAAGGCTCACTATGCCACGTATTCAGAAAAGCCATGCCATCATATACCTTGAGAATATACGTGGCATGTAAGGCATTTTTTGCCTGTTAGATTCTCAAGTTTTCAGCTTTTTTAATATGGTACTAGATGGCTCTAGTGTTTTCATTAGCTTAATGATTGCATTAAGGGTTAACTCATCAATATTGCGGCTAGACATGGTATTGAATACGCCTAACACATAGTATGTTAATCCGACAAGATTATTTTCTTCTAATAACGTTAATGCTAGTGTACGTATTGCGATAGACTTTATACTTTTAATTCTTTCTTCTATCTGCTTGATGGTTTCTTTTTCTTGTTTATTTGTGAGTTCCTTTAACATTGCTTTAGCTCTAGCTGCATATTCGCTTCTTTCTTTTTGTGTAGTGTGGCTGATTATGATTGTCAAGCTTATTTCCTGATCATCGCTATCATCTACCATTATCATAAAATCGTTATTCAATTTTTTCATATTGGCGCACCACTCATTAATTTTGCGTGACTCGCTTGGTTTGCCTTGTACGAAAGAGCACAATTTATTATGTATGATTTTCATTTTTTGTGGTTCCTTTTTAAAATTCACTAACAGACATTGCCCAGTAATCATTTAGGCGATCATTAGCGCTTAACTCTTTGGCGTCCTGTTTAGCTTGCTCTAATGTTGCATATCGGTGATATATTGTACCCCTGGGATTAGATTCATAACGTCTAACAGGGCGGATAACAATGCAGTATGCATAACTAATCATAACTCTAACTCATTTAATTGTTGTTCGTAGCTTGCAAGGTTCTTGGCTTCAATTGCCGCACAATTATTATATAATTCTAACAGTTCTGGCGTATTATAGCTATCTTTTTGCGCTTCTCTTTCATCAATACTTTTCTTAATGGCATTAATTAATCGTTTTAACTTCTTACCTATCTCAATATTAGGGTTTATGTTACGGTCAAAAGTCACTGTATTGTTTTTAGGTGTAATTTTAGTAACCTTGAGGATGCCTTTATCATCTAGCAAGTAGACAAGTGTACTACCGGCTAAATTCTGTGCGTAGTATTCATGGTTAGAATCACACATGCTTAATAGGAACGTAGCTTGCTTTTCACTTTTGAATAATCCTTTATTGTTCTTAACTAAACTGGCTAGACTTATGGTTATGTTTGACATTTTCGCGGTTCCTTTTGGTTGTGGTTTTTTGGTACGGGTCTAGTGTATCAAAGAGCCTTAACGAAAGTCAAGCTTTTATTTTTCTGGATTATAATCAAAGAGCATTCTTTTTGCCGTGCTCAATGCGTCGGTTTCATCCGGCGTATAATATGTTGCTTGGGTTCTCACTAATCCATTCACATAGACTTTGCATTGGTACTCTGAATAAATTTTTTGATAATTGACTTTCACTTGGATTAAATCATTTCCCTGTTTAATCACTTCAGTTTGATAGATAACGGTCATTTTCGTTCCTTTATGCGTGGTTTATGGTGTTAGGCTTATGATTGTATCAGTTTTTTGTTTTCGTGCCTTAGAATGCATTTTTATGGGTTAATCTACCAGCTTCCACACATAACCTGCCGATACTAATCGGTTCCCGTCATTGTCTTTCGGCGTGCAGGTTTTTGCTGCTTGACATGCTGAACTATTAGCGAATTTAAACGCACAACCAGCACACGCGCTATTTCCTTTTACATAAGGATGAAAGACTAGAACAAAGTTATTATTGTCTTTATCAGTATAGTTTAAATGATTCATTTTCGCGGTTCCTTTTAACGTGGTTTTTGGTACGGGTTCTAATACATCAAACTGAACCCGTTGAAGTCAAGCTTTTTTAAAAATACATGGTGCCGTTTTCGTAGTATTCTCTTTCGTTTGCTTCGGCATCATCTAAAAAGGCTTTTTCACTTGTCTGATACTCATATTCAGTTTCAAGGCTCTTATATATCCAATCCATAAAATCACGTAAAAGGCTTTTCATTTCTTCTTCTATATCATCCCCTATAGAATAGCCGGTTTCTTTCTCTGTTACTTCAATACTTGTACATCCTGAATGGTTATAGTGGCCGCTCTGAACTACTTGAGCCGACAATTTATAGAAATTTGTTGACTGTAAAGCTTGCAAGCCTTGGGCAATTTCTAGAACTTCTTTACAATTTGGCGCGTATTCTTTAAGCGCTTTTTTCCAGCCTTTTTTATACTCATAAGAGCCTTCAAAACAGGCACCATCCCCTTGAGAAGAGAACCCAGAAAAATAAACTTTATCTATGTTAATGCCGATTAACGCGCCGATTGTTTTGGCGTCGGCAATAATGAATTCTGCCCAGTCTTCAAAAAGGCAATTTTCTAAAAATTCTTCATAGGCTTTTTGCTTGGCTGATTCGGATAATTCGGCTATGGTGAAAACTTGAAAAGTTTCAGTAATTGTTCTAGGCATGACGGTTCCTTTTAACGTGGTTGATTGTGGTTTTTTGGTACGGGTTCAATATATCAAAGTGAACCCGTTGAAGTCAAGTCTTTTTATTCAGCGTCGCAAGCATCCTGAAAAGAGCCTTTATTTTTCAAAAACATCATTGATGCTTGAGCCTTATTATCTGAAAATCCATATTCTGTAAATGATTCTTTTAAGGCTTCAAAGGTTACACGTTTTGCGGCTTTTTTCGCGTCGCTGATATTGCCATTAACAAAGTTTTCAATCAATTTTAAGTTTTTCATTTTTGCGGTTCCTTTTAACGTGGTTGATTGTGGTTTTTGGTACGGTTCTAATATATCAAACTAGAACCGTAAAAGTCAAGCTTTTATTTTATTTTTGTTTTGCATTCTGTACCGCCGCATATACTATGCGCTCAATATCGGCAATTATATTCTTTTTATCTTTGTCTTTTATGCGATTGACTGCGAGAAACTCTAAAATTGATTGTTTCACGTTATAGATATCAGCAATTGAGCCTTTATCTATTAAAGGTCTGTTTAATACTTCAACCTCTGGATTTTCTAACCCAAGTGATTTTATTATTTTCTCTATATGCGTGTTGAATGGTTCCGTCAATGGTTCCGAACCTGTTCTATTATCGTTAGTGCCAAAATAGATAACATTTCCATTGCTATAGAAACTAATAAAAGGCTTCTCTTTTTGGTTCTTTTCAATGGCAATTGTAAAACAGCCGCAAGAATTAACGACTTCTATACCAGTATATAATGAGTCTTCAAACGGTCTGAAATAATCACGACTCGAACCCACGAACCACGCGCCGGAAATACCAATAGTATGCTGTATATTATCGGATGTTAAAACGGCGGGTTCAAATTTTGCGCCCGCTATTTGTTCAACACAATCCGTATATCCTGAAAAGCTTGATTGTGTCTTTATAAACAATTTACCTTGATTTTTACGGATAAAGCTTTTAACAGTGGCTAAAGTGATTTTTTTGGCTTTTTGAGTTTTCATTTTCGCGGTTCCTTTTAAAGCGTGGTTAAAGTGGTTTTTTGGTACGGTTCTAGTCTATCAAACTAGAACCGTTGAAGTCAAGCTTTTATTTTAGGCCGCTATACTGTTAACGTGTTTTTTTGCTGATCCGTGCGCCAAAAAGCCTATTATATAGGCGCGGTCTGATACTTGACATAATTGGCATTTACTGCACGTGGTTTTATCGCTTGTTTGAGCTGGGCATATTACAATTTTATTGCCTTGCGGCGTATAGCTCACTTTTTTTGCATCCATTGGCATGATAGTGACAATCGGCGCAATATTCAAGGCTTTCAGTGTATCAGCTTCTTTAATGTTATTGGCTGATAAATTGATTGTAAAGCCGTTTTTATTGGCATTCTTAACCGCATTAATATTGTTTTCACAATTCATTGGATAATGTGTATATGTAAAGCCTTTTTTGCCTTTATTGGCTTGGGTTAATTGTTCCAGTTTTTTAGTATCAATTATATCATTTGAACCCGATAGGTCCCCCGCTTGATTGTGACGCCAGATTGAACCACGCGCCAATTTTTTTATCAGTGTACAAAAATCATCGAAAGTTAAGCCGCGATCCCCATTGGTAACTTTTTGCCAGTGTAAAGCAAGCGGCCCAGACTTTGCATAGCATCCCTTGTCTTTTAGTGGGCATGCTTGTGGGCACGTTAACGCGCTTGAGGTTGATACGGGCATATGGCCCGTTTTGGCATTCGCAGAAAACGGCGTTAAATGATAGCGTAGCATGGTCAATTTTCCTTTTAAATTATTATTGTTTGTAAGCGGCCTATTATAATGAATTTTTATAGCCGTGTCAATTATTAATAATTATTAGAAAAATAATAACCGTTGTGTTCATTGAAGTCACACATTAATTCGCGTGCAGCGCTTTTCCAGTCTATACAATCATTAGGCCAAGAAGCATTCTCATTTATCGCGCCCATAGAATCAGCCACGTCATAGGCAAAATCTTTGTCATTATCAAACTGCCCTTGATATGAATCTTGTATTGATTCGATTGGTATTCCAAGATATAGGCCAGCTTGCACCATTTCTGGCTCTAACTGTTCATCTTGTATTAATCTTTGATATTCAAAAAATTCACTAGATAGTGACCATTCGTTCACATACTGTTCTGGGATATCCTCATAATCACATACAATTAATTCTTCTCTTACTTCACCGTCGTGCTTTTCCTCGGTTATTCTCTTTAGATTTTCTTGTATTTCAATGTTGAACTCATCCTCTGATATGTTGTCAAGCTCAATAGTAAATGGAATTAGTGCGCCGTTGTTATAGTCGGATAATGAATAAAAAGTAATGTTTGACATGGTTAATTTTCCTTTTAAATTTTGTTTTGTGGTGAGCGGCTATAATAATGAATTTTTAGGCCGCGTCAATTCTTATTTTAAAATAAGCCTTGTAAGTGAGCAACACCTAACGAATATTTTTCATCGAACCAATGCCATATAATATACCTATCAGTACCAGCCTCAAAATGAATAAAATCACTTTCAATACATTCATCATCATCAATAGCTATATCCCCTAAAGCATCCCATAAGGCCAGTAATTCGGATTGTGTATATTCGTTTTGCATGACGGTCCCTTTTAACGTGGTTTAATTAGTGGTTTTTGGTACGGGTTCAATATATCAAAGTGAACCCGTTGAAGTCAATTCTTATTTTAAAATAAGAATTATTCGAATCTATATCCCAAGCTTAAAAACTCTATCATCTTTTGTCTAGGTAGATTCTTGATATCTATATAAGAAACAATTTTTTCTTGCTTGTTAATAAGCTTGACTTTTGAGTTTTTCATTTCTGCGGTTCCTATTAATTTGTTTTTTGGTCTGGGTAAAGCATATCAGGCTTTTTTATTAATTGTCAATTTTTTATTTTGAAATAAAAATGCTTGCTTTTCTGGTTTTTGTGTTATGCTGGTAGCCAGTAATTTTGCGCCTTGTAAGTATCTGATTTTATGCGCATTTATTGCCGTGCCTGTAAGTTATTGATTCTTATAGGCTTATGATGCTCTTTACATAACTCATTGATTTGTATCAATTTCCTAGGGATAGCTATAACCTATTGATTCTCAAGGCATTTTTGTGCCTTGCTTCTAAGTTATTGATTTTATAGGGATAGTTGCGCCTTGCGTATAAGTAGCTGATTTATATAGGCCTTTGTTGCGCTGAGCCTAAGCTATTGATTTTAAAAGGATTTTGCCAGATTGTGGCTAAGTATTTGATTTTGCTGGACTTTTGCTAGATTGTTCCTAAAATCAAATACTTAGGGATATTCGCGGGAAATTTGAGATTTTGAGATTTTGAGATTTAGAGATTTAGAGATTTACCGTGCTGGGTTCTACCAAGCACCTGAAGCATTAGCATATTGACTGAAGCAGTCAATATGATTGCTAGACTGACTTGGTTTAGATTATCAGCTCTTTCCATAGTGACTCGGATTCGCCAGACTTAATAAAGTAGATTCCCCTATGATTTACGGAAACAATAGATACCACACTCTTATTGACCTTGACTGCAACATCAATCGAATTAATTGATACGCTAACCATATTAATAAGCTTGCGTGCGGCCTTCAGTGTATTCAAGTCTTCTTCTGATATAGCAACAAATTGCTGGGCTAGTACACCATCCACCATATAGGTCAATGTGGCACGATTCTGGATGATGCTCCCAGCGTGACATGTCATAATAACTTTAGTGGTGTCACTTGCAGTGTCATGACACCTTACTTCGTACGTGTCATTATTCACTAATGACATCTTCTTGCATGCCGCAATATTTTCTGCACGGGTTTTGTATTGTGTGTTGATTTGCGGGTTGCTGCTAGCATTCCAAATACTATAAATTTTTTTACGTGACATAATTTTGCCTATGTGAAAATGGGGATGTGGTGTCACATCCCCATTTTTGTTTTATTCTGTTATGATTACTTTGGTGTCATCTAGATCGGCACCCCAAACATTAGCAGCGTTAATCAAATCGTCTTTAGATTCGCCGAATTGAATATTATGTGCCTCCTCGCCGATTACCAATTCATTCGATCCAGTTATTCCAGTGTATGTGGCAATCCACCCATCTGCTGTATTGAAAATTTCGAGTGTATTTTCGATTGATGCTGTCAGGCACTCGCCCGATTCTAATCTATATGACATAATAAGGTCATCTAGTGTTGTTGCGGATGCCTCGACCAAACGATAACTGCTAACTGTGATTATGCCGTTTTTAAGGTTTGCAAACATTTTAGTATCCTCGGTGTTTGTGGCTGGTAGGGTTCTTATTATATAGAACTAAATCGGACAGTCAAGCTTTTATTTACTCAATATCCTGTACTTTGTGTCAGTGTCGCCTTTAATCCAGACGGTCCAAGCAACCTCCATTGTCGGCGCGGCTTTCTTGTCACCTTCTTTACGTTGGTCGAATAAAAAATCTGGTCGCCATGACAGTGGCAAAACATAAGCAGGCGGGCATTCTTCAAATAACTTAACCCTCTTTTTTGCATGCCAGTATTGAGACTTAAGAAGCATTGCAACAATCGGCGCTTTCGTCAGCGCATGACGGATGAATTCCTCGGAAATGTTGAAAGGTGGGTTTGTGATGATTGCCCCAGCGGTAATATTGGAAGCAAGGAAATCAACACTGTTCATGCAGCGGCTTGTTTGTCTAACGTCTGTCGCTATAACTCTATGCCCTTAATACTCAAGAACATCTACCATTGCGCCGTCACCGCATGCAGGTTCGTATATGATAATGTCCTTTGATAACCCTAAAAATCCCATAAGCGAATGAGTTACTTCTGGAGGTGTTGGGTAAAAATCCAATTCTCTGCGCTGCCCATTATTGTTATTTGTTAAAGTTACTGCTTTCATTTTTAATTCCTTATTTTACGAAAATAACGCTGGGTCTGTTTGTGGTTGGTAGGCGTGTTATTATACGGATACCTACCAACCAGTCAAGCTTTATTTTATTTGAATCTGGTTTTCATTTCAAGGACTGCTTCATCGTACAACATACCAAACGATCTTGTTTTTTTGCAATCGGCAATAAATTTGCTCAATTCTTTTTTTGTGCATGCTCTGAAGTCTTTCATCTTATTATTCCCTGTTTTATTTAAAATTAAGAAAAATGTACTAATGATTTGAAATTTTCTATTTCTTCTGGCGTGAACATTGCCAAGAATAGTTTAGACTGATCTACCAATCGCGTATAATACTGCACCATTTCTGTGGTCACTTCTATTGGAAAATCTTTGTAATATGCTGTGCTGTCCGCGTAGTGCAATACTGAGCAGTCTTCCAGCAACTTGTATATAATGTCTGAATTTTCAAGCTTTCTATCAAAGCTGTTAGCGGGTTGGGTATAATCAAAAACCTTGTCACCAGATTCAGCATAATACACAGTAAATCGAATAGTTGCCTTACCAGTCTGCCAGATGCAAGTACCGTCTTCTATGTATCTCCCACGATTAACCAACCAGCTAGTGCCGTGATTAACAAGATCAAAAATTCTTTTCTTGTTTAGCTTTTCGATTGTTTTTGGTAAGCTCATGATTGCGGTTCCTTTAACGTGTGGTTATTGTGTATCACTGAATTGTTTCTTTAATTCTGCCTCGCGAATATCCATTAAATCATAATATTCATCGTTTGGTACGTGCTTTAATTCTTTGTGGTATGCATCCAAGGCATCTTTAATCTTTGCGGCAATTGCCTTTCTTTTATTGTCTGCTGCCTCATCATAATGCTTGTTAAATAGTGCTGGCGGATTATTATGCATGGCTTCCATGTATGCCAAGAATTTTGGATCGGCTTGTGGGCAACATTTACTCATGATTGCGGTTCCTTTTAACGTGTGGTTGATTGTAGTTTTTGATACGGTTTAAGTATATCAGCCTTGCTCACAGTTTGTCAAGCTACTTCTATCAATTATTTTGAATGTGGTAGACATAAATATCAGGTCGTCGCCGTCTTCGCATTGCGCAACGATGTTGAAGCCATTAGAATGCAAATATTCTAATGCTGTTTTTGTTATAGACTCGCAACTCTTAGCATTATATATGCTAAGTACTTTATCGGAATGATTTCGCAAAGATTGAATACAGATTATGCATTCTCCAGCTGCAAATTCATCCTGAGATGCTGTAGCGGAAACTCGAATACCGTGATAAATTTCCATGTTCTTGTCCTATGTGGTTGTGGTTGGTAGGGTTCTTATTATACAGACAATGATTGTGTGGTCAAGCTATTAATTCGCTTTCACAAGTCTTTTTGTACTCTTTGCCAAAATCTTCATCAGAATTCTTGATAATTAAGCCATGAGTGCAAGAAAACTGGTATAAGCTGGTTTCTTCGATCTCCTTCTTAATTAAAAATAAGGCATCCGCCCTATTGGTTGCGACCGTACTATTAATCATATCATCAATTATATGGTTTATTATTATCATTTTCTTCTTATTATGGATGTGGTTTTATTGTATTGCTATCTGCTTACACTAATCGTAGCATCTGGATTATACTCGCATTGCTCAAGGTATCTCTCTACAAATGGCAAAAAATGAATATATAGTCCCCAGCCATTAGGTGAGTCAAACGCTCTAAATCTCTCTGGGTCTGACTTAAGGCGCGCAATACCAGCTTTAAGCGGCTCGATCAACTCCCAAGCCTTTTCAATACCGATTTCTTCCGGCCTCCATAGGTGCATATAAATACCAGCCTCTTCCGCCATTTCAGTGAGATTATGCGTAATATTATCGCTATAAATCTCAGTTTCTTTTACTAGTGTCAAGCTAACATATAATCCCATTACTATCTCCGATCTGTGGTTTTTGGTTTAGAGCCTGCAATTATACAGACTCTGTTCAGCTCGTCAATCATTTATTTTTTGTTACCGTGAATTTCGCAGCATCTTCGAATTCGTCTGCGCCATGAATCCGGTAGACTGAACATAATTTTGCTACCATTCTCAGCGATAATTCTCGCATTTCTGCAAAGTTTTCGGTAATGAATGTGCTGATTAATCGTCTACCTTCTTCATTCATGCCTTCGGCCTTAAAGATGGCCTCTTTCAAGTAGTCTACGCGAATCAAATAATCGCGTGGCGTCTTGAAAAGTGCATAACCATCCATGTATAGCGACCTCGATACTAATGCCTCTAGGTGAGGACTCAGCTTCGTTTTCCGTGCAATTTCTGCCGTCAGGTTCTTATTGGTGATAAAGATAACTGATGCTTCAAAGATAAAGCTCTTCGGAATGTTATCGCCGTTTTCGTCCTTAACGTCATTATGCGACCGCCAGTCAATTCTACGCTTTGGTTTCATGTCCAATGCATGCTTCAGTAAGCCTAAGCTTTTTTCATCGTGCAATACATGGTCAGTGTCGTCAAATACGATTGTGCACCCAGCCCAGCGATACTCATATAGTGCCTGATACAAACCGACCGGTGTAACATGGCCGCTAATGTGGCAAGTGTTTTCGTTATCGCCGACCGCACGCTCAATGCCCACGCTCTTACCGATACCAGCACCGCCACTGACTACCATCGCTTTCGCTTCGCCAGCGGCCACACCTAGTGCTGTTGATTCTAGCATGCTGAAGAATGAATTCTGGTTTGCAAGAATTTCTTCATCTGTCAAGTTTTCATCTTCTGCAATTGGTGCCGGTGCAACAATGCTGGTCGGGATCGCTTTCGCATTCATCTGATTTTCTAAAATCTGTTCGATGCTGAATCCCTGAGCTAACAACTCCCTACGACCTTTGGTCATTCGAAATCCGTTTACGGGTTTGCCGCGTCCTGTTTCAATTAGAGTGTTCATTTTTCTGCCTCAGTATTCAAATAACTAGATACTAGGTTATAGCATCTTTGTGTGTATTGCAAGTTTTATTTTATCTGGTCTCTAGAAAATCTAGTAACCTTATTCGATGAAACTATTCTACAGTAGCATTTTGTGAATTACAAGCTTTTATTTCTCACAGAGTTCTTATTTTTATTTAAGAACCCTGCAAAATAAAAACTACTGACCGGTGCTAGTAGACATCGTTATCAAAGTCTTCATTAGTGTTGTCTTCTGGTATCCTGCCGCGGTTAATATCCTCAGAAAAACTGTCAAAATTGAAATTATCATCAAAATCGGTTTCGCTTGTATTCCATGTGTTCATATTTTAGTACCTTTTTGTTGTTATTTTACTATCGTGGTTGAAAATACCGCGCAATTACTATGCGCGGGTGTTGAAGTAGTAGCCATCCCGTTCTTCTATGCCAGTGCCTTGCATTAACTCTTCGCCATAGGCTTCCCAATTAACAAAGTCTCCCATTGCATTAACTGTGCCTTCACTATATAGCGTCTTGGCTCGATATATGGCAAATTGAGCTAGAACAGGCCAATATCCAATGTATTGCTGCTTTACTTTTTCTGGATCGATATCGAGTGCATATGCTGCTTCAGCAATTTGCTCATCTATGCAATCATCATTGATAACTTTATCCCACGCAATAATTTTCCACGCCGGTTGACTCTTTAGCCAATTCGGAATCTCCGAATATGTAATAATATTGTTGCTAACTAAATCTATTGCATCAGCCAGTGAAAATCCACCATCTAGCATCTTTTCGACATCGCCGAAATCGACAGACAGCAAACTATCAAGTTCACTGAGTGATGTTGCTGGTGTGATAAATGAAGGTATTTTGTCTAATGTGATGCCGCGCTGAAGCAATTCTGCTGCAACATCTGAATCGTAATGGGCATCGAATAATTCAATTAACTTATCGTGTGGCAATTCGGTTGATGTAAATCCCTGAGCTATCACAAAATCGAACTCTTCTGGGTAGGCTTGGATTTCGTGGCCGTCTTTTGAAAATTTGAATGCTGGCATGGTTGCGTGTCCGGTTGTGGTTTGTGGTTTGAGTGCCTTATCATACAGGCACTCAATGCATTGTCAAGTTTTATTTTGTTTCAAATAAAGGCTCGACTAATTCATCTAAAGTCAATGCTGTTTTGTCATGCATTGACGCAAGCAATAACTGTTCAGACACTGTCCACCATTTTGTGAATTCGGCGATGGGCATGATCCTATAGCTATCGTATGCTAAATTGCCTGTGTTGCCTGTCGGAATATATACGCTCTTTATGCCGAACACCGAACACAAACGAGCAATCAAGTCTGCTGTGGTCTGTGGGTGTCCACGTAATAATTCTGCGGTTCTTAATTTGCTCTGAATCGTTTTGAGCGTTTTGGTCATTGCCTCGGCCTCGCACAATTCTACTTTATATACATCATAGAATGATGCATCACCACCCAGCAATTTTCCGGCAGTGCCGAATTCTGAAGACTCCCAAAAATTGATAGTCAGGTTCTGAATATACAGCTGGCGTTTCTGTGATGTTAAATTTACCCATCTAGGTTTCTGGTCGTCGTTCGAGATGCCAGCAATTTTGAATTTTACATCTGCTCTGTGGGTATTATCTTTAAATGCATATGGATCACGCTTTACGGATGCTGCCGTTAACATTAAAACGCGGTCTGTGCCTTCAGTTTCTATAGAATCATAAATTGACATGGTAATCTCCGGTGTGGTTTTTTGGGTTCGGTTATCGAAACCGTGGAATCAATTCTACTCGATATTATCTTCGAGTCAAGCCTTTTCATTCTCAAAAACCACTCAAAAAATTCTACTCTTATATAAGCCAGATTTCTTATTTAAAAATAAAACCTATGCTGCCGTATTTCTTATTTTTAATTAAGAGCAAATTAACCAGAACAGACAAAACATACCAACGCATAGTATGTGTGCCTCATTAATAGCGTGAGCCAAATACTTTTTAGCGTATGTATCTAGGTCTCGATCGCTGTTGAGTGCTAATTGTGCCTCGTCTGGCGTAAAGTGCAGAGCAATACAGCACGGCACTACCACGGTATAGACAACGATTTCCAGTAGAACAACATAAAATACAATAGTCATTATATCCACTATACACCACCCTGTAGCATTCTCATGTGGTCTCTATCGACGACAGTGCCAGCGAAGTTTATTGTGCAAAACCACGCAATTTTGGCCGAATCTGGGATGATTTCAGCTGGCTGTTCGGTGTATGTGTACGCAGTATCGGCGACAATGTAATGGTGCAGCAATTCACGCTGTGCTTCAGCATCCAAATCATCAAAATAATATTCATTGTCATTAAATCGAATTGGAAATTCGCCTTTGGCAAATTCTAACCATGCGCCTAAACGCTGTTTACCATCGATGATCTCAAATACCTTGTGGTCGCGATATATGACGGCCATTGGTTGTAGGCGAATGCCTTTGAGCACCGATAGAATCAGTTCCTGCTTTTGTAGCAGCGTCCAACAAAATTCTCGTTGAAGGTTTTTACCAAGTGATGGTAGAAACACATCAAAATCAAGCTCAGCCTCTCCGGTGAGTATCGATTTAATTCTGAATGCAGACAGACCATGAGTGATGCGAAACTTCAGCTGTGCCCGCACCACAGATAATTTCAATTGCTCTTTCATCAAAGCACCACCAGTAACAGAATAAACACGCAAACAATGCATGCCATTATTCTTGCGCCGATAGTTTCTGTAGATGTCAGCTGGTCTAATGTCATTACAGATGTCATCTTTGTGTCATTTTTCATATCTTATATTTGTCTCCTTCCAAAATTACCTTTTCGCCAGTTGCATTGTCAATGACATAATATCTTGGCGGTTTGTTGCAGCGATTAACTGCCCAATCGTTCATCGTATTCAGTACAATGACTGCACCAATTGCTGTATCACAATCCTCTACCTTGTTGCCGGTAGCGGAATTCCAAATGGTGTATGGTGATCCCTTGGTAAATTGTTCGTGCCGTTTCCAATATCTCATGTCATTTGCCTCGAAAAAGGGGATCATCGATCCCCTTTTTGTATATGTTTATTCGGCTGCTGGTTCGTCTACTGAGTTGCCAGATACTGCCGAATACAAATCAATCAGGTCATTGTGTTGGTGCTCAACTTCTGCCATGTTGCTTTCGTGGTGCAGCTTGATCATTTTGCGGCTAAATGTTAGCGGTATTGCAAATTTCTCTTTCAGGTCTGCGCAGATGCCTTTGATGTGCTCACGCTCTGCCTCAATGCGGACCATTGAATCCGATGCACTGTTCAGAAATTGCAGGATTTCTGCTCTATCTGCCGGTGAAGAAGGAATGACCACTGTAGTTGGTTGCTGTTCGTTGCTCATGATATACTCTCGCTATGGTTGGTGAAATTTAAGTTCAGTTAAAGGTTACTACTATTTTAATGTATTGTCAAATTTTTATTCGTCTGGATATATCCAATCTGGATCAAATCTGTCTTTATTGGCGGCAATCTCGGCCTTTAGCCGATCGATATCACTCTTAAGTGATTCTACCTCAGCACGCAGCTCATCGACCACTTCCTCAATTTCTGCTAGCGTCTTGCTGAGGTCTCGTTGTGTTGCCTCGAAGTCTCTGCGCTCATCGATTGCGTTGTTAATTATTCGCTCTACTGCTGGTGATAGATCGCCATAGGCCAATAATTCTTCTAATGTAAAGTTACTTGGTAATTCCATGATATTACTCCTCTAGTGTCCATATGGTTGGATACGCAATGGCGAGACCTTCCCGACCAGTGCCAGATACATTCATTCTCTTATTAGTGTTTCGGCACACTACATATTCTACGTCTGCGGCATCAAGCTTACCGGAGTGGCTTGTGTGCTTTTTGCCGCAGAGGCCACACACACCAACGAACCATTTGTTCCCTGTTCTGCGTGACATTATTTTACGTCCCTCGATCTATATATCAGGCTAGCCACCGTGGCTAGAAACTCTGCTTCCGATCTCGGCAACGAGTTATTATCTGCGCCGCGGCTGTTTGCCCACCGGTCAAAATATTCCAGTGGACAGCTGCATTCAAATACACCAAACATATTCACTCGCCAGACTCTATTATGCCCGACAAAGTATGGGTTCCTGCAATGCTTGTACCACTTGGCTGAGTTCTCTGGCTCGAGTCCGGCTGACTTTGCCCAGTGAAGCCATTGCTTTGGGAATCTATTAGGTTTTTTCTGTAGTTTCATTGTTATAGGCTCGTTATATTCTTCACAGCGATCATGTGTGAATCTGGTGCGGCCATCTGCTCTGCTGCTAATTCTGCTGGGTCTACCGATGTCACCGCCATTATTAAGAACAGTGTTAGAAAGATTGCTATTCTGGCTATTTTGGTCTGTGCTACTGGTGCCGGTATTGCTACAAATACTGATGCGACTGCAAGTAGGCCAACGATAGCGCTAAATGGTAAACCAGTGGCAAACAACTGAAATGATGCCATTGCGGTGACACCTACTACAATCCAGCGGACTGCTTCGATAGATGAATCTATAAATTGTTGTTTCATGATCATTCCCCTGCCGCATGTTCGCAAATCCAGCGCAACATATCAGCCTCAGTCACTGAATTCGTTGACTCATATTTTGTGCCATCTGTCATTGGCACGCTATCTACCGATAACAGCATGGCTTGGTTGGTTGCGCAATTCACGCGCACCTCATTTGGTGTATATGAGTCTGCGACGTGTTCACCATCATCGAAGTACACTAACCAATCTACTTCGACAATATGGGGCTGCACTTCAACAATGCTGTTCTTGATAACACCATAACACTGACTGCCGCCTTCGTCTGGTGCGCAAAAAGTTTGTAGTCTCGATTCACCGGCAGCGAACGCGTTGGCCGATGTTAGTAACAGTGCCGCTAATAATAATTTTTTCATAATATAGTGTCCTTATTACGCAATAGATTTGCGCGTAATTTTTTGTGGTTGGTCTTTAGTTGATTTTGCCAGTTTTAGTGTTATCCAATGTTGCGCAAGCGCCTCTCTTGGAAAATCCACTGGCTCAAGGCGTCTAAGGTCTGGATTTGCTTGATCGGCATATCGCATTACGTTGCGCCAAAAGAACAGGATGCGTACTTGTGGGGTAAACACGATTCTGCCATCGCTAAGTTTGAATTTTTTCACTCGGTATTGTGTTGCCATAATAAATTCTCTCTATTGTTTGTGGTTGGTAGGGTTTAGAGTATATAGAAAAATTTTGGATTGTCAAATTTTATTTTCATCTAAACCCCGTCACACCACCTAATTGTCAATAATATCAATACTTGAGTAGTTATTCACACTGCTCACCTTGATTTCTCGACTGAAGAAATCAATTGCCGGTGGTCTCGGTGAAATCACAAATATATTCTTCCCACTGAACGAATCAAGAATAGAGATGGCTGCTTCAATGCCCTCGGCATCCAGAGCTGAGTCTAAAATCTCATCCAGGAATAAAATGTTTGTGTTGCATACGTTTTTTGCTTCCGAGATTGCCCTAAAAGCGAACAAAATCGCCAAATCAACCCGCTTTTTCTGCCCTTCCGACAGACTATAGTAGGTCAGTGTGTCTCGGTGCCGCACTTGGATGGTATCGTTAAAGTTTTCATCGAAAGTAAACTTAACGAAAAACTCCATGATCTCCAAATAGTGGTTTATGAAATGGTTAAGGATAGGTGTATATTGTCGGATAATACTTGACTTGACACCCGTGTCCTTTAGCAATAAATTTATCACATCCCAGTAGCCACGATTCTCGACCAAAACATCCTTTTGCGCATCTTTTTCGGCTAATTTCTCGCCTAATGCTATGACATCACGCTCTTCTTGATCATATGACACCAAAACCTTTTCTTTGGTATCCATAAATCCTTTGATATCTCGCCTCCGCATGTCAGATTCGTAGTTGCATGTCGTGATTTTGCCATCAAGCACCTTGAGCTGATCCAAAACAGCAGTTATTTCAGCTTGTCGATCGATATATCCCTGTATGGTAGCCTTGGCCGATGCCAGTGCAGCATCTCGCTTATCGATATTACTGCTAAGCAATGCTATTTTCTCGCTCTTAAACACCGCATCAATATCCTGATTACATGTTGGACAGGAATCATTATTGGTCAGGAATTTATGCTCGGTACAGAAACCATTTTTAGCATTCTCTAGCTTTCGTACGGCATTTACTATCTGTTCTTTTTTGGTGCTCACCTCCGGTGCGTCGGTAATGGTTGCATATAGCACCGTCTTCTGTTCCTGAAATTCCCTAGCCTTAATTGTATATTCATCGATCTCGACCTGAGCCTCCGCAATCTTTACATCGATCTCGGCATCTTTGGTCTTTTCCTGTTGTTTTAAATTAACAATGAATCGGTTAAGAGTATCTATTCTGCCCTTAATATTGTCAATCTCAAAAGTAATGGCATTGATATCCTGCACCACACTATTAAGTTTGCTTTTTGCCAACTGAGCCATACCGCTAAAAATTTTTATATCAAGCAAATCCTCTACCACATTGCGACGATCGCCAGCCGGTAACTGCAAAAATGGTACAAAAGATGCGCTCGACAGGATCGAAATCTGAGTAAATGTCTTGTAATTCAATGCAAGAATGTCTTCCTCCAAGATTTTTTGGTAGTCCTTGCTTGCAGCAGTCTGCTCAATCAGTTCACCATCTTTATAGATGTTGAACACGTTTGGTTTGATACCACGCTCAACTCGGAAATGGTTTGTACCTTTCCGAAACTCACAGAATACAAGACATCTCTTAGCGTTGATTGTGTTTACCACCGAGCCCTTATTTACTTTTCGGAACGCACTGCCGAATAGGGCGAAACAAATACCGTCGATGACACTTGACTTTCCGGTGCCGTTGCTGCCAAAAATTAATGTGGCCTTGGTATCGTTCAGTTGAAACACAGTTGGTGCATTTCCATACGATAGAAAGTTCTGCATCCCAACCAATAAAAATTCAATCATACCAGCAATGCCTCGGAATATAATTCGGCAAACATACCGTTCAGACGTGGTTTATCAAGTGACACTTCACAGTTCGCAATGTATTTCTCAATGATGACAGGTGTGCTGTCAATATCAAGATCAATATCATCCTGCGTATCATCATATTCCACTATATTGTCGCTGATCTTCAGCTCATGTGGGTTCTGCTCACTTAGGTACTTGATGAACTCATCGAACAATTTCTGATCACCCTTTTCGCCAACGAGCACCCGAACAATCTTTCCGGTAATATTTGGCAAATTAATTGCCTGACCAGCAGAATAATGAATCTTGTGATGCATGACATTTGGGTTTTTTATGAACTCAAGCTCACCGGTATCCAAATCCAGTATGTGAAAGCCTTTATCTTCCCCAAAATCGCTCCATGAGAGCTCGTAGGGCGTACCTACGTACATTATGTTACCAATGCATTGCTTTGAATGGTAATGCCCGGTAAAGACTCTTTTGAACTGTTTGAATACATCGGCAGATAAGCCATCTTTCATCACATGCGAATTATTTTTGAAACCAGATAGCTCCAGATGCCCGAAACAATATTCTCCGGTGCTCTGCGCCAGCAGTCGCATAGTGTCTTCATAGTTCGCCTCGCAAATCCACGGCACCAGCGTATACTTGTCGGTTGCCTTCGGTCGCGCAACAAAATCCCAATTCGACGAAGGATCGAGAAACAGCTCCTGCGAATTAACTACCAATGTGTTCTTGAAATAAGAATCATGGTTTCCAACCAGTGTGGTAAAGTCATACGCCCGAAGTTGGTTGAACAGGTATTGCTGGGCACTGTCAAGAATTCCCAGATTCATGGCTTTTCTGTTGTCGAACAGATCACCGACCTGAATGATGGTCCTTACTCCCCTGCTCTTTAATTCTGGGAAAAATACTTCAGTAAAAAATTCCTTGGACTGGTCATCAAATATCTGGCTGTTGTTTCTGGCACCGATATGGCAATCTCCCAGTATGGCTACAAGATTACTCATCGTGACCACCCAAAGTCTTCAGTCCATTCCATTTTGGCGACCGTGCCTGTGCTACCGTCTCCCAACTGCATCTTAATCAATTTAAGGTTGGATTCTGCCATGCTCTTGTCCGCATAGAACCCATATAGCCTCGGCATATCTTCGCCGATGCAATTCATTCGAACAAACCAGCCCTCTTTCTCGACAGGCGCGATAACAATATGGTGCTTCGGTTCCTCTTGTCCACCATATAGATTCAGTGCAACCCCGCTCTGCCTGCAGAAAAACCCAATACGTATAATAGTATTGCTGGTACCATAATATGTTTTACCGAGCATATATCGGTCTGTGCCTGATGTGGCGGAAAAATCGATAATCTCAATTCTATCCCCATCTTTTGTGGTCGCCGGTGCGCCACCCTTAATTGCTGCTGCTACTGTCATACTCACCCTCTAATAATAAAAAACCGGAATAGCACACACCATTCCGGTTTGGATTTAAACCAATATCCCGCTGGATATTTTCTTGATACCGGCTGCTAGCTCACTCCCCGTGAACTTTCCCATGCGGCGTCCGTTGTAATAAACAGTGTGTAGTTCTTCATATTCCTGAACGACAAACACGCCTAATCTATAACTCCGAATCGTCCGCCTCAAATATTTCTCCAGATTTCTTAGTGCCACTCACATCTTCTTTCTTTTTGCCGAAGATACGATCCCAATTATCTGCATATGCTTTTTGATCGGCCTGTCGCCGAGGATTTGAGCCCTTCCCACCGTTGGCTCCTGGTAAATGTGCCATCAAAACTCCTTCTTAATTATTAATAACAACTTCGTATTTATCTAACGAGCAGACAATATTTCTCTGCAGCCTCACGATCTTCAAAATACCCGAAATGTTTACGAACACCATCAACACGAAAGCGCACACGCCACAGCATCTTTTGTTTATCCCAGCTCACACCAGAGACATGTGATGTTGGCGCAACATCTTCCTTATATGGTGTGTATGGCTGGTGTTTGGTCGGATTGACATTGTCTTTGATATGCTCACGCAACCAAATTGCGAGGATAGCGGTAAATCCAACGAGCAAAACTATGATTTCATACGGGTTCATCTAAAATTCTCACTATTAATTGTCATTTCTTGTCAAGTTTATGAGTACATCGATATCGGTTACATATAGCCTCCTAATATAGCGGTTAGTTGTTTTGCATATGCTTTGCGTAATAAGAATTGTAGCCTATTTGCTAGTTTTTGTCAATGAGTTTCACAGATTTCTCACCGGTGAGATGAGATGTAGTTACCTCAATCTTGAATGAGTAGTTTATCTTACTTGAAAGAGTAAACTCCTCGATAACATCTTCTTCCATTATCTTATATCTGTCAGGCTTCTGCGCAAACTCAAATGGTGCTCCGTTGGCATTCGCATCTATCCATCTTGTATCATCATAAAACGAATCAAATAGCACTACCTTCCCAGCAGACTGTGCGGCACGTACCTCAGCATATGGATCGACGGCTTCTGGCTCCTTCCACCGTAGCGCAGCTATCAATACATCGAGGCCACCGTGTACACTCACATAGAGTGAGTCACCCAAGAGCCCTTTTATGGTAACATACTTCTCGCCTACTATATCCCACACAGTATCACCGGCAAATGCTGGCTTCCCCTCCACCAAACATACAGCAAATTCTACATTATCCGGTGTAGTGTGCAGTGCTAAGTGTGGGAATATGCTCCCCCTATACTTGACGCAAGCCGATGTTGAGGCCGAGGTGCCCTCTATCATATCGAGTATTCGTGCTTGTTCTCTTAGGTATTCACTTTGTTTCATAATTATCTCCTGTTGTTAAGCTGTTGATCAATCGCCTATTACGAATTTTCTGGTTAAATTGTCCAGATGTATTGGTGTTTCAGTATTTTCGTTATCGACCGGCACCAGTACATAGGTGTCTTTGAAATGTTTTGCCATAAGCGGCTCATCGACTATGATGCCATCCTCATTGAATAGCATCACCAATATATGATGTGGTTGGCCTCGACGCCACTGCTCAATATCGGCATGGTGAAATGCATCGGTATCGTTGCCGTATATTCTGGCAATAGTAGACACACCGACATGTGCTGCCGACTCGACATACCGGACTATTCTTTCTGTTGTTGCTTCCATGATCTTCTCCTGTGGTTGGGATGTTCAGTATACAGAAATTATTTATTTTGTCAAGTGGTATTGAACTCTGCAAAACAGACCCCATGTCAGTTAGTATAATATTCTTCGATAACAACTATTACTCATGAAATTATCTAAATATGCAAATAAGATTGGTGTTACTTATAGCACAGCATGGAACCACTACAATGATGGCCTTATTCCTAATGCCAGAAAGTTACCGGATGGTACCGCCATAATTGATGCGCAGTAGTTGACTAATGAAGAAATAGCTGTTTACACGAGAGTTTCATCATCAGAGAACAAGACTTTACGGTAGGCGTAGAAGTAAAAGAAGAACCGAACAATTAATCAAACAACTAAAATACGATGACAATACTTAGAGCGTTCAAATACAGACTATGCCCAACGGATCAGCAGGAAACCTTGCTGAATAAGACGTTCGGGTGTGTGCGCGTACTTTGGAATCACAACGTAGAAGTCTTCAATAAGTTTGATAAGGATTCAACCGAACAGATTAAAGCACTCACATCTACTGAGTTAAGAAAACAATTACCTTGGATGGGTGAAGTTAGTGCTGCCGCAGTTCAGCAGAAAGAAATAGATTTTAAGGCATTCAAAAAGAACTACTTTTCTAAGAGCCGCAAAAAGAAGATTGGTAGACCAGCATTCAAAAAACGGGATGGGCGGCAAAGTTATAGATTACCAAACCAAAAATTTAGATTGAATAGTGGCTCAATTAGACTCGAAAAGATCGGCAACGTAAAGCTAGTTATGGATCGAGAGCCACCAACTGGGTGTAAGTTCATGTCAGTAACAGTCTCCAAAAATTGCTGCAACCAGTTCTTTGCGTCGGTTTTAGTCGAATGTGAAGTTGCGCAAAAACCCAAAACCGGATTAACCCTAGGCATTGATGTTGGTGTTAATGTATTTTTAACTGGCAGTGATGGAACTACTGTAGAAAATCCAAAATATTTTCGTGAGAGCCAAGCGAAATTAAAAAAAGCACAAAGAAATTTGTCACGTAAGAAGAAAGGCAGTGTTAGGCGTAAGAAAGCAAAGTTAAAAGTAGCACGAATACACTTAGGCATTGCAAACAGACGAAAAGATTTTATCCATAACGTAACGACTAATATAGTCGATGGGTATGATTTTATAGGAATTGAGGATTTAAATGTTGCCGGTATGGTGAAGAACCACAAGCTGGCAAAATCAATCGGCGATGCTGCATTCGGTGAATTTTATAGGGTATTGCGCTATAAGGCGGCATGGTATGGAAAAGAAGTCGTCAAGGTTGATAGGTGGTTTGCATCAAGCAAGATATGTCCTTGTTGTGAGCATAAAAATATAGAGCCACCCAAAGAATACCGAGTGTTTATATGCGAGGACTGCGGACATGAGATGGATCGCGACCTGAATGCTAGCATTAATATTTTAGAAGAAGCACTACGAGTTAATAGTGCTATACGAACGCAGAGCAAATGTAAGACTGAGTCGCTGTTAGCGGCCTAGCAACTTGTGATGAAGCGTTTAGAGTTGAGGAGAATATTTTCTATGAAACTTATAACTATAAATACCCGTAGACAAGATCAATATTATGTGTTAGCATAATCGGTTAGTCAAATCGTATCAGTGTACAGGATGTACGCAAAAACGTCTGCTGAAGCTCATTATATTAATTTGAGTATGAGACTGTCAAGTCTATAATTCGGTGGCAAGAACGCACCTTTAACGAAGCCTAGTATGGCGGTTAGAGTCACCAACGATGGAGGTATACCTCCTGTAGTGTTGAGCATGCACCCCGCGGAATCTTTTGATTCAATGCTGAGTAGAGCAGCATTTGTTAATTCCCATGAACAAACTCTTCAGGATGTACTCTTGTTAGTACAACCATATACAGTGAATGTATCCTTTTTGTATATGGTGCCGTTATGAATTCAGCAAACAGATGTAAAGGTCACAGCATAACCCGACCTACCAGTAATGGTTTTCTAGGATAATCTTGCGACAGTCTTTTCTGTAATAAGATTTTGTCTGCAAGGCAAAATCTTTCTCTTGTCTTTTTTAAAATCTTTTATAAAAAGCTTTTTTAAAAAATATCTTTATGGCCTTCGGCGGTGCTACGCACCAGTACATTAATGGCTTTTCTTATTTAAAAACAATTCATGAACCATAAGGGCAGCAAGCTTCAGCTTGTCGCCCGTACACCCATGAAGCCGAAGGCGAAAGGGTCAATAAATATTTTTATAAAAGCTTTTATAGTAACTGTTATAACAGTGGTTATAGAAAGCCTCCGGCGGTGCTACGCACCAGTCATAATATGTTGTTATTTAAAATAATACATGAACTGCGCGAAGCGCTGTAAGAATACACAGTATAATATATAATTAAAGGATACCAATGTCATACTATACCGATATCGTGAAAGCAATAAATGCATACCCATCATTAGCCGTATTAAAGTTACAAAATAGAAACTGTATAATATCGGAATAAAACTAAAATATATAGTAGGTGCGTCATATGCACACGGCGCGAATAACCTCAGCAAGATCAATGCTGCACGATCAGCAGGTAATGAGGTATGGATATATTATCTGAAAATAGAATCACCAAAGCATCCAACACCACTATATAAACTTGGCGTCACAACTAACATCAACAATAGGGTAGTCGGACTGTTAGGCATAAAAGAATCTAAGCGCACTAAAAATTGTATTATTACCATCCTCAAGTCAGAAAAACAGAAAGATGCTCAGTCAGCGTATGGCATAGAACTTGCTTTGCATAAAAAATATAAAGCATCATCGTATGTCGGCCCAGCAGTACTCCTAGATGGTAATACTGAGCTATATTCAATAGACATCTTGGGACTAGATACATGAACAGCATAAATGCTTTACTTTTCCGGTTATTCCTGTATACTGGTGATCATTAAAACAGGAACATAACCATGTTGAATTTTAAGAATTATAGAGAATATGCAAAAACTGCCCATTGGATCACCATGCCGGTTGATTTTGCGCATACAGTAGACGTTGGTGCTAACTGGGTATTGCTCAAGTTTCGTGACCAATCGCTCGGATACAGTAAATTCCAGCATGAGTACACCCAGTGCATATTTGAAGGTAATGTTGTCGAATATGCCCTCGTCCCGTATAATACCAAACCATAATAATATGAAACATAATCATGATAACCACAGATAACCTAGACCAGATTGCTGGCAACATAACCGAGTGGACACCTAATACCGGTGTTGTGCCAGAATGTAGAGCAGATGAAGTAGTGATAATGAAATTTAGTCATGGTAGCTACGCATTCACCGGATTCCCAGATGATTTCGGCTGGAGTCCCAATATGGTCGCGAGAATAGTCGAGTATGCTGTCGTACCATGTGATGTGGGTAGCAAGGCTCTTGGTGGCACATATCCTGAATGGACACCGGTAGATACCGCATTACCTCAAACCATACCAAATGATGGATATCCTGATCAGTGCTCACCGCCTGTTCTTGTCCTATATAATGATGGTGGGGTTGCTGTCGCATACACTCGCCAATATATTGATGAGGCTGATTCGAGTGAAAATGGCGAAGTAAACTGGATTACCGATTGTGCCGAGGGCTGGTGTGTCACTTCATCGGTCATTGGATGGATGCATTTACCTACAAAGAGAACATTATGAAAATAGATAGCGAATATACAGACTTTTATGACCATCTAGCTGAAGGCTCAGCAAAGAGACCAGTATACAAGCGCCATATGCGTACCGATATAGACTGCTTCAAGCGATATCGCCGAGGCTTACTCGATGCAAAAATTGGTACTGGTACTGCAATGACAGCCGATATACACATCGAGCCATTTGTCAACTATCAGTCCAGTAATGAATACATCAAGGTAACACCTATGGTGCTCGGTATTGCTGGTAAACTCTACCTTATTGCCAAGTATGAGAACAGTGTGCTGAATATGACTCGGTACTATCATACATATGATAACCTGTCGCGGGTATTTAAAAATGACCTACTAAAGCGCAGTTTTGACATGGCAAATAGCGGAGCATGCCCGTCATATTGTTTTGCGCAATTCGATTGCGTTAACTTCCTTATGTGGTATAATGAAGACAAATTAATACTGTGCAAAGAGCCTAAGCTGACCAGCATCGGTGCCGAAGAATTTCTATCACCGGACTTTGTTTATGCGATGATTGAGTCATTCTTAGTTCAGCGTAAAGAGAAAGACACAGCATATAAAGCAGTCGCATTGACTCAATATCAACGAAACCAAGGATTATAATTATGAAATACAGTATAAGTAGTGACGGCACTGAAGTCGAATTTGAGGAGCAGAACCGTATTACTGATGATACGGCATACATAGGCGTTTCTATTGCCGATATGCGCACCATTCTCGCCGAGATGGAAGCGCAATACAATCGCGAAGATTCATATATTGAGTCTGAAGACTCATTTTATCTCAATGGCGTGCAATATCTTGCAGTACCAGAACCATCCCCAAGTGATGGTGACTCGTACAATTCGTGTAATGGATGTGCATTCGTCGACACCCTGTGCTGGGATATTGCTCGACCACCTTGCTCGATACAGGAGAGAGCATACAAAACTGGAATCATATGGAAAGCCCAATGAAACTATATGTAAGGCCACAGACCAAAACACAATATCCATTTAAGATCAGCAGAATTGAAGATTCCTATGGCGTTAAGTTTATTGGTGACTTTTGTGTGAAGTTAGCTAACGGTGCATGGTCGGACTTCCCAGTTGCGGTATTCTATCAGGCAAACCCAAACAGAGAACTAGGCCATAGCAACTACCTAGGCATACATCGCACTCAAGAAGCATTGCCGCAGTGGGTTCTCAGTAATGGCGAATCTGCATTCACAGATGGCATTATGGGTGTTGTTGCTGATGACGGTGAGGTCATTTACAGCAGATTCCGCCATGACTACGTAACATCGGTAGATGGCAGTGTGTTTATTGATGGTGGGCGAGATTACCTAAAGGCACCACTACATAGAAAAATAGTAAAGCTAGTGATTAACAAAGACAATTTTGATATTGAGGAGATAGATTGAAAAAAGTAATGAAGAGTGTAAACTTTTTGGAGCGAGCCATCGACATACAAAAAGAACGTGGCGCAGAATATGAGCAGGACACCGGCGAACGCAGTTTTGAAAAGCTGGCGATAATCTTTAACGCTAAAACTGGCAAAGACATAACAGCAGCAGAGGTGGCTCTGCTGCTTCAGGATTTAAAAGATGTTCGCCAATGGTCGCAGGACAAATACCATAAAGATTCTGTCGAAGATTGTGTGAGCTATGCCAGCCTGAAAGCAGAGATGCTGTTCAAGCAATACCACCCATAATCTTATTTTAAAATAAGAACATTAAAGTTCGGCATTAGCTGTCCAGTGAATAACCCAGCGACTACCATTGGTTGATGTCGTATCTGTCGTATAGATTAGCGAAAACGTCCTTGGACTGTTCACTGCCGCCGATGTTGACGATCCAGATAGCGATGTTGTGTGGTTATATGCCTGTGCAGATGCTGCCAGTGGAGAGTATAGGGTTACGGTTGGGGTGTCCCGCATCAGCACAGGAAACGCAAAATCATGTGTGCCGGTAGATGTGCTCGCACCAACCGAACTTACCCATTTACTTACACCGGTTACGCCAGCATTTTGTGCCGGTACAGTGGCATATGGGAATGACTTTTGGTAATACCGCTGGCACATCTCTAGGGTAATGTGCCTATGAACAACCTCAAAGGGTGTCGGTATTGCGCCACTTTCTATCTGTAGGCTTGAGAATTTGTAAGTACCGCTTCTCTGCCCTAATGAATTCGTGACCGTATTGAATGTGCTACCGGCATCCATCCAAATCTCTATCATGAGATAGTCATCACCAGCAGTACCAAGTGTTGCCCCGATGATCGATGGCAATGTGAACGTAACCGAGTATCGATGCCAGTTGGCATCCACTGGCGTAACTGTACCGGCATAGGCTTGTACAGTCGCCGTTGGTGTGCCACCTGTACCAAAATTCTGCGAATATGAAATTGCGACTGGTGTTGTGCTCAGTGATGCCATATAGAAACTCAGCGTAACTTCTTGTCCGGCAAATGATCTAACAGATTCGATTCGCTGCCTGATCGCAACATTGGCACCGGCAGCTGACGTTGTAGTTACCGCAGACTGCAAATAGAATTCTGGCTCATTTGGCACGTCTACCTGACCTAATGCAAATGCCTCTCTTGTTATTGTAGCCGAGGATGTTGCTATGCTGGCATTCCAACGATCGGCAGTGTATCCGGATGCCGTAAATGAAGTGCCGCGCTGCCATACGGATAAATCACCATTTATGAACCTGTTTCTGTTAGAAAACTGTGATCCCATCGCCAGCGTTCCGCCCATTACTAAATTGGTAGCTAACTTCTCTGAGGTGACGGATGCATCGGCAGGAACATTCACCGTGCCCAGTACGCCAATACCAAACATGGTTATCGGAGCCGACATCGCCGGTGGTGATGTGAATGTCACTACGTTTGAGTTAACTGTGTAATCTACAGATGGCTTCTTGATAAGCCCAGACACAGCAACTATGATTGCAGAGGCAGACCCAGGTATCCAGCTTAATGTGAATGCGGTCGATGTACCATTCCCAGAATCGATATATGATGGTGCCCGTGAGTATATGAGAGGATTTCCAATCATTGACATGTTGTTTGTTCCCTGTTAAAAAGTTGCTATCTACTATTTATGCCTTGACAATTACGGGTTACGTGGTATAATTCTTGAAAATTACAACACGGAGCGAGGAGAATTAATTGATAGATGATTTAGACAAAGACAGACTGGATGAAAATGTCTTGCAGGTATGTGATCCCAGAGTATTTTATCGTGGGCGTGGCATAACAACAGCACACCTATACCTGATGCTTGGTGAAGTTTGGGGTGGTGATGCTGGTAATGTGTATGCATACGTCAGCCCATTCCCAAAGCAACACAGAGACCTTGAAGATGCATTCATCAGGCTGATAGAGATGCATAGTGACATCTTTGTAGTGCGCCACACTCGCGGACATATCGCACTATCTAATGGCCAGCTATTTATATTTTCTACACCCTATATCATAGGCGACCGTGACTGGCTAGGTAAGCACATTGCGCGGGTGTTTAGTGATGTTGGGGTGTACCATAGAGATTACGTGGAATATGAGCGCCTAGTGCGCAACTGCAAACTTTACCAGACGGAGATAATCGGATGAAGATGATAAAAGCACCAGAACCATTTACTAAAGACGGCACGGTGAGTATATTTCTTGCCGGTTCCATTGAGATGGGCAAGGCCGAACCTTGGCAGGATGAACTTGCAAATATGCTAGCCCATACCAACATAACATTCCTGAACCCACGCCGAGATGATTGGGATAGTAGCTGGGAGCAATCGGCGGACGCCGATAACTTCAGAGAACAGGTGGAATGGGAGCTTCAGTCGATGCACGATGCAACAATGATCTTAATGTATCTACAGCCAAACACATTGTCACCAGTGTCTCTGCTTGAGCTGGGTATATATGCTGGTAGTGGCAAGCTAACCGTATGCTGCCCAGATGGCTTTTGGCGCAAAGGTAATGTTGAGATTGTTTGCGAACACTACGGCGCACCGATGTATCATACAAAGGAAGTATTCTTCGCTGACGTACTGGCATTTGCCAGAAATATAAACCTTTAAATTAAACCGAGAAATTTATGTTAATGTATTCATCGTACGAGAATGATCAGAGATACCCAAAGCCGCAAGTAGATGACAGGAAGGAAGTATTCTATGCATATATTGGTGGGGTGGCGCATGAGTGTAGTAGCCATGCCGCAGCAAAAGCAATCTCCAAGAATGTTGAACGTGTTATATTAAATGCTGATGATATAAGGGAACAGGCGCGAGAAGTCAGCGCATGGCGACAGGCATATCATGTGCGATGGAAAGAAGATTTGCGCCTAGAGTGCCAGTTACTTAGTAGTATCGGTATATTTGACAAGGCTTTCGAATACGTCAGGAGCCACGAGGATAACTTTGACATGATTCCTGATTATTTAGAAGAACTGGAAGAAATCATCAAGTTGGCACTAATAAAATCTGGAGTCCTACTCAAATGATCAAGAAATTAAAGAGCATAGTTTGGAAGGATTTATTGAGGCCGCGCTACGCAATCATCGTAGATGTTTTTAGTATTCCGACCTATGATGGTGGCTGGAAATCTGACAAATACCCAATAGCTATGAAATTGCCATATAAGCGCCCACTATCGATGGGATTCTATGAGTTTAGGAATATCCTTGCCGAGAGAAACTCACGAACATCATTGATATTCTGCGGATCATACCGAACAATACGAGGCATATATGGCATTGGGTCGACAGAGAAACACAACATGCGCAATGCAATTATGGTGAAGCCACGATGACCTTCGAAACACCAGAACAATGTAAGCTAATCTGGCTTACGCACGTTGAGTTGCGTAATTTTGCCGTGGATGCTGATCACACGTACCGAGTAGCCGCATGGAATCTAGCAACCACTAATAAATGTGGCGTCTATGTATACCCAAAAGAAAGGAGAAGTAGATAATGGCAAGCAACAGAGAACTATCGATACATATGCGCATCGGCGATATTGAATATGCACTTGCAGCCATAGATATCCCATACAGCAAAATACTAGATTTAGAGATGGAGCTACGAGATTTAGAGCGCGAATTGGCTGATATTGAATTAGAAAGATTTTAACCAACAGGAGATGAGAATGGAAGAAGAAGTGATTATATCGGCAGAGTTAGCAATCAAGCGAGAGATACTGCTACAAGCCATACTGAATGATGACTACGACTGGGTTAAGCTACGAACCGAAGACGATATCGACGATGCGTGGAATGACTTCGATGATAACTATGGTTATGCGGATGCCTTCCGGTGCTCTGGAATAGAGACTGGATTGTCTGCTCCGGACTCTCGACACTATGAGTGTGAGTCTGTAGCAACAAGACTTGCTGATGGCAAATGGGTCGAATGGGACTATTGGCATGGTGGTGGCAAACATGGCGAACCGGAGTCAATTGATTGGCTAAGTGATGCGCGATACATTGGCTGCAGCGAAGAGATCAAGAGTATAACCGTACAGACATTCTACCGGTTTCCGGACAATAAAACCAACGATTAAGTATTGACAAATACAGCAACTCCTGTATAATGTAACCAACATAAACAGGAGTTGACATGTACGACCAAGCATTAAAAAATAGCTGCACCGAATTAACACCACAGAAAGTTTGTAAGGGAAACAAGCATGCAGATTTTGTAGCTAGTCTTACATCCGCGACCAAATTCCTCGATCCCATAGCACCATCCCTGACCACCCGTTTTTATTGCGTAACCAATAATATTGGTGAACTGCCGTCCTGCGTCTGTGGTGAGCCGGTAATGGCGAACAAGAAAGATAATAAGCTTGGATTTACCCAATTCTGCTCCCCTACGTGCTCAAGGTCGAACAAAACAGTCGATAGTGGTATATTGGCTAAACTTTCCGATAAAGATTGGCTGTATGCGCAGAGAATTGCCCAGAAGAAATCGAAGGAAACCATTGCCGAAGAGCTTGGGTGTAGCATAGGTCCTGTTAATAGGTGGTTAGCTATCCATGATATACCCGACAGACAATACAACAAGTCCAATATTGATGTATTAGTGTATTTGGAAGACTATGATTGGCTGTATGCCGCATACATAAAAGATGGAAGGACATTAGATAACATTGCCACAGAAATAGGTTCTAATAAAGGGGTAGTATCTCGGTACCTAAAGCAACATAATATTACTGCTAGGAGTGGATCGGATAATCAGCTTAGTACAACGACTGCCGACGCGCTCACTAATAAGGAATGGTTAGAAGATCAGTATCTAATAAAAATGAGATCACTGGAAGACATAGGCGCAGACCTAAACTGCTCACCTAGAACTGTGCGTAGCTATCTTCGACAGCACGATATTGTGATTAGGAACCTAACTGAAGCTAGGTTTGGAGAAAATGTCGCCGCACTAAATCTATTGCGAGACAGCGCATGGCTAGAAGAGCAATACACTACACTGGGCAAATCAACATATGAACTGGCTGCAGAGTTAGGGTGCTCCGACGGAACAGTTGGTAGATATCTGAAAAGTCATAACATAGATATTTCTACTAGATATTCTGTATCCTCGCATGAACGTAAACTCAGAGAATTTTTAGAGGAACATAGCATAGAATTTGAGTGTTCGGTAACATCGATAATTACTCCATATGAGTTGGATATCTACATACCATCACTCAACATGGCAATAGAGGTAAATGGGGTTTATTGGCACAGCGAAGTATATAAAGACAACGCATATCATGAGATGAAGAGACTCAAGTGCGCTGATGTTGGTATTCGATTGATACACCTATATGAGGACGACATCATATATAAGTTCGATGTAATAAAAAGATTCCTATTAAATGCAATGGGACTAACTGGCGATGATCGCATATTTGCTAGGAAGTGTACTATCAATCGAAGGCCAGACAAAGAGGTGTGTAAGGATATATTAGATGCGCACCACATACAGGGTAATGCCGGTAGCACCAGTCGCATGACATTGGAGTATAGCGGAGAAACTGTGGCGGTGATGTTGTTTCATGGGAATGTACTCACTAGATACGCAACAACAAAAAAAGTTATTGGCGGGTTTGGGAAATTACTGAAAGCATCTAGATTATCTGAGGTTATATCCTTTGTTGATCTGGATATGTTCACCGGCGATGCATATATTAAGGTTGGGTTTGTTATAGATGCATACCTAAGACCAGACTACAAATATGTTGTTAACGATAAGCGGTACCATAAATTCAATTACAGAAAAAGTAGATTTGCCACCGACCCACAGCTTAAGTTTGATGAGAATAAGACTGAGCACGAATTGGCGCTGGTGAACAATATCTATAGAATATATGATTCTGGAAAATATAGGTTGAGGTGGGTATCGGAGTAACTACTTCTTATTTTTAATTAAGAAGGAATAAAACAAAAAAGGAGCCCGAAGGCTCCTTTGAGTTGCGCTAAGTGCTTGATTATGAAAGGTTTAAAATTTGAACTTTCCTAAAATAAACATTTGAGTTAGCATCGCCCAAACCACTCTGAATAACTGCACCATTACCGGCTGCATATGGATTTGCGGTAATGCCGTAACGAGTCTTAAATCCCAATTTAGGCTGGAATGTGGAAGGGTCAACCGCACGAACCATTTGCAATGGCACATATGGGCTGTAGAAAATACCAGCATCATATGGTGAAGAGCCACGGTAACCAGCAACATAGAACTGCACTGCAGAACCATAGTTTGCTGAGTAAGGATCGATGTAAACTTTGATCTTACCGTTCAGCATACCGGCAAATGTAGATGCAGTATCATCAACATTCAGATCAGTATTCAGGGCAGGAGCATAATCCAATTTACCGGCCAATGACAGAGCAGATGCTACGTCAGAAGAACAGATAATGAAGTTACCTTTACCGCGACGAGTTGTCTGAGCAATGTCGTTACAGTCACGTTCAATCTGGAACAACAAGCCTTTGAACTTTTCAACAGACCAGCGACCATTTGAGTCCAAGTCCAAGTCGAATTGACCGGCAGTTGTTACCACACCAGCGCGAGCACCAGGTACTGCAGTTGTGTAGATTGAGCGTAAAACTTCACGGTTAATTTCAGCCAAAATTTCTTGTGACAGAATGTTGGTCAATTCAGATTCAGCATCCAAACCATGAACCGCTTTCAAATCTTGTGCTAATTCGAGCGAGTACTCAGCTTTCAATGCACGAGTCTGTGCAGTGACAGTAGTCTTTTCGATTGAGAACGCCATTTGTGGGAAAGTTGTCGCCCCACCAAAATCTTCACCAACCGCTGTAGTAACAGCACCACCGTATGAGTATGCAAGAGCACCGGCACCAGAAACAGCAGACAGACCATTTGCAGTCAGTACAGCGTTTGTGTTATCGGTAACAGATGCGATTGTACCCAAGAATGCGCCAACTGCTGAATAAAGCGCAGCACCTTTGCTTAATTGAGTTAAGAACGCAGTGCCCACACCGACAACAGTAGTTGCGCCAGTACCGACAGTAATAGTACCTGTGATAGCTGATGGTGCAGATGGGTTTGTGCCGAACTGTGCGCCAGTACCAGTGAATGCTGAATTCACTTCATCAAACATCGCTTCAGTTCCACCCTGAGTCGTATATTTCGACTTCATGGCAAAGATCAGGCCAGTAGGCATCGTCATAGGCTGAACGCCACAGATGTCATAGGCCAACAGTTGTGGTAATGAGCGACGAACCAATGAGATCAGTACGGGGTCCCATTTAGCAACACCACCAGTATTGGGCATACTACCCGCGCTGTTGGCTGGAGCTGTTTCAAACAATTCTGCACGTTCTGTGATGTTTGCTTGTTCTTGGTTTTCAAGAACGATAGCAGTTACACTTCTGCGGTAGGCATCTTTGATCTTGGGCATATTTGGGTGATCAAGGATTGCGCCCCATTTTTTTTCTAAGCCGCTCTCTTCGGTAAGCATCATACTTTTCTTCCTTTAAATAATTAATTAATTTTTAATTGTTACAGTTATTTATATAAAATGACTTTTATCTAGTTATTTATATAAAAGACGAGTTATCGCTGGCGCGACATTGCCGCAGCATATGCCGCAACATTAGCATCGACGATAACTGTATTGGCATCACCAATAACACCTTCATCTAAACTTTGTTCTTTTGGTGCTTGTGCCTTTGGGAAATAGTTTTCTTTGATCGTGACAATCTTTTCTTTGTAAGACTGCTCGGATTCAAACTCTACTGCCTCAATCAAGCCTTTGAATTTTTCTACATCAGTTACAGTCAGACCTTTGCTAACTTCACTAACAACAGATTCTTTGATCAGAGTCGAGACAGTAGCTGCCAGAGCGATGTTCTTGGCAATCTGCTCATCGAGACCAGTTTTCAAAGTAACTACTTCAGCTTCCATTTCAGAAACCAATTCAAATTTTTCTTCTGGGACTTCGATGTAGCTTTCGACAAACAGGGCTTTTAAACCTGTGATGAAGTCTTCAGTGATTTCTGTACGAAGACCGGATTCGATAGCAACTTTGTTTTCGGCAATCCACTCAGCAGCCGCATAATTCAAGAATGTGTCGATTTGTTCGACTAATTCTTTCTTGACTTCGTCCAGTTGAGCATCGAACTTTGCTTCGTATTCTTCTTGAATAAGAGTTACTTCATCAGCTAATTTAGCAGCCAATGCAGATTCAAAGATCAAAGTTACTTTGTCTTTAATGTCGGTGGATAATTCCTGACCTTCGAATAGAGTGCCCCAATCTACCTTGGTAGCTTCGGCGATAATTTCTTCGTTTTCCATCATGTGTTCCTTATGTGACTAATCGGTTAATACTAGTATTTATATAAAAGTTATTTGAACGAATTCATAAACTTGGTGAATTCTTCTTCTAGCCTGATTTCAATTTGGGCTTTAGGCGCTCTGCGAATGGCAGACTTTGCTTCGTCGATGTTTTGTTCCGACCAGATACCATCTACGCAAGTCCACTCCTTACCTTCCATGATAGATTGCATCCATGCACCATGAGCGCTCGGCGATGATACGATGTCAACACACTTCAGAGAAAAATCATTCTGCACTTCGTTGATACCATCTTGTCTCTTTCTGAGGCTCCCTAGTGCTCGGCTAGATACACCAAAACTTACTTGTTCATCCATTAAGGCTTTAACAATCTTGCCGCATGGGGTATCCAGAATTTTGGCTACACCACGTACATCATTCCCATCCCAACTCAGTTCCGTGATCAGGTGAGATGCCTCTCTTGGGTCGACACTTACTCGATTGGCTGGGTGGTTTAATTCTCCGAGAGCTTGATTTTTGAGTACCTTTTCGGCAGTGTAGAGCGCAACTTCCCGCTCCATCAAATGCTTCGGGTATATTCTGCCATTATGGTTCACAGCCTCGGATTGCATAAAAATACCGGCAATAGTATATTTCTTGGCACCACCTTCAATCTTTTCGGTAAGTGTCTCTACCGATTCGTTTATTTCTGCTAACATTACTGCCATTAGATTTTCCTCGGCTTATGAAATGTATTTATTAACTTCGTACCTATTTTTTACATCGGCACCGCGGTTGTAGACCTGAACATGCATCTGTTTTTTCTGCAATACCCCATCTTTCGATAATGGGAAGCTCAGTCTTTTTGTGCTGCCATTCGCTGGCTTTGGATCGACAAATGAAGTATCTTTGTGATGGTCTTCGTCATGGATGTCGTAACCTCTGCTCTTGGCGTGGGTATAGGCATGCTCTAAGGCACCGCGATAAGTTTCGTGGTAGATGCCATCGGCTTCATCCAGACCTTCTTTAACTTTAGGTGCCGCAACTGCAGCATCAATGAGCTTATCGTCACCATCTTTGAGTTGTGGTGCTTTTACCGGTACGGATTTTGCTTTGCGCTGTACTGCTTTAAGTTTGTCTTCTTCCGGAATACAACCTTCGGTAATAGACGTAGTGCCTATCTCCGCAATGGGCTCATCAACAGATTCTCTATAAATTGAGCCAGCAATCTCTTGCTTCATCGATTTCATCCTGTCTGCGATCTTTTCTGCCAAGGCAGCAGCAACACCTTCTTTGGCATCCGCAAGGTTGCCGCTCTCGATGTCGAAAAATATTTTTTCCATGTTAATAGCCCAGTTATTTGTTTACGTTGTTATATTTAGCGTCAATGAGTTCTTGCTTCATCAATGTAGTCTTTTCTGCGGCTTTTTCCGACAAGGCAACGCGCAACAGTTGGGTTGCTTCATGCAAATTTCTGGTGGCAATGGTACCCAAAATACCATCGAGAACTTCTTCGAAAGTTGGGTCTTTGCGTTCTTTCGGAGCAGCTGCAGCCGCTGCCATACGCTTGCCGAGATTTTCTTTAAACTTGTCCTTAAGCCTAGAGAAAAACGAACCGGTAGAAGATGCAGCCTTTAGTTTTGGTAAATGCTCATCTTGTAGGTCGCCGTGTTTAGTGCTACCAGAATCTCTCAGCGACTGGAGATGGGATTTAGCCACCGCTGCCAATGCATCGTTGCCGCTGGTCAGTGCTGTTCTCAACTGTGTTTTGTTTGCCATTCCGTGATGGATGACGAATGCTTTCTCTTCGTGTGACCCATGCGCAAAGATGGCATTCTTGTGATCTGCCGTGATGCTTTTCTTTGCATCGGCAATAACGTCAGGTGAATCATTTTTCAGTGCTGCGCGGAGCACACCAACTGAATTAACATTCTTGTGGAAATTTTTATCCACCGTGTTTGTAGTCTTCCCAGCGGAAGCAACATGTTGGCTAATGTCGTCAAGATGCTTGTCGGTGAGTCGATGATCAAACAGCACCGCGTGTCTGGCATAATCATTCTGTGCGTGGTCATCGTTGCCCAGCCCATGCTTCAAAATTGATCTGGCATTGTGCTCGAAATGATTATCCGGTGCTGTAGAGATATGCGCCTGCATCTGGGCATATGATTTCTGTGAGCGCAGTGATTCGAGTAACTGTTCTGGCGCATCTATGATTTCTGTTTCCATGTGTTTTCCTAAAATGTTATGTTGTTAGACTTTCTGGATGTTGACGAAAGTGTTGCCGTTTTCTGACAAAGTCAGCGTTTCGCCGACAGCCATGCACTCAATCAAGTTATCTAGCCCATCGATGCTGCTGATCCTGACCTCATCATAAGATTCGTTCAGGCTCTCATTGGCTGGGGTGATCTTAGCAATGACCTTACCCTTCTTAGTGATCTGGATAATCTTACCGGCAATAACTGTGTTCATGACCTTTGACATCTTGTGCTCGACATCGGCCAGAGTCATTTTGCCGGTTTCGCCGGTTGGTGATGCACTGCCACCACCGGTATCCTCGCCATCGCCAGCATCAGTACCGCCATCTTGCATATCATCGGCACCGGCCATTGGTGGGTAGTAAATTGGGTTATCGAACTCGGCTATGATTGTTGCATCCATCTCATCAACTATTTCATCGGTCTGTTTGAATATTTGTTTTCTAACAAAATCATGCGAGAAGTATTTGCCGACATAAGGCTCAAGTGCTTCGGCAGTTTGAATACGGTTCGTGAGAATTTCGTTGTATTTCAACTCTTCGAAGTAGTTATCCTTCTCAAATTGCACGACGATTCGCTCTTTGATGAACTCCCACTCATCACCATTGATGATGCCCTTCAGCGTCAATTGCAGCTTCAGGGCATCTAGGAATAGGAAGGAGAATCGCTTCTGCAACCTGAACACAAACTTCATGAAGTTCACTTCATCTCGGGTGATTTCGCTGCTTCTACCCATGTTAAAGCCAGACTGAGACATCAATCTAGACAATGGGACGTTCAGTGCGTAGTAGAGCTTGGTTTTGAAGTAGTCAACATCAACCATGTCGGTGAATGATGGGTTAGCACCTGGTAATGTAGTGATTTCAGTACCTTTGCCGCCTTCTCGTCTTGGCATCCAGAAATCTTCTAGCATGCTCATGAACTTTTTGTCGTCCTTGATTTCGCCATTGACACCATCATAGACAATCTTGTTCCGGTACCGGTTCATTACATCGCGGAGATGCTCCTCGGCCTTCATTTTTGGCAGGTTCCCAACATCGATATAGAATATGCGCCTCTCTGGTGCCCGTGCAATCTTATAGATGACGACAGCATCTTCCAGCATCCTTAATTGGTTTGCTGGGCGAATCGCTTTATGCAGGTGGGATAGGACACTTTTTGTTGTCTCATCGATGACGCCAGAACTTGCTTCGATAATAGCGTCGACATTAAACTTGATGCCATTTACCGTATTATTGGTCGCACTATTGCTCTGGGCAGTCGATGCCACGAAAGCACTTTCGGAATAGAGAAAATATTCCTGTACCGATTGCACATATTCGATACCATTAGCATCCTTTGCCTTGGTAAATTCTTTGACCTTCTTAATTTTCAGGGCATCGACTGGGCGTAGCTCAAGAATGCCAGACTGTGGGTTCTTTTCATCGACAATAGCATTGAAATATATACGACCATCAACGTACCAGCGTCTGAAGATAGCATATGATTTTTCGTCAAATTTGAGCAGTTTTAGAATTTCTGCAAACTCATCCATGATTGCCAGCTTGACTGCCTTTGCTAATGGGAGTTTGTCTAAATTTAAGGAGACTGGAAAAGTGCCGGTATCGTAGACAATAGATTCGTTTACGATGTTATCGATGGCTAAATCGACTTCAGTATATTGGGATAATGTTCGGTAGCGCTTGATCAGTTCTTGATCGCCGCTGCTTGAGCCATCCATGCTCAGGTAGGTTGAGCCAAAATAGGAGTTGACGCCAGTTATGTGTGCAGCGCCATCGTCTGACATCGGGGTGACCGGAGACGGAGCCTCGATCTTGATATTGCTACCAATGTCAACGCCATAATTCCCTTTGCGCTGTTTTGATGATTTTCGTGTCATTAGATAGTAAACTCGCATCTTTGTTAGTATATGAGTATTTATCCTTGTGTTTTCTTATGGATATGGTATAATGGCAACAATAATAATTAACAGATGGATATGGGCAAATAAATGGCACGAGTAGGAATAGCAATTGATAAAGATTGGTTAGAAGAGCAGTACATTACAAACAAAAGAACTACACCAGACATAGCAAAAGAGGTAGGATGCAGTCACTCCTATGTTGGCAATGTACTAAAGAGATATGGGATAGCGGTTCGCAGTGCAAAGGAAGCTAAGTCAATGCACACTAATGCTCTGGAGTATCTGGAGAACAAAGAGTGGCTACATGAGCAATATATTACCCTACGAAAAAGTACCCCGACTATAGGCAAGGAATTAGACTGCTCGTCCACTATGGTTGCGTCATATCTGACGCAACATGAGATTGAAATCAGATCACTTAGCGAGGCCAATAATATTGGGGCAGCATATGTGGAAGATCGAGATTGGCTATATGAGCAGTATATCACCCTAGGCAAAAGTACCACAACCATAGGCAAGGAAATAGGCTGCACGCCAGTTACTATATCTAACTGGCTCCGCACACACAAGATAGATGCAAGAAACCCATCGGAAGCTAAGGCGCAAAATGTTAATAGGGATTTGCTATATGATATAGCATGGTTGAGTGATCAATATGTAACAAAAAATAGATCGGCAATATCCATTGCAAACGAACTTGGATTCTGCGATGGGGGACCCGTAAGAGCTGAGCTAACCAAAAATAACATTAAATTAAAAACTAATGCAGTAGCCCAGATTAATAATATAGACGCCATACAATATCTGGAAGATGGCGTATGGATGCGTGAGCAGTACAGTGATAAAAATAGATCGAGTACATCTATTGCTAATGAATTATTATGTACCCACAAAACCGTATTACGGTATTTGCATGATCACAATATACCAATAGTTCATGACTATAAAATGTCTACACCAGAATATGAGATCGGGGAGTTCCTTAGCGGGGTAGGAATATCCTATATTAATTCATGTAGGAGCATACTTACTCCATTGGAACTAGATGTATATATACCGGATAAGAAAATTGCTATTGAGTTGAATGGAGTATATTGGCATTCGGTCGAGGAATCTAGGGATACTGTAGAAAACAGGAAGAAGCACCTATATAAAACAGAAGAATGCGCAAAGCGCGATATTACGCTATTACATTTTACCTGTCTAGAATGGAATAGTAAGCAGCCTATAGTGAAATCTATGATATTAAACAAGCTCGGAATCACAGCAGAAAAAATATTTGCTAGAAAATGCACTATTGCTGTGGTCACAAAAGAAGAACAAAAAATATTTTTTGGTGACAACCATATACAAGGGTATGCAAACAGTACTATATGCTATGGTCTATTATATGGCGGTGAATATGTGTGTATGATTAGCTTTGGTCGCCCCAGATATAATCAAGCATACAGTTACGAAATTATTAGGATTGCCACAAAAATGAATACTAATGTGGTTGGTGGTGCATCTAGACTATTTTCTAAGTTTATTAGAGATAACAATCCAATATCGATAATTACCTATGCCGACCGAAGATATTCTACAGGGAAAATATATGAGGTACTTGGGTTTGAATTTTCACACAACAGTGATATCGGATACCGCTGGGTTAAGAATGGCGTTGAATATAATAGAATGCAATTTCAGCGCCATAAGTTGCAGGATAAAATCAAGCACTTCGATGAATCGAAATCGTCTACACAGAATATGTTTGATAATGGGTATAGAAAGCTGTATGACTGCGGACAGGCCGCTTTTGTGATGAATAGGGCTCTATAATATTATAGAGCCCTATTATATTATATGGTTACTACGCCAATTGGGGTAGTTAATCCAATACCTAGACCAGATGACCCAGTAGTATTAGCTACCCAAAACTGATAACTGAAAGTTACCGAAAATTGCTCAATTACGTTATTCTTTGAATACTCTAATTCAATAGGCGATATATCAATTGGGAACGCATCAACAAACTTATAACTCTTTAGGGCTTGGTTATTGCGGTCATATTGAATAACAGCCAAGTCGGCCTGATATTTAGATGGTGATGTTTGGCCGGTATTGCTGGAGTTAGCGTTCATCATCTCCATCCACGATTCAAATGCATCTCTCAATGCAAATGACTCTGTGTTGTAGCAACTGATTGTCCAGGGTGGGAATGTGCGCTCCCCAGCAAGATACACATCACGACCGCGATAGGGTGCGTTGGCTGGAGCAATGATGGATGCTGGTATGCTAGCAGCGTGGCATAGAAACGATGCCTGTAAAGGTGCCACTGCTGTCCATGCGTTAGCTACTCCAGATGGGAAAGACACCTCCAGGGAGAACTGATTTGGCCGTGCGCCACCCTGTAAAACTGATTTGAATGAACTGATTGATGCGACTGATGCCATGTTATATTTCCTTTAATATGTTATATGATTATTTAGTATCTGGGTTGGGAGCGGCAAACTCCCAACCCTACTATCTAATTAAATACCGCTCTCTTTAAAGTTAACGGCACCGGTTCTAGTCGCAACAAAGTTCAATGTGATGAAATTGATTGAATAGTTTGGTTGGATATAGATATCACCAACAAAATTATTGCTAGATACAACTTCATTTGTGTTGTTACTCTCATCGCAAACTACCGCAAAGCTTTGGATACCTTGTCTTCCCTGCACGTCGCGCAAAAAGGGCGTGACCATACCAATGAACAGGTTGCGTGTATTTGGATCGTTGAATTCAAACAACAAATACTTGGCGGCAATCGCAATACTTTTCTCTAACACGATGAACAGACGGCGAACGTTAATTCTGTCAAAGGCAGATGGTTTTGCCAATGTAGTCTTATCGCCCATCAACAACACACCTTGTCCTCGTTCAGAAACAACTGGGTTGATACGTGCCTGATACAATACGTCACGATCAGTTCTGTCTGATGGGTTGAAGCCCAATTTAATAACATTCTTGATCTGGCCGCGGTTGTAACCAGCTGGTGACCACCAAGGATCATTGGTATAATCGGTACGAGCAGTTAAGCCAGCCATATCGCCATTCAGCGGAACCCATCTGTTTACATCGTTGTACCGGTCATACTGGTACTTAACGCCACTGTCGATGAAGCCATATGAAGATGATGTGATCAGATCGGCATATGCTTTCAAGTCAAGTGTTTGTTGTGATGTAGCGCCAACAATATAAGCATTGGTATTGATGTTCTGTGGTGAAATAAACGCCACGCAGTCTTTTCTGACTTCGGCAATGTTCTGAATAACATAGTTAGCCAGAGTGTATGTTGCTTTACCAACAGCAATCAGAGACACGTCATACAATTCTGTATTCGCATACAAAATGAATGCAGACATCAAATCGCCTTCAGTAGAGATGTCGCCGTTTGTACCATTTGCCAATGAGACATTAATGGCAGCAGTCAATGATGTATAAGTAACACCGGCTGCAGCAGTACCCCAATTTGACATTCCAGTTGGCGCATTAGCAAACCACACATACTTAGATGCGGTGTTGATGGCATTGGCATAGTAGTTTGTACCGCCATCTGGCTTAGAAGCATTTACTGCTTTAGACAGATAAGCATATTTTTCAAGAATAGTTCCGGCAACACCAGTGAAGCCACCATCTTCGTCCCAAACGACAACATGTAACTCATCATTAGAGCCACTAACGTTTGCCGCAAATGGTGATGTAGATGGAGCAGAGTTGAATTCTTTGTAAAATTTCCATCTAATAGTACCAGCCGATGCTGCCTGAGAAATTGCTGGCAGACCTGTTAGTGTCAATAGCACTGCAGATTCTATTGATGCTACTTGACCAATGACGATACCGCTTCCACTAACAACATATGATCCAACTGGAGCCTCTGTTGTAAATGCTGTACCTGTACCACCCAGCTGCATAGAGTTCATGCGAACACCAGTTACTGGTGTAATTGTTTGGTCTGCTCCGACGGAAGCAAATGTAATTGTTGTTGTGTTAGTAACAGCAGTAACGACAAATGTACCGGCAAAGCCATTGGTAGCACCACTCAGAATGAACGACTGCCCAACAATCAGATTGTGAGGTGATGCAGTTATGGCTGTGCCGAGAGAGGTCAATCTTGTCAACGACACAACCCAAACATCTAATGTTGCCGCAATAGTACCGGTTGCACTTTTTGAGAATGTTGCTGAGTCAGCCATAGACACAGCCAAGCTGTTACCCTTGGCACCTGGGTATTTTGCAACAAACTCACCAGCAGCAGTCAGGCTGATATTGCCTGTCGCATATTCTGTTTGGTTTTTTACAACAAAGCGCTTACCGACTGTATACGTTGCGGCAGCTACAGAAACAGCAGCAACATCAACCAGTGTAGCAGCAGTTGTGCTAGCAATAGACGCAATCTGACCGATTATAGCGCCAGTGGCACTGATGATCCAATCGCCAACGATAGCATTTGTGCCAAAGTTTGATGTTACACCAACAACTGCCTTTGAGCCAGCAACAGTTGTTATTGTTCCGGTGCCAGCAACATCAGCCGTAGCATTTGCAGATGCGTTGAATGCTGCTCGTGAGTCTGCACGAGTAAACAACATATTTGATGCATACGACAAAAAGTTCGCCACGGTAAAGAATGGCGTGAATGTATTGTCATTTGGTTCGCCAAATTGTGCAACAAATTGATTCTCAGATGAAAACTGAGAGGGGTACATCATCGGGCCCCATTCCGCATAACCAGCAGTTGCTGCAGGGCTTGTTGCCACTGCCGGTACAATGTTTGTTAAATCTTTTTCGGTTATCCGAATCCCTGGAGAAAGCTGGAAAGAACCTCCACTCATAGTAATACCTCTTTGTGTTTGTTTATGAAATTTTTGTCTTAAGCATATTTAGCCACATCACTTTCTAGCTAAGTTCCCATAGCCATTTATATTTTTTTAGAGGCAATTGGATATTTATATCGCGCCGTATGTGTCTCGAATGTAGGTGGAGTAGTTATATTTAGAATCTACCCAGATGTCCGAGACATCTAGGATCATATCTTCGGAGTGATCCTGCTCAATTCCAGTGTTAACGAACCCAAATGGGCATAGTTCATCATTTAGCCGACGCTCTTCGGCAGCAAACATCAACTTCCGGATATCGACATCGGTATAATCGCGAAACCACTGTTGTGTCGTCAGCCACGCAAACATCACCAGAGTCATGACAAGGTCATCATTACAGTCTGAGTCCGCAGCATAGCTGTTGCGCCAATGTACAAAGGTAGATATCTCAACCACAGTGTCGAAATCATTTATGAGCAACTGGTCGCCTTCTACTAAAGTCTTTAGTGCAGCACAACCAATCCGTTTTGTTTTCACTGTGGTCTTAACGCCAAGTGTTCCAGAATTCCCCCACTGAGTTATCACATCCTTGTCGGTATATATGACATTCTCATACTCAAGATCATCGTGAAGAATCGCAACAACCTGAGAACCGATGCTGTTGTTTTCAATTAAGACCATTGCCTCGTTATACTCATGGCCTACCTTATATATAATACTTGGGTACAGAATCGGCTGAATGTGATCACTTCTGTACTTTGCACAGACCTGATAGGGCATGCTAGTGGCATCAAAGACAGTGAATGCCGAATAATCCTGCCCACCACCTTCCGAGACATCCACCGTAATGAAGTAGATATGCTCAGGTATTGGTTTGATGAGCATGTCAAATCCATCTGATGAGTGCAGGGCATTAAGATAGACCATCTTCTTAATGTAGTATGAGGAAATGAGTGTGTTCGAACTTCCTTGGAAATCCGCCTCCATTTCTTGCATAAACTTGGCATCACCGAGTACCTTCCGCATGTCGTCAGCCCACGCCTGATCGCGCCCAGGTACTTTCTGCCATGTAACCATGACCGGAGTAAATCCATTCCTCCCCTCGACTGCATCGGTGTACAGTTTGTAGAAATGGTTGAGTCCGTTCGGTGTTTGGTGCCCTAAGATTCCATTATATATAACAGAGTGGCACCACTTATCACCCTCATTATCCGGTAGAGAAAAATCATATGTATAATTTTCGCTTTCTTGTACCTCAAGAATAGGTACCCAGCAAATGTCTGGCTGTATAACATCATCCATTCTGGTATCAAAAATACCGGCCGCATTAAGTTTGGCTTTTATATCTAGGCAAGTTGTTCTAGATAGTCCTATATTATCTTTAGCGATGCCAGAAAAAATATTTAAATTGCTGCTATGATCCTGTTTAATAGATTTAAATATATTTTTTGAGTTTGGCACTACGTCTAGCCAGTTACCTCTATATGTTGCTTTGCATGTAGAGCTTCTAGATTGTTTTCTTTCAAATTTAAATCCAACTTCGTCAAAAAATGTTGCTGCGTGAGTATTCGCCATCGTTAGGACATAAACTGTCGAATACACCTTAACCTTTTCTGTTGGTGGTGTTATTTTTTTGGCAATGGTTGAGAGTATCCCAAAGTTAATGAGAATTATTCTTAGCTGCTCTATTAATTTTAGTGATGTCGATGCATATGACACCCTAGCTCTATTTTTATCAGCACACCCATCGCCATCGAACATACCTTGCAGTAACGCAATTATATTTTCTTTTGAGATACTAAATAGTCTAGTGGGAATTTCTTTATACTTTGCCGTTTTAGTTAGATCAAATCCAATATGGCGCATAGTCTCAACCAACGATCTAGATGCGCACCTATAGTGGAATCCACCATCTCTTGTATTGCTATATCGTAACCCTAAATTACCAAACACATGGCTCACATCATCACCGCATGTTATATCGATATTGCCGTGTGCCCCATTCCCCTCGGCAATATATAGGCCAAGAAAATATGAAAACTCCGGAGTGAACGAATTTATGTCGAATCTGTTTGCTTCATATTTGTTCGTGTGGTAGGTAAAATCTATGGCATTATTACTTCCCCATAGATTCATACCATATTTAATGCCAATATAGTCTCCAACAGATAACTCATCTAATCTATACCAATCATATACACCATCTTTATATGCATATAATTTGTGATTATGTGATCCTTCTAGCGTAGAGTATCTAGATATTACCTTTTTAGTTGGCACCTTACCGTTATTGTGCATGAGCACACCAGTTTTTATACCATCCTTGCCCTGAATAGAGTAGGTAGGTATTTCATAGGTGTGCTCTATATCGTCATCGATGAAGTCCGATATTTGCTTAATACCATCGGTAGAATAGATATAGGTATCTTTTACTACGCATGACGCGATCACTATCTTGGTCGATTTACCGGAAGATAGTGTCGGATAGACTGATGTAAAAAACTCAGTGGCCTTGTTTGAATCAACGAACGCAAACTCATCCAGCAGGATATAGCTGATAGAGAATCCGCGAATTGAGTTAGCAGATGTAGTTTCGCAGATGATTCTTGACTTGTTTTCAAGAACCATTGAGCTCTTGTTCCACTCTACTAATCCTGGTTGCAACCAGTATGGTATAAGCGCATAAATCTTCTGCACCTTATCCATAATTTCTTTTGCTGTTGCACCTTTGTTGGCGAGAATCGCGACATCTTTGCTAGGATTGAAGATAACAAACCACAGGAAAAAAGATGCCGTTACGATAGTCTTGCCGACCTGACGTGCGGTACAAAGAACAGTCTTGCTATTCTTCCACATGGCATTGATGAAGTCTTCCTGATAATCATAGAGATCAAAAGGAATAACCCCCTTATCCAAATGCACAATTTTGCAATAGTTTTTGATGAAATAGATCGGGTCATTCTGGCACTTAATGTACTCGGACACCTGATCTGCCGAAAACGTAAGCTTTACGCCAGCAGCTTTTAGTCCTTTTCTGCCTTTGTAATATTTTTGTGGGTCGGCCATTATTCCTGCCCTTTCAATGCCATTTCGGCTATCATTCTCTGTAAATCATCTGTGCTACCGGCAAAGAAATTATTCGATGTCTGGGTAACGGTCTTGGCTTTGATGTTGTTACCGCTACCGGCAGTCTCAATATCTGTTTTTGTTTTGTGGAGTTCGAGTACCTTCATGTTAAGGTCACCAACAGTTTTTAGCAGACCAGAAAATGAATCTATGCAGCGCGGCTGCTCAGTGGCAACGAGAATGTTCAGTGCCGTTTCTAATCCTTGGTTGCCCAGCTCAATAAGGGATAGCATCGAAGTCCGGACGGCAGCGAAGTCTTCTGTCGGTTCGGTATATGGGGTTGGGAGTGTCGATACGGTTCCGTCATCTACGTACTCGATAAAATCTCTATTTTCTTCAGTATCCATTCTATAAATTACCGGTTATTAGTATTGTTCTAGTATTTATAAAAATTAACTTGACAAGATTTTCAAGTTCCTGTATAATATATAGTTTTTGGAGAGATGATGGCGAAGAAAGAGCTTGGGCATACGTGCATGCCTTGCCGAATGAGATGGCATAGGCGATACTACACATGCAGCTGTAAATTTATTTGGAGTACGCCCACATTCAGAAAAAGATTGACAAAGAAGTAAACTGCTGTATACTTCCTAGCAACAAAACAAAAACCACAACAAGGAATTTTTGAAATGAATGCTTACGACTTGGGCCATGCCGCTGGCGAATCTCTCTCTAATGAAAATGCGACAGCATTTGCAGCCTTTATACTTATATTTATTGTAGCATTGCCTTTTATGATACTTAGATTGCTCGCTTTTGCTACTAAGGTGATAGCAATCATCTTTACTTTTATTTTCGTGGTAATGCTTGCAAAGTATCCCATAAGAGGACTATTGATCATATGCGCTTTATGCTACTGGGCGTATTATTCGCTATCATCTATAGTGATTTGAGCTAAATAACAATAACACAACCCACCAATGGAGTAGATAATGCCATCGTATGATTACCAGTGCAAAAAATGTGAACATGTATTTGAAAAGGTGTCTAGAATTGCCGATAGGCACAACCCAGCTGCCGAGCCCTGCCCAGATTGTCTGGCAGAGAATACTGTTGGGATGGTGATTGGCATGCCGCTGTATGTCGACAACCATAAGCTCATGGGTCGAGACAGAAAACTAGACATGGGCTTCAAGGAGGTCATGTCGAAGGTACACGAAAGCACCCCTGGGAGTAATCTTAACGACATGGTTGGGTACAAATTATGAAGTCGGGTGCTGTAGTTATGGGAGATGCCTATTGGTGCTGCTGTCGCGCATTCAATAGGGCAACCGAATTTCTAGAGTGCCTGTTAGCCCCAAGACGATGGAAATATTGGATTGTCAGGCCAAAGACATTGCGAATAGGTTATCACGATACATATGATGTATATCTACATACATCTATGCAGATTTTGTGTGATTTTTATCACAATGAACTGATTTGCGGCAATGTTGACTGGAATTGGGATGTTACCTACCAAGATGCATGGGCAACCATAGAAGAGATTGCCAGTTGGTGGGAGAATGAATTCCCAAAATACGAAGACGTATGGGAATTACCGCCCACCGCAACAGCAGAGCAATATGAGGAGCTATTATCTGCTGCCGCTATTGCCGAAATAGAGCAGAACGACAAAATACTCAGCATGCTATTAAAACTAGCTGAAGTATCACCATTTTTATCGAGGTAATGTATGGGAGGCACAGAGGCAAAGCAGCCTAAGAATGAGATTCTTTATACCGTGGTAACTGGTCATAGATTATTGCCCATGATAAAATTTTCTGGCGAAATCTATGTTCCCGCCAGAAAAGAAACTTATGCTGGTGGACTCCCGCACGTAAAAGACATAGTTAATATATATCACGACGACATGAAAGAGCTAATTAGATTGCTAAGCAAATACGGAACGCCACCTGTTTTTATTAAGTTAACCAAGGACGACAAGTAATGAAAAGGTTTGTAAACTATAAGCACGAATATGACGCCGGTAAAGTAAATGCTAGCAATCCGAATGTGGATACCTATCAGTTCCACCGAAAAGCGATTCAGTACAAAAACGAAAAGCTCAGGAAGGGCATATACCAGCCGAAAAAGCAACGTGGCGTGTACCGGCGCAACAAAATATTCAATGCCGAGCGGTTTACGAACCAAGTCATAACCAAGATCAAAGAAGATATAGCAAAACCGTTTAAAGAAATCATCGCAGAAATAAGAAACTGCAAAATATCAACTCTTATTTAAAAATAAGACATAACATGAGGCAAGTGAATGGCAAAGATAATGGATTTTAGAGATGGATCAACCCAAGATAGTGAAGATACGCATCACTTCATATTTGATGGTAGCACTGATGTCTTAGAGGTCGGCACATACAGCCAGACTGTTAAGCTTATTATTGCTGGCGGTGAGGATACGGTTAATTTGGTCGACTATGACCACCTACCAACATTTATCAAGGCATTACAGTACATCCAAGATGAATTTGCGACACCAAAAGCGAGGTAATTCGAATGCCAAAAATAGTAGATTGCAGACACCTCGTGGATGCGGAGCCGAGCGATGGCAGTACCCATTACATATTTGATGACAGCGTTGATGTATTGGAAACACATAGCGACAGAACGTTTGTTACGCTAATACACGGCACAGGTAGCGTGTCGTTGGTGGGGATAAGTTATATCCCAAACCTCATCATGGCACTGGAGAAAATCCAAGCCGATTTTAAGGCCAAGTAACCAAAATGAATTATTTACAGAAATATCAGGCAGCACACGGACTAGACCCAGATGGGAAGATCGGAAACAAAACTGCTGCAGTGATGATACAGGACTTGGATATTGACTCAACATCTCATTTTGCCTATTTTATTGCACAAGTGCAACACGAGTCGGCAAATTTCACTGCAGGTCGAGAAAACATGAATTATAGTGCCGCTGCATTGAAGAAAATGTTCGGCAAATATTTCAAGGGACTAGGTGTTGCAAAATATGCCAGAAATCCAGAAAAGATCGCCAACAGAATCTATGCATGCCGCATGGGCAATGGTGACGATGGGAGTGGTGATGGCTGGAAATATCGCGGTGGCGGTGGATTGCAGCTGACCGGTAAGGATAACTATGCGGCCTATTTCGACAGCGTAGGGTTACCAGAAGACAGTGATCCTGACATCATATCTGAACCAGAACATTACTTCAAGTCGGCCAAGTTTTTCTTTGATGAGAATGATTTGTGGCGCATATGTGGCGCACAGAGCAACGAATGCACATCTAGGCTCAGCAAAGCGATAAACTTGGGTAACCAATACTCGGCTGGCATACCACATGGATTAGATGTGCGGATCGCCCTGACTAACCAATACTTCAAGTCTCTTGTATGGATGAGTTGAGGCAGCAGAAGGTCGCGCTCGCCCTAGAGTATGCCAGAAATCGTGGAATCCCATATTACGAGTACTCACCAGAAGAGCGCGACGTCGAGTTTTCTAAAATATATCAGTCAAAATACCGTAGTGGTATTGTTGGCGGCGAAGTTCTCCAGCTGATGCATGGTATTGGTTTGGCGTGGTCATATTTCCCGCACCATTGGGGTGTCCCAGTCATGAAAATGAAAACACCGCTCGATATATTCAATGATGATACCCTGCTCTCAAAGGCACTGTTAGGCCGACTGCGGTGGGGCGGAGACAACAATATTAAGATGGATGGGTGGCTAAGTGACTCTCAGCTCCGCAAAGCTATACGTACTGCATCTGGATCGCAGTCGGTGAGTAATTTCAGGCCGGTGGCAGCGGCAACCATCTATCATAAGTATGCTGGTGCTGGCGTAGTTTGGGATATGAGTTGTGGATTTGGCGGTAGACTGCTTGGCGCTTTAGCATCGAAGGCAGTGAAGAAATATGTTGGCACCGAGCCAGCATCGCTGACATTTGCCGGACTGCAGGAAATTGCCAAAGACTTTGCCCACATGCCGGTAGAAGTAGAGCTCCACCAATGCGGCTCAGAAGAGTTTACTCCTGACTGCCCAGTGGATTTATGCTTCACATCGCCGCCCTACTTCAATACGGAGAGATATTCGAATGAGGATAGCCAATCCTATGTAAGATATGCGACACCGGAAGAGTGGAATGAAGGATTTTTGCGGAAAACTATGCAGAACTGCATGGCATGCCTAAAAGATGGTGGCTACATGCTCATCAACATAGCAAACGTCAAATCTCACAAGACTTTAGAGGCCGATACGGTAACCATAGCACTATCGGAGGGATTCGTCTTAGAGGATACCCTACGCCTTCGCCTCAGTAGCATGACCAAGGGTGGGTTTAAGTATGAGCCTATATTTGTGTTCAGGAAAATTATCCACTGAGATAAATAGTACAGAAACTATTTTAAGGATTTTTGCATGCTAGGGTTTAAAGCGCTGATAGAACAGGTGAACAATAACAGGGATACGCTGGATACCCATATGGGCAAGAAGCTGATTTCCACAGTACATGCCAAAGAAAGAACTGAGGAGAGAGAGGCTAACGAGGACATGGTTAAGCATGTTTTCAGGAAGGCAGTCGAGCATGTAAAAGCGCATGGTGCAAAATACGGTAAGGATGAGCATTTCTTGGTTCGGTCAAAGAAATATGATCGGTCTATAGCATTTCATTTTCGACCAGACAAATATGCGACCAACGATAAGCAATCGCACTTTGTTCATACGACCACTTTCCCTTCTGGGGAGCACTACGCAAACAACCATACTAAAAAGATTATGGTGGAGGGTGTTGGGGTAGAATTTATTTTCGTTGAGGTAGAATAAAGGCTTGCTTTTTATCATGGCTATGATATACTGAAATCCAAGTTGAGACCCACCAACTATAAAAACGGCAAGGGTAGTAGTTCTCGGTCGGTACTAAAAGCCGTCGCAGTATAACGTAAGCTGCACTAATTATCAGGCATGCTCTAAATCCATATATTAATCCCTCCCGTGATGTCCGTGGTGACCTTTGTGTCTGCCGTGGTCATGGTGCCCATGATATCTCCCATCCGAATGCGTTGGCTCATAAAAATGGTATGGGCGCTCATAGTACTCAGCACACCCAGACAACATAGCCAGTAACAATATGATTGGCAAAAATAGTTTCATTTGGTTCTCCAGTTATTTGTATCTCTATTTATCGAAAATAATAATTGACAATCCAAAATTTCTCTGTATACTTTAACCATACTTTCTACCAACCACCACTAAAAGAGAGAATTATCATGGCTTCAGAACTAGATATGAGTAAAGGCAGAGCAGCAATCGCATTCACTGGACAGACCCCGTGGCATGGGTTGGGTAGCCAGCTAACCGAAGATGCACCCCTAGAAGTTTGGAAAACAGAAGCGGGCATGGATTTCGATGTACTCGAATCACCGGTTGCGTATGCTGCTCCGGCCTTGGGCGAACTCCCTCCTCGCAACCTGATCTTTCCAGCGAAGAAAGCATTGTATCGCTCAGATGATCACGCACCATTATCCATCGTCGGCACTGGATTCAAAGTTGTCCAACCAACAGAGGTTTTGGAATTCTTCCGAGACTTATTGGCAAACAACAACATGAAGATGTCAACTGCTGGTGTATTGTTTGGTGGCAGACGCTTCTGGGCAATGGCAGAGCTGGACAAGTCAGATTATATTGTCGATGGCGACCGCATTCTTGGGAAGTTGCTCTTAACAACTGCAGTCGATGGCTCTTTGGCAACTACAGCCAAATTTGTCTCGGAACGGGTGGTTTGTAACAACACCTTGACCATCGCTATGAATGAGAGCACCAAGAATGTTGTCAGAGTAGTGCATAGCACCGAATGGGATGCCACAAAGGTGAAAATTGACCTCGGCCTGATTGATTCGGCATGGGAGAAATTCATTACTGATATGCGGAAGCTGGCAATGGTGCAGATTTCCGATCAGGATGCCAAATCGTACTACCAGAAGAAGTTCTACGACAAAAAGCTGGATGCCAACGAACAAACATGGGGCACCATCAAAAAAGTTAACGATCTCATGGACTTACTAAAAAATGGTGCCGGTTCCGACCTATCGCGAGGAACCCGTTGGGGAGTGGTCAATGCAGTAACTGATCTATACACCCACGGCAATGGCCGCAAGCAAGACCCATCTAACAAGTTCTGGAGTGCCTTCTATGAAAGCGACAAGATCAAGCAAGAAGTTGTCGACGACATGTTAGCACTATCATAAGAGAAAACAAAGTTAGGGTAATCCCTTTCTTGTTTTAAAATAAGAAGCATCGGTTACGATGCTTCTTTCCATCAATCTAAATATTAGATACATTATGAAAGTATAGTGATTCATTCAAGCACTGGGCGCATATGCGTTTTTACCTAGTGCACCAAAAATAGGAGAAAACTATGAGAATGTTATTATTAACATTTTTATTACTAATCTCTGGCAATGCATTATCGTCAGACAATACACATCGGCACCATACTACTCACTCGGTGAAGCATTCGGCACCGATTAAGAAAAAGGTTGCTGTCCCGAATAAGAAAAAGATTGCTAAGGCGAAATCCTTTAAGCACTTTCGTCAAATCGGAATAGCATCTTGGTATGGGTATCAGCATGCAGGTCGGCGCACCAAGAGTGGTGAAGTATTTCATCCTCTCTGGGCATCAGCGGCACATAATGTACTTCCGATGGGAACTAAAGTTCGCGTAACTAACTTAGCGAACAAAAAAACCATTATTCTTAGGATCAACGACACAGGCGGCTTCAAGAAGTACAATAGGATCATTGATCTGAGTCTTGGTGCTGCGAGAGTACTGGGCATTTCTGGCATAGAAAAGGTTATGGTTGAAGTGATTTAATTGGTTGACAGCATTGTATATTCGTGTATAATGCTGTTTATTCCTTAACAAAAATATATTATTAACAGGTGAAATAACGCATGAAATTATCTCCAGCAACAATCGCAATTCTGAAAAACTTTGCGTCTATCAACAGCAATATCTATATCGCTGCCGGTAACGTAGTCAAAGTAAGAAGCGTCCAGAAAAACAGCTTTGCGCAAGCAACCATCGAAGAGACCTTCGAATCACCCGTCTGCCTATATGACCTGAATGAATTTCTTTCAGTCATTGCTATCGGTGCCGACGGCGACATTACCATCAAAGACAACCATTTGGTAATCAAGTGGGGGAAGAGCAAACTGACATACAATTTTGCCGATCCAGTCATTATGCGTATGGCAATTGAAGCCAGCGAAAAAGTTATCACGATGCCAGAGTGCGAAGTTGAATTTGAACTGACATCCGATATGCTCGCAGCAATCCAAAAAGCATCATCAATTCTGAAGTCACAGTTCCTGAGCATCTACTCAAATGAAGGCACCATTGCCATCAAGACCTACGACAAAGAAGACCCAAACAGCAATGCCTACCAGATTGATACTGATGTCGCCACACCGTATACATTCAACATGTTGTTGAAAATTGAAGACCTGAAATTACTAGGTGGCTCATATGATGTGTCGATCAACCGCAACAACATCAGCCGGTGGGTAAAACAGGGTAGCGGTGTAGTGTATTATATTGCAATGGACACTTTTTCAACTTTCGAGTAAGCGGTCATGACTAGAATATATTCGTTAGACAATGAAGAGTTCAACTACCACGAAGAAGGTGATGCATTAATGGCATTAGCTGCTGATGGTGAGCTCATAGAGGGCTCAGTATATTACTCGGCTGAATTCAAGGAACTTACCGCAGAAGATTTAGTGAATACGAACTATATTATCGAGCAATGGGACGACACAGCATATGACCTATGCAATCGCGATGATCTGGAGCTATTCGAGAACATCGATGCCCATGCGGTCGACACCCTACGAGGGATACTTTCGGCATGGATCAATACTCATATCGATATGAGTCGCGCACACCAATACGTCAATGGGTCTAGCACAGAACACGCAGTCACCGCAGAACAGATCAAAGAGTACCTAGAGGGTGAGCAATAATGGCAGAAGAATTTTTATGGAGCGAGCGATATCGCCCAAAAACTATCGATGAGTGCATACTGCCATCCAAGATGAAAGAAACATTCAAGGCATACGTGGCAAAAGGTCAGGTTGCCAATATGACTCTCAATGGCATTCGCGGTACCGGTAAAACTACCTGTGCCTATGCGCTATGCCATGAGATCGGTGCCGATGTGCTGTTCATTAATGCATCATCAGAAACCGGCGTCGACATCATTCGCGATAAGGTGCTCAAATTTGCCTCTAGCGGCTCATTAGAGAATAACCTGAAGGTTGTTATCTTGGATGAGGTAGACAGAGGCAGCGGCCAGTTTCAGGATGCTCTGAAGGCGTTGATCGAGACCTTCTCCCAGAATTGTAGGTTCATTCTTACTAGCAACCATGTGAATAAAATCACACCTGAGTTGCTGTCAAGATGCCCACCGACAGAATTCAAGATTCCGAAGGAAGAAGTTCAGAAATTGGCTCTTGAGTTATTGCGCAAACTGGAATTTATTCTTACTGACAACGGTGTAGAGTATTCCAAGGGTGCGGTAGTTGCCCTGATCCAGCAGCATTTTCCAGATAATAGGAAGATCATAAACGTCCTGCAGGGCTACTCGATGACCGGCAAAATAGATGTCGGCATCTTATCAGCAATGACGGACGCAGCAATCACAGAGTTGGTTGGTTATATCCAAAACAAGAAGTTCGAGGATTGCCGCAAGTGGGTCACGAATAATGTTGACGGTGAGCCAACAACATTCTTCAAACTGCTCTATACCAAAATGTGCGGACTCGTTACCGAAAACAGCATTGCTGAGATGGTAATAATCCTTGCAAAGTACGGATATCAGAGTACAATGATTGCTGATCATGAAATTAACACCACAGCCTGTCTTGTTGAGCTGATGGTATCTATGAAATTTAAGTGAGGACAATATTATGGCAGATAAGCATTATGAAAACCACAGTAAACTGATGCGAATGCATAAGGGGAGAGCTGTCAATTTTATGTTTGATGGGGAGAGGTTATACGGTCACGTCAGCGGATTCAATAAGATGAAGGACGGCACACACAAGGTTCGAATCGATCATGGAATAGATGCCTATAGCATTCCGCTGGGTGATATATCTGTGGGAGACGAAAGTTGAACGTATTAGAATTGCACGAAGCACTCGATGCTGCTGCTGTGTCGCATGATAGTCAAGTGTATGTTCAGGTCGGCTACAATCGATATCCTGTACTTGGTGCATGGACAGCATCAACCGAGATGGGTGTAGTCCACATAGACATCGGCAAACGAGCAGATAATCCAGTCAACTTCTTCGTTGTACCATATGCCGACACCGAGGACGGAGAGGAGGTTGATGGTGGTGAAGTTCACGCCCTTTGATTTTGTAAAGAACATTAATAGCAAAGGGGATAAACTCCCCATTGCGGACTACACTCCGTTTGTTATTAATCGGGCACTGTCTCATGGGAAGGATACCATCCTGTTCGCGAACATCATGAACATGTATCCTACCCTTAGCAACATCATGCAGTATGACTTCTATTACTATGGGATATCGCAGAGAAAAAGATTCAACAAGTGGATAAAGAAGGATGCCCTGCCAGATATTGGCAGCATCCAGAAATACTACAACTGCTCTCCGCAAGTGGCTATTGACTACTCAAAGCTACTAAGTGCCGAACAAATCAAGGAATTGTCCGCAAGGATGAGCGTAGGCGGCAAAAAGAAGTAACAACCAACCAATCCTAATTTACATAAATATGTGTTTGATATTATGTAAATTAGGAGATAGAAGTGAATGATGAAATTTTTAACTGGTCGATAGGAGACATGTTGGAGGTCACATTCGATGAGTATGATACGTTTCTGAAAATAAAGGAGACGTTGACACGAATCGGTGTGGCATCCAGAAAAGAGCAAATACTCTATCCCAGTTGCAACATCCTACACAAGAAAGGTCGGTACTTTATCGTATCATTCAAGGAACTCTTTTGCTTAGATGGCAAATCAACCAACTTGACGTGGAACGATATCGAACGGAGAAACACAATTGCCACACTGCTTCAAGAGTGGGGTATGCTAACAATTGTCGATGCGAGCAAGGTCGAGCATCAATGCCCAGTTAGCCAGATAAAGATTATTCCATTCAGGGAAAAGGCAAATTGGAAGATTGTTCCCAAATATACACTTGGGAATTCGATTGTGTCGAAGTAATTTGCATGGGCGGAGATTGACTTTCGCCCATTTTTATGAGATAATGTGACTTTAAAATAAACCACGAGAATATTATGGCTACTGCGATCAAGATCACCGGAACATCATCCCAAGAACTACTGGATACATTGAATGAGCATCCCGATGTTGATGTGGTTACCATCACCGGTGCGTGTGAGATTTCTGGGATGTATGCACTGGGACACCAAGGCACCAAGGCACTCTGGCAGAGTGGGCTATGAAAATGAATGGTATGCCAATATATAATGAATATATGCATCGGTGGGATAGAACCATTCCGGCAAATGTAGCGAACACCCAACAAAAGATACGCATGCACACTAGGTTCGGTGCCTTTCAGGACTACTGCGAATTTGATGTGATTGATTTCGATTCGTGGCCTATGGCAACCGACTATATTGCTATTACGCCAAAAGCTACCAAAAAGAAGGGGAAGCACGATCGATACAACCCAACGGCATTCGATAGACTTGCCCAATCCAAATTGGCAAAGTTTGGCAAGCAATAGTTCTTATTTTTAAATAAGAACAGAAAATTAAGAATAACAGGCGGACATAAGGACTTGTCCGCCTTTTTCATTTTCGGCAGTCGCATATAGTATTATGGGTGTCGATAACTAGTGAGTCAATATGGCTGAATTCTATACTGATATTCGTATACGTGGTGCGAAAATACTCGCAACCGGCTATGCAGACGGAATCAAATTCCGTGACGAAATACCCTACTCCCCATCCATCTATGTCCCATCAAAAGCGGACACCGAATACAAAACACTCTATGGGCAGAATCTGGCGAAGCTAGACTTTGAAAGTCCCTATGAAGCCAAGCAGCATATCAAGCAGTACGACAACGTGTCGAACTTTAAGGTGTATGGCAATGCCAAAATGGACAATGCTTACATCTCAGATACGTATACTGCTGCCAAAGTTGATTATGATATCGAGCATATCGATTTCTCTTTCTTGGATATCGAGACCACAACCGATCATGGCAACGTTGATGTATTCAATACTCCAGAAGAAATAACGCTAATCACCCTGATCAGCAAAAAGCATGGCCTGATCACATTTGGCACACGCCCTTATTCGGGAAAATATAAAGATACCTATCAGTACTGTGAGAGCGAAGCATCACTTCTGAAGCGGTTTCTTGAGTATTGGTCGTATCACTTGCCAGATGTGATAAGCGGATGGAACACAGAGTACTTCGATTTACCATACATCTATGGGCGAATCATGATAGTACTCGGTGAGAAATACGTTAAGATGTTGTCACCTTGGAAGACCGTCAACCTCAGAGAAACTGTTAATAACAACAGGCCAGCACTCACTGTCGATATCTATGGCGTTCAGGCGCTGGATTACTATGCGCTATATCGCAAGTTCAGGTTGATTCCGCGAGAAAACTACAAACTGGATACCATTGCCTACTGTGAGCTCAAGGCGAACAAGCTCAAGAACCCATATAATACTTTTAAAGAGTTCTATGAGAATGATTGGGAACTTTTTTCAGACTATAACATAAGGGATGCCGAGTTAGTTGTTGCGCTAGAGGACAAGCTCAGACTGATTGAAATTGCTCTCACGGTAGCCTATTCTGCCCATATCAACTATGGTGATGTGTTCTCGCCGGTAAAGTGTTGGGAATCGATCAGTATCCATAGCCTCAAGCAGGGTGGGATAATTACGCCATATGGCAAGAGTGGCAATGAATCGGTGCCATATGAAGGTGCCTACGTAAAGCCACCAGCGAAAGGCTTAGTAGGTTGGAATGCTTCATTCGATGCCAAGGCACTGTACCCGTCTATTGCAATTGAGTGGAACATCAGTCCAGAGACATTGGTGGATGCGCGGCTAGAATTGACGCCAGACACACTGTTTAACAATAGTCTTACATTTGATCCGGCTAATTGCATAACTGCCAATGGCACCCAGTATCGTCGCGCTACACAGGGGTTTCTGCCAGCATTGTTTGAAGAATTCTTGAATGACCGTGATGTATTCAAGGGTGCTATGATTGCGGCAAAGAAAGAGCTCGAAGTATGCGCGGATGCAGACCGAATAGTACAGCTACAAAAAGATGTTGCCAAGAACCGCAACGCGGAGCAGGCGTTAAAGATTTTGCTCAATGCTGCGTATGGAGCCCTTGCTAATAAGCACTTCCTATTCTTCGATGTTCGATTGGCGGAGGCTATTACGCTGACTGGTCAGGCTGTTTTGAAGTGCGCTGACAGGGGGTTTAATGACTACTTGGGCAAATTCGGATTCCCTGCACAGGATTTTGTTCTCTATGAGGATACGGACAGCTGCTACGTGAATGTGCAGGCACTTGTTGACAAATATTGTGCCGGTAAAACGGATAGCGAGATTGTCGACTTCTTGGATGAGGTATGTAAGGTCAAGTTCAGCAAGATGCTCGATAAGGTTTTCGATGATCTAGCCGACCATACCCACGCATTTAAGAAAACCATATTCTTCAAGCGAGAAAACATTTCTTCGAAGGGTTTCTGGAAAGAGAAGAAGAAATACGTACTCAAAGTCCATGACTCAGAGAATGTTCGCTATGCTACTCCACAGCTCAAGGTCATGGGGTTGGAAATTGTTCGGTCATCAACACCAGAAATTGTCAGAACATCACTGGAGGAATGTGTACGAATCATTCTCGATGAAGATATTGGAAATCTTCGAAAATATGTAAATGGGTTGAAGCGAGAGTTCTACGCAGCATCACCAGAGAACATCGCATTCCCTCGTGGCGTATCCGATATTGAGAAATATATGGATGGCAAGAAGTTATATAAGAGTGGGTGTCCTATTGCAGTCAGAGCAGCAATTTTGCACAACCACCACGTAAAGGATATGGAGCTAGTCTCGAAATATCCAAGAATCAACAGTGGTGATAAGCTCAAATTCATCTACCTGAAGAAGCAGAACCCATTGCGAGAAAATGTTATTGGGTTTGCGGCAGATTATCCGGAGGATGTAGTTGCCAGACATTATGTCGATTATAAATTACAGTGGGCGAAGGCATTCCTAGACCCACTAAATAGTATGCTCGACTCAATTGGGTGGGAGCTAGAAGAGGTGGTGACACTAGACAGTATTATGGGCTGAAGCCCTTGACATATGGGCAGTATAGTGGTATACTACCCACCTTGATTAACGCAGATGGACTATATTATGGGATATAAGCAAGTGGATATGTTTGATGACAATAAAGACGAAATAAAGACTGGGATGGTTGATGCACTCGCAGAACTACAAGAGAGCATCAACTGCTTTACTTGTATGCTTGGTATCCTACTGGAACCGAATACAGGTATGATTATAGTAATACCTGAGCAGGAAGATAAGCCAGAGACAAGGCACGGCAAATATTTTTTCTATCATGATGCCCACAATGGTCAGATAGCTGGGTATCGAGTTACGCCAGATCATGTCCTAGCTAAGCACGAGCATGGGCAGATGATAAAAATTGGAGACAACGAAGAGCAATAGGGGGAGTATGGACTTAGATGACAATCCAGTACAGTTTTCGATGTATGTGGAGATGAGGGCTGTCCGTGAGGATACGACATGTTTAGATATTCTGTGTGAATACTGTAAAGAAAATGATATTGAGCTCACCGTAATTCCGAAATATCTCACAGATAACCTTAAGAAAAAAATTAGAGAGGAGGCAGAGATGCTCAGGCTCTATCCAAAGACACATTCAGTGTTATTTTAAAATAAGAGAGAAATATAAATTATGAATTTAAAGAACTATCAGGCATTTGTCGGCACAACTATTTCAGATGCATCCCGCGACTTCCCATCAATGATTTCTCGCCTGTGTGAGCTACAAGATAACGAACTTGATGTAGCTGTCCCAGAATTATTGACTGCAGCGGTTGGTCTGACTGCGGAAGCTGGTGAGTTTGATGAAATTGTCAAGAAGCTGGTGTTTCAGGGCAAGCCACTGAATGAAGAAAACATCCACCATATGAAACGCGAGCTGGGTGATGTTATGTGGTATCTTACAGTTGCCTGTAGAGCACTGGATACCGACATCGATGAAATTCTCGAAATGAATGTTGAGAAGTTGTCTGCTCGCTATCCTGCTGGTTTCGAAATCCTCCGGTCTGAAGTCCGTGTAGCAAGCGATGTTTAAGGAGACTGCATGAGTGAATTTTTTGCAGAAGCACTAAAGGGACTAAATAACGAGTATGCCAGTATAGCCTCAAATGGCGTGTCTGGCGATGTTTTTGGATTTATTGATACAGGCTGCTATATTCTTAATGCGCAGCTCTGTGGCGACATTTTTGGCGGCATGCCATCAAATAAAGCACTGGGACTAGGCGGTGAATCATCTGCCGGTAAAACTTTTATTGCACTATCAATCTGTAAGTACTTTCTAGAGCAAAATCCTACCGGTGGTGTGATGTACTTCGAATCAGAGAGTGCATTGTCTAAATCAGCTATTGAGGATCGCGGCATTGATTCTCGTCGCATGATGATCATTCCAGTATCGACAATCCAAGAGTTTAGGACACAGGCTCTGGATATCGTTAATCGATATGAGGTAGTCAAGCCAAAAGACAGACCACCAATGTTAATGGTGCTAGACTCATTAGGTCAGCTGAGCACAACCAAAGAAATCGAGGACAGTACAGCCGGTAAAGAAACCCGCGACATGACGAAAGCGCAGCTTATTAAGGCGGCATTTAGGGTACTCGATCTCAAGATGGGTAAGTTGAATATCCCACTGATCGTTACCAACCATATCTATGCTGTTATTGGTGCGTATATGCCAACAAAAGCTCTTGCTGGCGGCTCAGGTTTACAGTATGCGGCAGATCAAATCTTGATGGTATCTAAATCTAAGGACAGGGATAGCGACAAAGCTGTCGTTGGCAACATTCTGAAATTCAAACTTGAAAAGAGCCGATTGACAAAGGAGCAGACTACTGTCGAAACGAAGTTGTCATTTACAACTGGCCTAGATAGATATTATGGGCTACTGGATATTGCCGTTAAATATGGCATTGTTACTAAGGTAGGCAAGAAATACAAGTTTGCGCATGTCGAGACGGCAGCATTTGAAAAGGCTGTGTACAAAAAACCGGAAATGTATTTTACCGCTGGTGTTTTAGATGAAATTAATGTCGTCTGCAAAACAGAATTCTGCTATGGCAAGACCGACGAAACACAAAATGAAGACGAGGACGAATTAAATGACGATTGATCCAATATATGATGTACCGACAGCAATCTCACTGGAAGACGAAGTACAGGTAACGGACCTAGAGTTTAAAATTATTGGGCTGAGCGATGAAGACCAAATTATTGTTCTGGTCGATGACCACCAATATGGCGCATGCTCCTATGCGATAAAAGAGCGTGAGCAATCCGGTATTGAGGGTGGCGTGCAAATCGATTGCGACTTCCTTCAGGCAGAAGATACACCACCGGTGCCGAAAGAGCGTCAAGACGCTGTCGTTCGGGCTATATTTGCCTCACTTATGGATGTTGAGTCCCCAGTAGTAGAAGCTTAGTAGGTAACAATGGCAGGAAGAGTCGAGGACACAATCCTCACCAACCTGATCATGAATGTGGAATACATGAGGCAGTGTATTCCGCACTTAACAGGTGAATATTTTCATGAACCGTCGGACAAGATTCTGTTTGATGAGATTTCAGACTTTGTTGCAAAATACAACACGATACCAACGAAAGAGGCGTTGGGAATTAGCATAAGTGAAAAGAATATTGCCGGTCGCAATGACTCTCCAGATTACTCAGCAGCATTCTCATTTGTACAGACTGTCGATGAGGGCTACGAAAAGCCTAATACGCAGTGGGCGAGTGATATCACGGAGAAGTTTTGCCAAGATAAGGCACTCTTCAATGGAATTGTGGCAGCACTTGACATCATGGAAGGTCGCGATAAGACCATATCAAAGGATGGCATCCCAGAGATGCTGTCTAAGGCATTGGCAGTATCGTTTGATCATAATATCGGGCATAACTACATCAAGGATGCAGAGGCCAGATATGACTACTACACGAAGATTGAGACGAGAATACCGTTCGATATCGATATTCTGAACAAGATCACTCGTGGTGGTCTGCCAGAAGTGTGTTTAGGTGTGTTCTTGGGCGGCACCGGCACCGGCAAAACCAATTTAATGTGCCACTTTGCGGCAGATTATCTTAAGCAGGGATACAATGTTTTGTACATCACCCTAGAAATGCAGCAAGAGCGCATTGGTGAGCGTATTGATGCCAATTTACTTAACGTCCCGATTGCGGATGTTGTTAAGTTGGGCAAAGAGGCGTTCATGGGGAGGATCAACAAGCTGGAAGCGAAGACGCAGGGCGAGCTGATCATCAAAGAGTATCCGATGCGCTCGGCACATGCTGGGCACTTTAAGGCACTGATCGATGAGCTGAAACTGAAGAAAGATTTTAGGCCAGACATTATTCTGGTTGACTATCTGGGTATTTGCGCCTCAGCTCGGTACAAGAATGGATCAAATGTCAACACCAATACATTCTTCCAGTCAGTTGCGGAAGAGTTAAGAGCAATATCACAGCACTACAAAGTGCCGGTGGTTACTGCAATTCAGACTAACCGGACAGGATCAACCAATTCTGATCTGGATATGACGGATTCTGCAGACTCTTTCGGTATTGCGATGACGGCAGATTTGTTTATTGGTCTGCACACCAATGATGATTTGGCGGCACTGAATCAGTTGATGATGAAAGTGCTCAAGAATCGATTTAATGATGTCAATTACTACAAAAAGTTCATGGTCGGCGTAGATCGAGCCAAGATGCGAATATTCAATCTCGAAGAAACCGCACAGGTGTCGGCACCAGAAGATGATGAGCTCCCAGAGTTTCCGGACTACATTCTAAGTGCTCCGGATGTCAGTACATTCAATTTCGACTAATGATTTCTCAGTAGGGTTGGTATAAATACAAGATACCAACCCTACTGAGAACACTGATGGCAGAAAAGAAACCAACAAAACAAAAAGCAGAGCTACCTAGCGTCGATATTAATTCGCCCGAGATTCCCTACTCGAAAAGGGATCATATGATGCGCGGAATGAACGACCAGCGCGATGCGTTCAAGAAAAAATATGGGGAAAAATGGCGGAATGTGGCTAACGGAATTTTGCACGTCCATTCAACCCACAGAAAAGATTACACTGCCGATAAGTAGCACAAAATGGATTACTTCAGACTGGAGTGCGCCAAGCATTATGACTCGGTTGACTTCTCCGTGTTCGAGCAAGAATTTGGTCGCTTGCAAATTATCAAAAAACATGCTAAAAAGTACTATAAATCCGGCGTACTGAACGAGCGACTATTTCTGAATCATATCATCATTCTCTATAACACCTTTGGCCCATTTGCCACCCATATGATTTTCAGGGCACTTCCCGTCGATCACTGGAGTATGATGATAACCGTGCTGATCTACCTCAACAGAATGCCGGACACCATTCCCCACACCAACATTAAAGTGGTCGACTTAAAAATAGACCAGAACATTAAAGAGAGACTATCGACGATATGAAAACATTCAAAGAAGTTATGCAGGAAGAGGCTCCGGCAAATGCAGTCGGCACTGCCGATAAGACATCCGTGGCCGGTGCGCCAATTAAACGCAAAGGGATTGGCTTCGTCAGGCGGTTTGTCAGAAACTCACAAGTGGCCAAGAATCAGCGTAGAGAAAGACAAGATAGCGACTTCATGTAGTACTTGACAATTCACACAACATGATATATACTGCACCCTTACATTAACTTAATAGATGGGTGCAAAATATCATGGACAGCAACACTTCAAAAGAGGCATTCGAAGAGTGCTACAGAATGATTGGTTCTCGTGTTCGCAAGCGAAGTAACAAACCATTCAAATCAACAACCAAAGTCAACAGAGTCAAGTCCATCGTAATACACGAACAAAGTGGTCTGTTTGGCTTCAAATTCGAAGATGATGATTCAGTAGTAGAGTGCTGGAGATGCGTACCCGTAGACTGTGAATAGGAGGTTGCATTCGATGCAAGTTACACTGCTAGAAAGCATATTCAATAATGAAATTCTTCCAAGAAACAGGAAGACCTACAGTTGGGAAAATTTCTGCAAACGATTATCCAAAGTACAAATAGTGCCAGACAAGAATTCAGCCTTGCTGATATCTCCGGTAGAATATGTTAGCGAAGATGAGGCGGCAGAATTCACTGATTCCGGTAAGGTTCGCCGGTGTAGTGACAACGTAAAAGCGTGGCATGCTATTCCTGTTGATATTGACGGGCAGATGACTATTGCCGATGCAAAAGTGCGCTTCGCTGATTATGAATACGTTCTGTATACGACATTTAATCATCAATCAGAAGAAAAGCCATACGATTGCTTCAGGATTTTCTTTAAGTTGGTCGAGGCGGTATCCAATGAAGATTTTCTCGAACGCAGAGCAGCCATTAGAGAATTCATTGGGTGCCATGATCAGACAACATTATCGCAGAGCAGAGGCTTCTATGTTCCCTCTTGTAGCCAAGCTGGGCTCACTAGGGCGGAGTTTTACCATAACAAAGGCCAATCTATCGACCTGATGGCGTTTGAGGCTGAGATCGAAGAAATTTACACACCGGACACAGCACGAGAGCCACCCTCAGTGGAGTTCAAGGCCAAAGTATTATCTGAGCTGCATAGTCTTCGGGAGATAGAATACTCAGAATGGTGGAAAATCGGCTCAGCAATGCAGGATTCTGGATACAGCGAAGCAGAATTCACTGAACTTAGCAGTGTTATTCGGAGCCACAGAAAAAACAACTGCCGAATGCAGTGGCGCTGCAGTCGGCGCAAGAAAATTGGGTTTGGGTATCTGGTCAATCTGGTCATTGAGCATTCCGGTAAGGATGCTTTGAAGACAGCCCGACCAATGTCTTCGAATTCGATGTTTGCCGATAGGCTGATCAGCGCGAGGCAACATACCAGTAAAATGCCAACAACTTTTTAAATCAACCAAAGGAAATTATGTATAGCGCGAAAGTAATTGAAGATAGTGTAAACAAGTTTGGGATCAGGGCAATAACCATTGCTATTTGCTATCCTAGATTCATTCTGGCCGAAACAAATACGCACCGGATGTTCAGCAGGTCCACATCGAGCTCACGGGCAATTCCGATCATGAAGATGATCGAGCAAGTATGGAATCGACCGGTCATTCCGGTATACTGGGGTAAAAATAAATCCGGCATGCAAGCAGCCGAGGAACTAACCGGCATGGGCAAGTGGTTAGCAACACAGACTTGGGTACTGGCATCAAAATTTGCCTGTGGCTTTGCTCTGGCATTATACGGCCTTGGGCTGCATAAGCAGATTGGGAATCGGCTGCTCGAACCTTGGTGCTGGGCACACACTGTGATCACCAGCACCGAGTGGGATAATTTCTTTGCCTTGCGCAATCATGAAATGGCTCAGCCAGAATTTAAAAAACTGGCAGAAATCATGGGCGATGCGATCGATGAAAGTGTGCCTAAATACCTTGCTAATGGCGAGTGGCATCTACCCTATGTGACCGAAGATGAGCGCAAAGAGTTTAGCTTATTGGACTGCATCAAGTTTTCTACCGCCAGATGTGCCAGAGTTTCTTATCTGACCCACGATAAAAAGGCACCATCACTTGAGAATGATATGAAGCTGCACGACATTCTTGTCGGTAGTGATCCTAAGCATGCCAGTCCTAGTGAACACCAATTAGTACCGGCAAGAACTGATGCATTCTTTTTTAACGTTCGTGCATGGAAGTCATATCGATTTTATATTGAACATAACGAAGTAACCAAAATTTAATTACAGGACTATATAATGAAATTATCAAACAAGAACAGAAAAGCACAAGCAGCACTACATAAATTACAAGCAGAAAGCATGGTGCGAGATTGTACCGAAGATACTGTGCCAACTGAAGTACAGAATATCAGTAATGTAATAACTATTGTTGGAATCATTGCATTTGTCCTCGTTCTTATCGGGCTGCTCTCGTAATACCAACCATTTTATTAACCCAGCACGATAAGGAACCTAATGGCTATACGCATATTAACACCTAAAAGTACATATACTACCGATTATAAGACGGCAATTGAATTTGCAAAACAGCAAGCTGAAATAATATGGTTCCCGGATGAAATTGATGCGCAAAAGGACCTCCATGATATGAAAACTAATTTCAGCGAAGCTGAATATCATGGAGTAATATCTACTTTGAAACTATTCACAATTTATGAATTATCGGTTGGGAATGATTATTGGCAAAATTACGTTGCGCAGGTATTTCCAAGACCAGATATTCAACGGATGGCAACCACATTTAGTTTCATGGAAATTGGAGTTCATGCTCCATTCTATAATAAAATTAATGAGGTATTGGGTTTAGATACTGATGAATTCTATAGCAGTTATATGGATGATGAAGTATTAAAAAATCGTATGGCTTGGATTGCTAAACGAGTAACAAAACGCGATACAGTTTATGATATTTTAAAATCTGTTGGCATTTTTTCGATGATTGAAGGAGCTATTCTTTATTCAAGCTTCGCTTTTTTGAAGCATTTCAATAATGTTGGTAAAAATAAACTTATTAATGTTAATGCCGGAATTAATTTCTCAGCTATCGATGAAACTTTACATTCAAAAGCTGGAGCTTGGTTATTCAGAACATTATTAGCCGAAGCTATTGCAGATGGAGCAATAACTGAAGCTGAATTAATCTTATTGAGGCAAGAATTAGAAGATACTGCAAAGGTTATTCTTGAACATGAAACTGTGATTATCGGTAAAATATTCGAAAAGGGTTCAATTCCAGGAACTTCTTCTAAACAATTAATTCATTTTGTTGAATCAAGATTGGATGAATGTTTGATTAATTTGAGCTATAAATCAATTTTCAAACCAACCTGGAATCCAATTAAAACTTGGTTTTATAAAGATTTGGAAAGTTCAACATTACATGATTTTTTTTCAAGTACGGGGAATGATTATAATAGGGCATGGAAAGAAGAAAAATTTATTTGGTAATATTTTTACACTTGTCAAAATGCCAGCGTTTCATTATGCCGCCCTTACCAATCGCTCCGCAATGAGGACATGTTATTGGCGGTCTAGTTTTACATGTTTCTTTGTATGATTGTATTTGTTTTAATTTAACTTTTGGATTATGGTTTGGATGCTTATAACCAGTTTGTTCAAAATAAGAATCATATTGATGTGCAATCACATCTGGATTTTTTGATGGGTTTGTGTATCCAGTTTTTTCAAAATATGTACGTTCGCGTTTAGTAATAACATCAGGGTTATATGAATTGTGTATATATCCAGTTTTTTCAAAATAAGTATTTCTTGCTTTATTTCGCAATTCTGGATTTGAAAAATTATCGTAATATCCGGTACGCTCAAATCTTTTTTGACGTTCAGATTCTTTTCTGGATTCTGGTCTTGATTGGCGCATATTTTGTTTATGATTTTCAGATTTTGGTTTTCTCATTTTTAATATTGTGGATGCTGACAATGAATAACCTCCAATATTATTCCAATTTTTATCGCCATTAGTTTGATTCAACCATGATAACGATCTAGCAGCATTAACTCTAGTTAAAAATTTTTCTTCCTGTAAACAACAAGAATGTATATCTGAAAATATTTTATGGATTTTTATAATATCAGGCATGCCATATTCAGCTATAATATCGTCAACTAATTTAGATGATGTAAAATATGTAATAAAAAATTCTTCTGGGCGACAACCTTTAGCAGTTCGTCTTCCGTAATAATTTAAATCTAATTCGTTCCAACGAATGAAATATGTATATGGGGTTCTATCCTGTGAAGTATAAGTATTTGTGCTGAGCATAACAGTTTCTTGTAATTGTGTATGAAATATGTTTAGAGTAGATGGAGAGGTGAGAGTCTCGCGATCTACACTTATTTATAAAAGGAATAATAATGGTAAAAGAATTATCAATATATGATGAATTAAGTAACGAAAGAAAGAAACTTCAAGAAGAAGGCAAATTACCAAAATTGGTGACAACTAATTCTTGGCAAATGATTGAAGAAAAATAAAATTTAAGGAAATATATGAAAAAAAATGAAGTATCACTTTATGATGAATTGGGTATTGAACGTAAAAGACTTCAGGAAGAAGGAAAATTACCAAAATGGGTAACAACTAATTCTTGGCAAATGATTAAAGAAAAAAATCTTTCTCAAGACTATCCTGATTTAGCATCAATTTACAGAAGAATATCTAAACACGCTTCAAAATACACAACAAATCCTGTTGAATGGGAAGACAAGTTTTTTGAATTGTTCTGGAATGGTTGGTTAGCTGCTTCTACTCCAGTATTGTCTAATATGGGAACTGGTCATGGGTGTCCTGTTTCATGCAGCGGAAACTCTATCGATGATTCTGTTTATGGGTTTTATTCGGCTCAATTAGAAGTTGCTATATTATCTAAAAATGGATTCGGTACATCAAGCTATTTGGGTAATATTAGACCTCGAGGCTCAAAAATTACTGGAATGAAAGGAACTGCTTCTGGTGTCCTTCCCGTATTTAAAGATTTTGTTCAGGTTTCAAAAGATATTACACAAGGAGCTAGAAGAGGAGCATGGGCTGGTTATATTGAAATTGATCATCCTGACTTTTTTGAATTAGTAAATTATATTGGAAAAAACCCAGATGATGCTAATATTGGTTGGATTATTAAAGATTCCTTTGTTGAACGCTTAGAGCATCAAGATAACGACGCCATACAACGCTTCCATAAGGCGTTAAAGTTAAAAATGATTACTGGTAAGGGTTATTTCTTTTTCGTTGATAAAACAAACAGACTTAATCCTCAGATGTATAAAGATAGAGGACTAAATGTCCTTGCATCTCAGCTCTGTACCGAAATTACTTTATTTTCAGATGAAGACTACACATATTCTTGTGTTCTATCTTCTATGAATGCTAGTCTTTATCATGAGTGGAAAAATACTGATGCTGTATTTAATGCAACGGTATTCTTGGATTGTGTGAATCAAGATTTAATCGAAATTGGTTCTAAAATCAAAGGAATGGAAAAAATTATTAAATTTGCTACAGCAAGTAGAGCATTAGGTCTTGGATTATTAGGATTTCACACTTATCTACAGGATAATAATATTGCATTTGAGTCTATGGATGCATATTATAAAAATACTGAAATATTTAAACATCTAGATTTAGAATCTAGACGAGCTTCTGAATGGATGGCTAAAGAATTTGGTGAGCCTGAATGGTGTGTTGGTTATGGAGTAAGAAATACTCACAGAATAGCAATTGCTCCTAATTTAACATCGGCGTTGGTTTGTGGTGCTGTTTCTCAGGGAATAGAACCAATCTATAAAAATGCTTATGTTCAAAATACTGCAGCTGGTAAAATGGATCGTGTCAATCCTTCATTATTGAAATTGATGAAGGATAAAGATGTCTATTCAGAAGATGTTGTTAAAGATATTATTTCACATAATGGTTCTGTTCAACATGTTGATTGGTTAAGTGATCATGAAAAAGCAGTTTATAAAACAGCATTTGAAATTGATCAAAAACAAATTATACGATTAGCTTCAGCAAGACAGCGTTTTATTGATCAAGCTCAATCAATTAATTTATTTTTTAGTGCTGATGAAGATGAAGGTTATATTGCGGAAGTTCATAAATTAGCATTCTTAGACCCGTGGATTAAGTCACTTTACTATATTCGCTCAGAAACCGGGGTTCAAACCAGTAAAGGCGAGTGCTTAAGCTGTCACGGGTAGTTTAAATCCTTGACTTTTTGACCTAAAGGCTCTATAATGACTGTTCTTGTTATAGAGCCTTTTTATTTTAGGAGTATATTATGGCGACAATTGAGAAAAGATATGTTTGGAAAATTCCTACCGCAGATGGGTTGCTAAAAGAACCACCGCCAATTGGACCATATTATGATGAAGACGAGCTTAATAGTTTCAGTCGTCGTAGCGACGCACCGAATCTAATCGACTATACCATATATGGATATGCAACAGAAGATTTGGCAATAGACGCACTTGCTAGATTCTCAGACAAGCACACATACTGCCAAGGTGATGCATATGTTCTACAAGCAGAATACGTAATTGGATACTGAGGAATTATGATGATAGGTAACACAATAACATTGGGTGAAATAAATGCATAGAATAAACAGTAGTGATCTAAGAACAAAGTTGGAAGTTGTTCTCAATTATACACCAGAGCAAATAGCGATAATTGATGAGTTGCGGCGGGAGACATTAGCTTCGTTAAATATTCCAGATACTAATCCGAATTTATTGAAAACACCCGCTGGAGTATCGATGCAAATTGATAGCCACGTTAGTGCGGGTAATCTAAACGGACTAATCTATGTGTGGGTCTTCGAGGGTGAAGGAAATCCAGTAATACGCCCATTTGCTATTGGGCTGGATGCCGCATAATTAACTACTGAGAATTATATTATGATTAAATACACACTAGAAAGATTTGAAGCAGAAACTGACCCAGTAGAACGCGCAAGAGAATTTGCAACTTACGCCCACGGCGTAATAGGGCAAGTAAGGAAATACACGGGCGAGAATTATATTGCCCATCCGGCTGGAGTGGTTGAGATTCTAAAGACTGTTCCGCATACACGCGCAATGCTCCAAGCAGCATGGCTCCATGATACAGTTGAGGATACTGATACCACCATTGAAGATATTAAACAGCACTTTGGGCGTGAAGTTGCTCAGCTCGTTGAGATGCTTACTGATGTTAGTCGCCCTGATGATGGCGCACGGGCACAGCGAAGAACGATTGATCGCGAGCACACTGCAAATGCGACACCAAATGGCAAGACAATCAAGCTTGCCGACCTCATTCACAACACAGAGTCAATAGTCGAGTATGACCATGAGTTTGCTAAAGTGTATTTGCTAGAAAAGCAAATGGCACTGCAAGTACTGACCGAAGGTGATCATGATCTGTGGCTAAGAGCACACGCACAGGTTACTACTGCGATGCATGATCTGGGGATGCTCGATGAGTAAATCTCTGATTGCGAACCTACTGGCACCTCGTGTGGCATACTGGTTTCGCATCCCATCCGGAAACGATTGCTACATCTGTGGCATTCCACTGAGAAAAAGGTGGATATTCTTTAAATCCAAAGGCTGCAGCCAACCAGTGTGCCCAAACTATGCCGAAAAGTAAGCGAAAAACTGTTGAGCTCATCGCCTATGGTACTGAGCCAGTATTCACGGAACAGGATTATTCTCAGTCTGAGCTAGCATCGTTCCTGAGCTTTTACAACTACAACAGCAACCACGATAACTTCAAGAACTTTACGCTGGAATACGTCGAAACAAATTGCCCAGAATTGCTCAGCAATCTAACAGACATACCAAAAACATTGTTCAAGGCTACTCTGGGCGCATTGTGTCGCATGATAACTCGTGGATACCCTCCATCTGAGTACATTTGCGACAAAATAAATACTCAGTTGGCTGAATTGATTGAATATGCTGGCGTTAGGGAGAAACGGAAGGCACAGACACCTGTTGCAGATAAACCAAAACCAAAGACGGCAGCAGACAATCTGGCTATCTACATTGATGATGTCGAGGCATATACCGAGAACTGCGTAGCGACCGGTAACTTTGTTCCAAAAGATTGGAGCAAGTTTATACTCTTAAATAAAATTAAGAGTGATGCTGGCCTAGTCATCGCAGATTACTTTAAAGATTTACTAGAGGAACTAAGGGAAAGTAATGAAGGCTATGATCTGGCCAAGAAAGACTTTGACAAATATGTGGGGATTGTGCAAAGCATCGTTGATGTCTTTGGTAATATTCCTAGCCACCGAGCTGAAAGAAAACGAACACCGAGGCCAATAGACAAGGCTAAGGTGGCATCGAAGATGAAATATCTACCAGAGTTTCCGGAGCTAGGCTTGGTTTCGAAACTACCGGTAGATATCATTGGGGCGAAGTATGTACTGCTATATAACACCAAGTACAAAAAGGTTCAGCTCATTACTGCGGTAGATGAACTCACCATTCGGGGTAGCACAATATACGGCATTAATGCAGAAGCATCGCAGTCAAAGACTGTACGGCAACCGAAAATAATTCCTGCTGAATTTATGGGTGATGATATTGCCTACATTCTCGGCAGTTTCAGAAACCTCAAGACAAAATCGGGCACACCAACAGGCGCAATGAATGAGAATATAGTAATACTCAGGATTTGGCATGCTGGCGATGTACCGACACAGAAATTTGTTCAATTTTAGGATAGTGAATGATTATAATTGATTATAGCGCAATCGTTATTGCTGCCATACTAGGCACAACCCAATCGGATATGTCCAATTTTTACGAAGATGACTGCGACTTATTGAAGCACATCCTCTTCAATCGGCTACGATACTACAACAAAACCTACGGTGGCGAGTACGGTGAAGTTGTTATTGCGCTGGATGGTGATGCCAACTGGCGAGCAAAAGAATTCCCTAACTACAAGATCAAGAGAAAGAAAACCAGAGAAGACTCAAAGATAGACTGGGAAAAGCTTTATGCCATCAGTGATGTGATAAAAGAAGACCTCCGGACACTATTCCCATATAAGGTCATTGAGTTATCGTGCTGCGAGGCTGATGATATTATTGGGGTGCTGGCAAAATACATCAACGAGAAAACTCTGATTGTCTCAAACGACAAGGATTTTCATCAGCTGCTCGATTATCCAAACGTCTCCATGTATTCTCCACTAAAAGAAGCACTGGTGGTGAATGGCAGATCAGCTCGTGAAGTGCTGATTGAGCATGTGGTGAAGGGTGACTCCGACGATTCGATTCCCAATATATTGTCTGACGATGATGTGTTTCGCGATAAGCGCAAGCAGAAGAGTATATTCAAGCCGTATCTTGCCGAGTTCCCAAAACGACTCGCTGAAGGTGAGCTAACTGATCTGGAGAAGAAGCACTGGGATAGAAACAGAAAGTTGATTGATCTGAATGCTATCCCCAGAAATATTAAGGAAGCTATATTGAAGCAGTATACCGAGTACGAGATTCGAGGGAACCGGAGACTGATGCTGGAATATTTCATTCAGCATAAATTTAAGATGCTGATTAGCGTAATTGATGAGTTCTGATATGGCAAAAATAAAAGAAACCGACAACGAGTCACTGAATAAGTTGGCAATGGCGCTTGCCGAGTGGGATGCCGATACAGAACTTGAGTGCAACGCAATATTCGCAAAAACTGGAATGGCCGATGCAATTGCATATCGTAACATGCGAGCAGAAGACAAATCGATACTGGTAGAATTATACGAAATGCTCACATAAAACTTGACATGAGGCGATTTGCATATTATAATTCGCCTCGTACTTTTAAGAAATAACAACTTTAACCACTAGAGACATATATTATGGCACGAGCTAAAAAAGAAAAACCTGCTGCGGCAAACATGGCGATGGATTTGGTCATCGGCAAAAAAGATGGCAGCATTGATAATGCATCTATTCCGGTAAGATGGTGTCTGACCAAACCATTGCTGGATGCAATTAACGAAAGTGACTACATCAACCCACAAGTACTGATTCAGGTCGAGTATCTCTCGAATTACGTAAAAGGAGCTGAGCCATATGTGGCACATACAGACCGACATCTGTTTTCGCTGGATCAGTTTATTGCCTACATTCCATTGTCTCGTGCCGGTGCCGTTAACGTAAGTGCATTTTTGGTTGGCATAACCGAAGGCGAAACAAAATGTTATGCTCGCGCATTACTGGATCGCCGCGATAGCTACGACTACAGACTGGATAATTTGGACACTCGACTTTATGTTAGTGGCTGGTCGCGCTCGCTAGACAGAGATGTGCAAATCGACTTTATTGCAAAGGCACTCGACTACAAACTGCAAATTCCCGCGGAAGTGTTTGGTAAGAAGCCGCCAGCATGGATCATGAATCTGATCAACCGGTATGGTAATGGTAAGTTAGTCGATCAGTGTGCGCTACGTCGCCAGATGATGCTATTCCCATTAAAGGCACCATTCATTCTCGTGGAAGCGGTCTTGCGATTCACTAGTATGGTGATCTGGTACTTGATGTTGGCATTTGCTGGGTTCAAGGATATTCCGGCGAGCATGATGGTGCACCCACTAACCTACTGGGCTGGCGATTTTGGTAGGCGAGAGATGACGTACTATACAACCAATGCCGAATACAGCAGTATGGGCTTCGGTAAGCTCTGGGTAAACGGGCTGTGGTTAATCCACAGAATTCCGGTGCTGTTGGTTTCCGTTATTGGTGTGTGGGTCTACGGTGCATTCGCCGCATTACCGGCCATAGTACTGACACAAACTCAATTCGTCTTTATGGTGGTTCTGGCACCAACGCTCACATACTTGGCAGCATCACTATGTGCGGGACTGGCGCTCGCCATTACATTGGGTGTTATTGCTCTACACAAACTGGTTGGTCATGTAAAACTGGTTGCTGGTATCGTGAAAGTAATTGCGGCACCGTTTATCTTTATCGAGAAATGCTATTACGGTACCGTACAGCTGCTGGAGCAACATGAAGTCCGGAAACGCAAGCTGGCGCTGGCAAGATCAGAGCGATATCTGACATGCAATAATAACCCACATGGCGTTACTGCAGATGTCAGCGCTATACCGCTTGCTGATCAGTCAGTAAAATTGATGTACAACAATTTCAAAAACAAGGTTTGTAAGCCACTGGCTCGCTAATCATTCAAAGAGTGGAGCCAAGGCTCCACTCTTCACTCTCAGTAAAGGCAAGAAATGAGCAAAAATTTATACGAAATCCTCGAAACTATTTGTGGCAACAAGACCCCACTGACGCCTACCGTAGTAGAGTGTCTGCAGAAAGAATCTGGGAACTATGCCCTGAAAGAAATATTGCGATTGAACTTTGATCCAGCATTTGGTGGCTTTGATTTACCGGAAGGTGCACCGCCATACAAAACAGATACCAAGCAGCCATATGGATACGCCGAGACCAACATCTCTGCAAACATTCGCAAGCTCTATATCTACATGAATTCGTTCGAGAAGATTGATCGGAAACGCAAAGAAATGATGTTCCAGAGTGTTTTGGAATCACTACACTTTCGCGAAGCTGAATTGCTGATTGCCGTTAAGGACAGAAATTTGACATCCTTGTTCCCAGCTATCACGGCAGCAAGTGTACGCGAAGCATTCCCCGATATGCTGCCGCCGTTAGCCGAAGATGATCTGATCGATGCTGCAATCGTGATTCAATCACATTTGGATCAGGGCATGATTGACTGGAAGCAATATACTAAAGATGAGCTGATCAAGCTGTCGGTTAACAAACGCATTCGATTCAAATTTCCGGAGCATGCAGAGAAGCTCGGTATCCTACATCTCGCGGACGATTTTGAGGAACCGGAGCCAGTCTATGATCCTGAGTTCTACTTGTCGTTCACTGTTGCTAAAACAGTGTTTGGTAATACCAATGAAACCAAATACCATATGCCATTAGTGGCTGTTGATGTCGAGGCTATCAAGAAGCTGAAAACAGCTTCCCACATAACATTCGATGACCTCGAACAGGCAAAGCAGTTTGGTGTCGACCATCTGGATGTGCGCAGCATAATCGCCGCAAAAGAAGCTGCTAGGCTGGCAAAGCTGGCACCAAACCAAGATGGCACAAAGAAGCGTGGCAGACCGGCGAAGGCAGCTAGCAAATAACATTTTACTAATTTGGTTGGTCGTGCTATATTGTATGACCAACCAACAAATACTAGGACAATAATTATGGCGGGTTCTATGGGAGAAGTTGAGACAATATGAGTTTAAGAGCACAGACTGTAGATGGTGATATCGAATGGTACATGAGCAGTATAAAGAAACTACCGAAGCTAACGCAGCCGCAGCTTCAGGAGCTGGCAGTCGACTACTACACCACCGGTAACATTAACTCAGCGAAGAAATTGGTTGAGTCCTGTCTGCGATTTGTAGTATGGACAGCGAAAAAATACACATATTATGGGGTTTCCCTGAATGATCTGATTCAGGAAGGCAACATTGGGGTCATGTATGCGGTAAAAAATTATAACCCATACGCTGGCGTATCGCTGGTGTCGTTTGCTGTCTATCAGGTTAGGCACTACATCATGGATTATGTGATGAAAAACAAGTACTTATTTAAGCTAGGCACTAGCAAAATGAAGAGAAAACTCTTTTACCTGATGCACGACAGCAATCCGGAGGCAAAGATATCGCAGATAGCGGAGCAATATAATGTCGACCCATCTGTCGTCAGGGCTGATCTTGCCGCAATGAAAACTATCCAGATGGTCACCGATCAACCAGATAGTAATGCTGGCGATGGATTTGACGAATCCTACATAGCCACAATTCCCGCTAACTCTGATCTAACTGAAGCATGGATTGAGCTAGAAGCACAGGAGAAGCTAGCGATCAAACTACGCACAGAAATAGCCAAGCTAGATCAAAGATGGCAAGACATACTAGCAGCACGGTATTGCGAAGAGCCCGTATCGCTTGCCGACTTAGGCGAGAAATATGGCATTTCGTTTCAGCGAGTGCAACAAATTGAGCGTAAAGCCATTAAACGATTGAGCGAGAAAATGATATGAGCACACCAGAAATTATAATGGCGGAAGATACACCGTATACAGAAGAGCGAATATACTCAGTGCCAGAAGCGCAGCTACTGCGATTATTGCAAGTTGGCGGCACAAAATCGGCAAACAAGAGTGGAGCCATGTACTCAGTACCAGAAGAGCATTTCAATAGACTGATGGGAATGTGCGCTACCAAAAATAAGTGCACAACATTCGGTGCCCGTCATTGCAAATGTGCGACAGCAGCTAAAAAAGCTGAATCGAATGCATAAGTATGTCAGAGATGGCGAACTAAAGATTTCGGAGCAAGATTGGTCTTATTTAAAAATAACAAGGACTAAGGAAGACATTATTGAACTATTGTCCGACCTGATCGATGAGCATAATCTACCAATGCCAATGCGCGAGATTACCGAGCGGGAGGCTCTAGATGACTTCTTTGCGCTGCGTAATCAAAATAGTAGTACATTGGTCAGGGCTGGCGAGTTTTATAGCCGCTATCCCTATGAATTTGGCTATATTGATAAGTATATCGATATCTCTGCTGTTGGCGGAAAAGCATCTGATTACTTTCATCAATATAGCCGGTGGCTGTGCGATTCTATCAACTCACCGAGCCCATATCGATGCTGGCATATCAAGAAGTTCCGGACAAGTTTGCTCGGTGCACTCTGGAGCCTGAAGCATAAAGAAGTTAACTCAAATACATTGAGGAGTTGTATCGGTCTCAGAAAATATATTGCCTCGCAGTTTCGCCCATCTGCCGCCAAGGCCATCTACGAATACTTTGGCGCAAAGCATGTGCTGGATTTCTCTGCTGGTTGGGGAGATAGGCTGGCAGGCTTCCACGCAGCCAGAGGCACAGAATCCTATTTGGGCATTGATCCGAATGCCCGACTACAGAAAGGCTACGATGAACAGCGCAAACTGTACAACACTGGCAAGTCATCTGAAGTGATCCAGTGTCCAGCAGAAGAGTTTGATTTTGGTGGAATGGAGAACCGGTTCGATACTATTTTCACCTCACCACCGTATTTCATTGTTGAGCGATATACGGCAGAGGCAGATCAGTCATGGCAGCGATATAAGAAGCTGGAGAACTGGTTAGAGCATTTCTTATATAAGACAATCGAAAATGCGACACCAACACTCAAGTCCGGTGGGCATTTAATTCTGAACATATCTGATGTGTACTGTAACCATACGATCAATAAGATATGCGACAACATGAACGGGAAGATATCGACACTAGGCTATGAATATGTTGGCGGAATGGGATTACGATTCCCTAAACGACCAAACAGCAATGCCGAAGGTAAAGGTATTTTTTGCGAACCAATTTGGATATGGAAAAAACTATGATACGACCAGAAGACGTAATTGCTATGCCAATTTTACCATCAACGCTGAGGGCCGCCAAAGCACTGGGTACCTTTGCGCCAAACTCGAAATCCTACATGGACGGTGAGTGGCAGCTTGATGGGGCTCTTGGTGAAGTTGTTGTGAAGCAGTATCTGGAAGAGTGCGGGAGGACAGTCGAGTTCTCACCCAAAGAAGACTATGACAATGATCTGCTAGTCATTGGCTTAGGTAGCATTGTCAGAATCGATGTCAAAACAAAGCGACGCGATACATGGAATGTTAATCAGATGGTCACCTCATTCGAGGGATCGGTACAGGCCAGTTCCAGAGAAGAGATAGCCAATAAAGCTGTGGATACCTATGTGTTCGTTAATCTTGCCTACGACAAAGAATCCGGAGAATATGAATGCGCCTATATTATGGGCGGCATGACCAAGGACAGATTCCTCGATCGATGCGTCCAGAAAAGTGCTGGCGATTTCGATTCATCAAATGGGATGGTCACCCCAGCACCAAACTTCAACATCTGGTACCGAGAACTAAATCAGATTGGCTAAGAAATAAGCATCAACCATATCATTGATTGGGCTGTTATTTCGCACTGTATTCATAGCAGCAAATATGTCGAACCCAGTCTGTTCCACAAATGCAGCACACATCAAATCCTTATTCGCATTCCCCTTGCCGGTTGCTGCTTTTTTGGCAGCACTTGGCGGGGTGATGTGGTAGGTGTTCCCATTCTTGAACAGCTTATGTTTCAACATCCCACAGTTCTCGGCAATCTGGAACACCAAACCGGCTGCGGCAAAGGCATACCCTTCGATGTTAATTTCGTCGGTTGGTTTGAGCAGGCTCATTACCCAATTTGAAATATTATCGAATCTGTCTTCGCTGTTTACGTAGTATTTCTGCGCATGGCCTTCGATGGTAAACCGCTCGTCACCGGTTGGGAATTTGCCCAGCCACTTCTTCTTATCAATAAGGTAGTGGAGAGCAAATTTGCCATCATCTCGGATGCAGATTGCGGGACAGCTTAAGCTATAATCGATCCCAACCTTCCGCACTATATATTACTCCACAACTCATCGATGGTATGTACATCAGTCTTATTGGCAGTGAGTGGGTTAACCTGAGCGTGATATTTCTCGCCAGTAGATACCGCAGCACCTTGAATGTTGGTATGCACGTTCACATCCAGTTTCTTGATAACACCGGTATTAGTTACTGACCCATAGAGATTAATCTTTGCGGTAAAACGCAAGGTATAGACGATCAACCTTTCATCCACCCACTCGGACATATAGTTGTCTTGATTATCTGTAGTGTTTAGTACCACAGGAATATCCTCAACCAAACCGAGCAGCGGCATAGTGTTGACCGTCATATTATAGTGGGGAGCAAAATGTGGGAGAATTTGCTCCAACATTTGCAGACCATCTTCTATGGTTTTAGATGCAACATACAGCCCAAAATCAACATTATAGGGCACCGGTGCATAAGCCATTGCTTTAGTGCTGGTAGCCGTTATTGGAGTCGATATTTTGTTCATGCTGTTCAGCTTGCGAGTCGTATCGTAGGTATATCCCAAAATCTCAAATGCCATCCTTGGCAATGTGATTGAGGTTGATTTCATCAAGTCTGGGTTGCCAGTCAGTGCGGTCACCCACTTTTCTCTCGCCGAGTAGGCCAGCGGCACATCAATTTCAGCCAGAGTGCTGCCATTTGGATTATATCTCCGGATTTTTAGCCCATTGAATAAATTACCAAATGCAACAACCGTATTTCGTATGGTGCCATGACTGAATGTTGTGTTGAACACAATTAATCCTCTTTAGTATCTTCAGGTACCGTATCTTCCACGGCAGCTTCAGCAACCTCTTTTGTTTTCTTAGTGCCGTACTTTGCTTTCCATGCTTTATCGCGCTCTGCCATTTCGGCATCGGCCTTACCGTGTCGAGCATCCATTTCTTCTTTCTGCTTCACCAAATCAGATTCGCGCTCGTCGGTACCAAATCCTTTGGTCTTTAGGCGTGCTGCTAGGGCGGCTTTGCCAAATCCTTCTTGTAGTTCTTTAAATGATTTCATTAAATTTCCTCGTAATATGTTAACTATTTATGTTACTGACCACTAAGCCCAAACGGGTTACTTTCAGAGAAGCTCTGTATTGCCGCGGCATCAGTATGGATATCTTTATTGGCCGTATTGTAATCCACTGTAGTGATACCAGCAGTTGCGAGTTCCTGCGTAGTCGGATCAATTGTAAGATTTTCGCCAACGCCAACAATAGAAGGATAGAGCAAATTATCCAGTGATGTTGGGAGCTGGTCTTGCATTTCTGGTATGTCTGCAGTAATTGATTCCGAACCATATTGGAAGAGTGAGCATGTTAGGGTATATGAGTAGAAATCATTCAACTGATAGAAAGGGTCCTTGAGTGATACTTTCCTAATTTCAAATAAATTCTGGTCGAACGGTACCCATAAGAGATCGCCTTCGTTCGGGCGAATGCTGTTTTGGGTAATACCTGTGCTGCCGATCAGCTCTTCCCAGCGACGTTTCGCAACCCGAAAAACTGCTTCTTCGGTAGTTCGCAAACCCAACTTGGACATAAAGTCATCCGCACCACCAAACGATTCCTTACTTTCGAAGTACATTTCGATGGTGACAAACTGATCGAAATAGCTGGTGTTGTCTTCACCGAACAGTGGGTCGATGGTAGCTCGACGGGGAATATATTTCACATCCATACCGGTGAATTGGATGGCCTCTTCCAGAAGGTTGCGAATAAGATTTTGCTCGCTCCGAGCACCTATGCCGCGACCGGCGTTGTTAACGTAAGGGTTCGTTGCGATGGCGGTATCCTCAAAAAATATAAATAGAAGTGGTTAGGGAAATATATCGAGTATTTCCCAACTCGGCTACGGTTAAACCTAGCTGTCCCACATTAATACTATTTATACGGTTGTCAAAATGCAGAAGAAAAGAACTAGAACTCAGTGGACTTTGGAAATGCTACAGGAGCAGGCTTTACTGTATACGGGTAGAAGAAAATTCCAAAAAGGAAATGGTGCTGCATATCAGGCGGCAACAAAAATGGGCTGCTTGAATGAAATCTGCGCCCACATGATATCCAGACGCACTAGCTGGAGTATGGAAATGCTACATACAGAATCTGCGAAATATGCTTCCAAACAGGAATTCAGGATTGGCAATTATGCGGCATATCAGGCGGCACTAGCAAGAGGGTTGGATATATTCTGTTCCCATATGAAACCGCAGCACATGAGTTGGAATTTTGATAATTTATATGAAATTGCTCTGCAATATAATACCCGTGCGGAATTTCAATATGGCAACAGAAATGCATATACAGCAGCTCTCGATAAAGGTCTGTTGAATTCCGTGTGCACACACATGGTTACCGGTATAGTTACTAAATGGGATGCGGTGGCTATATCCACAGCGGCAATGGAGTACCCAACGCGCAGCGCGTTCTTCTATGGAAATGGTCCCGCCTATAAAGCCGCGGCAAAGAAAAATATTCTCGATGTGGTGTGCGCCCACATGGGTACTGCATTAGGTGGATTTGATAAGAAAAAAGCGGCTACACTATATTACGTAAAGTTTGAATGTCCTCATGGTTTACCACTTTATAAGATTGGCATAACAAATAGAACAACCGCAGCTAGGATAACTGGCATGCGGGTGTCGGAGGCCGTCACCGCTACTATCGTAAAGGAATTTTATTTTAGTGATGGTAGAGAGGCTAGAGCACTAGAAAAGGCATACCACACACAATTCAAAGAACATCAGTACCAAGGTGAGCCGATAATGCACAATGGCAATAGGGAACTATTTGTTATTGATGTTCTTGGATTAGATTCTCTAGCCAACTAAAAAATTAGGCCCGATCTCGAAAGTTGAGCGTATTTCTTCTTCTACCATCGCAGCCTCTTCTACCGCCTCGGCATAAATGGCACCACCACGGAGTTTTACGCCGCCGACCAAAACAATATCGGAAAATTTGCTGAGGTTGCTCCCCCAGATGCGCTTAAAATATGCTACCGTCAATCGTTTAAGTGAATAGGAGTTGTACATCCTAGTAAACGTATCTGGATCGAGGAGTCCATAGCATTCGAGAATGATCCACCCATCCGGCGAAACTTTCTGTGCTATATTACTATCGATATATACGCGCCCTGAATGTTGATTAAACCTGATTTGTGGCTCGGCAACTAGTGTCTGCTCCATCAGCGACAAGTGCTGCATAGTCTGGGTGTAATACACCATATCTGAATTTGTTAAGGCATACAAATCGTTGAGCCTGATCTGGTACTGAATATTCCAGAGGCTATTCATGCTGCTATTAACTTGCGACCACGGAAGCAGTTTCGTAACAGACACAATATTGTCCGGCAATGTGATGTAGCCATTTTGCACATCAGACAGCGCAACACTAACCACTGTGGCAACTGCCCCGCTAATTTGTCCTGTTAGGACTTCCCCAGCCTGAAGATTGCCATTGGTTATGTCAACGGTTCGTATAAGCGGCAGCGCAACATCATAGACCTGAAATGTTGAACCGGTAACGCTACTGGATACCCATTCATCTTTCTGAAATATACCAGTAACACCACTGACAGTAATTTCGTTGGCGGTTACTTGGCGCTTCACATAGGTACGCTGATAGGAATCAGAATCATAGAGTCTATAAAATTGAAATGCATCGTCGATGGCATCGTCCATTTGCGTGTCTTCGATGTTGATCTCAATAACTGGGTAGCCCAGTCTGCGTAACGCATAATCTTTTAAATCCTGTCTGCTAGCGATCGCTGCCATCTGCCTATCCTTTTGGGTTTGTTCTACTATTTATATAAATGCTGGACAATGTAGCCAGATGTGGTATAATTAAGCCTTATTAATTTTTTAGGAGGATGTCGGTATGGAGAGTGTGTTAGCACTATTATTTGGCTTTGCGATTGGATCATTTGTTATTGCTACCGTTAAGCTGATACAAGTCAATCGTCAAATCGCGAAATTAGAGAAACATCTCAAGGAGACAAAACAATGGTAGAATTTTTATTAGGTGTAATCATAGTGCTGCAGTTTGTCATCATGTATCGCCAGAGCACAGTCAATACAAACATAATTCGGGTAGCCAAGTGGCTCAAGCGGGATATCAAGTGATTGTATTTTTGTTGGTAGTAATTCTGGTTGTGTTGGTCGCCGGTATTCATCACATTACCCAGAGACAGGACAACATGAACGTCAACATTCTGTATCTCACAGAGCTTATGCGGGAACAGAACAAATAACCACCCTCGCTCATGGTAACTAAATAGTAGCATCCGAAACTACTATATTATTTTACTATGAGCGAACAGTGTCCGAAATGCAGCAGTACCTCCAGCATAAAAAAAGGCAAAGACTTTCGTGGTGGTCGCCTAGAACAGCGTTACCGGTGCACAGCATGCGGTAACAATTTCTATTCAGAAGATGCTGCCCAATCAATCAAGCAACAGACTCACCAAACAAACAGCAATCGCACTTGGGTAATAACCTCTGCGGTAAATGGTGTAGAAGTCAATACAAAATTCCTGAATACCCTGAAGACATACTGCGGCTTTAATAATGCCCAGCTACTGATCGTTCCGGTAAAATATTCCCAAGGTCTTGATGATGAGTGGGACAAGAGCCTACATAAATATTTCATACAAGAAAATACCGAACTTACCACTGGCTTGCGCTTGCTTGCTGGATTGCATATTTCACCAGCAATTGGTAACCCTCTATCTGGCTTCGAATCTTTCTCCAAAGGTAGCTCACTTATTTTGGCGCATCCCCAGTTGATGATGAAAATGATCGCGATGAGTCATGTGGATTGGGCTTGCATGATCACAACTACAGGTTCCGTGACCAACAGCACCTACACCAAGACTAAGCAGGGTGAAAAGGCAAACTTTAACCATAGTTTTTCTGCACTGGTTGTCGAAGAAGATGCTGAAATTGATTCATTCCACATTCGTGTCCTGAACTCCGATGAGAGTGGCTCATTTTATGACGTAGATACCTACTACACTGGCGGTATGGCAATACCCAATACAAACATACCGGCAATCATAGTTGGGGATGAACATGTGATTCACGCGGACCCATTGGCTACCGGAGCAACATTCACTGAGCCGAACAGCATGGTTAATGTCCTGAAGCCAAAATTGATTGTGCGGCACGATTCGCTGGATTTCTATTCTGCGAATCATCATCACCAAAAACAGGTTTTTACCCAGTATGCAAAATATCTGAGCGGCAAGAACAAGTCGGTCGATGAATTAGAAGCTACCGTAGAGTATATCCTGAACACCACTCCGGAAGGATCGCGGAGCATTATTGTGAGCTCAAATCACAATGACCATCTGTGCCGGTGGCTGCAAGAATGCAATCCGAAGCATGAGCCGTGGAATGCCTTATTGTATCATGAGCTGATGTATTTAATGCTGAAGAATACCACAATGGGCAAGGCTGGCGCAGAATATCCAAACCCATTCAAGCTATGGGCTGAGAATAATTATGCTACGGATAATGTAACTTTCGTTGGTGGGCACGAGACGTTCAAGGTGCATGATATCGAGTTGGCATTTCATGGGCACCAAGGTACCAATGGTAGCAGAGGCAGCGCAGAGCAGTTTTCTAAGCTAGGCATGAAGACAGTTGTCGGCCATAGCCATACCCCATCAATTTTTGGTGGATGCTATGTTGTCGGACACACCTGTTATTCAAAACTGGAATACAATTCTGGGCCAAGCAGCTGGGCTCAGGCCAACTGCATTATTCAGCCAAACGGCAAACGCCAGCTCTTATTTATAAATAAGAACGGAAAATGGCGCAGATAATCACAGCAAATTGATGCTGATGATGCCATCGAGGAACTTAACTTTCTTCAAGGATTGCGTAGTCAGCAGCACTGAATAAATGTATCGCCCTGCCGCTAGTGTCGAAGTGTTTGCTAGCGTCAGGTTCACCACACCGGTCACCGGATTAACCACCGATGCGGTTATAATCGTTCTTGCTGTTGCGACATGGCTTCGCGCCATCTTGCCAGAAATCGTAGCACCGGTTAGGTCAATGGCAATATCATCATCTCCCCGCACGACTAAATTCTGGCTAAATGTCTCGCCTCTGTAGAACTCAAAATTGACTGATCTTGGTTTCAGTGCTTCTAGTAAATCTGCTGGCATATAGGCTCCGTAATATTAAAGGACGGTATGGTGCACGGTACCGAGACCGGATACTAATCTGGTAACGGCACCGCCTGAAGTAGCTACCGCGTCTAGCTCAAATATATATCTGTGCACGGATAGCGCAGCTGTTGTTGCATTGTCCATAGATAGGGTTATCTGCCCAAGGGAAGCGGAAACCACGGTAACCGTAAATGGGACAGTAGAGGCCGATATGATGCTGTTTTTCAACTTAGCAACAATAGCGTAGCCAGTTGTGTTAAAAACAGCACCAGCAGCATTACGCAGCGTCAGCGCAGTATAATAATCGGTTCCTTGGTGAATAAACAGGTTAGTTTGATTCATTACATTTCCGCATTTACGTACATCGCTATACTCTGATATGGACATATTACGCCAACGACACCGTATGTGGTACCGCTGCCAGTATATGTGAATGCTGTGCTACTCGTGGTGATGTTAGCAGCCGCAACGCCGGTTAATGTTGGCGAAATACTATAGTTGCTATAGCTTGGCTCAAAGAACCTAGGCTCCGTGACTCCCCGCGTCGCCCATGACGTTGATTCCAGCGTTATGGTAGGTATCTTGCGCATTTTGGTTATGAATTGCCAGCGCCCATGCAACACCTTGCTAGCATAAATTATTACGGCAGCTTGGTTGTTTGTTGCTGCGATTTTCTGATAGTATCTGTAGCATAAGTATGCCTCCGTTCCATTCGGCCTATACTCGAACATTGTTGGCGCGTCGCCCTCTTCCACCTGCAGATCGGCAATTACTATGCTAGATGCTTGCTGACCTATATTGCTAGCTCTGGCAGCGTATGCCGAACCAGCACTCACCCATAGGTTCAGGGATAGCCCATCCTCCCCATCGGTACCTATAGACTTACCGGCTATGGATGGTATGTCGACAATCACTGTGTATTTTCTGAGGGTATGGGTAGCCGATTGGGATACTATGAGCTTTCGTGCGCCTATTCCGGTAATGGTAGCACTTCCACCACCACCAAACTCCTGAGTAAATTCAATTCCAATGGGCGCATTGCCTACCAAACTATCCGCTAAAAATGATAGCGCAATGCGCTTACCGGCACATGTTCGCACACCCTCGATCTTTTGGGAAATGCGAACTTGGGCATCGGCACTCGCGCCGCCAGTATATATGATATTGATGCCGGTAGCAGACTCGCTTGCCTCTGTGTCTAATGGGTGGTCTGTTAGGATGGCTGTTGTGCCGGTACCGGCAATGCCAAGCCACCATCTATCGGCGGAATATCCTGTGCTGGAAAATGTGGTGCCGCGCTGCCACACAGAGAAATTACCATTTATTATCTTGTTTTTGAACCCATACATCACCATGCTGCTTCGCTCAATGGTGCCAGATGGCACTGAGCTGACTGAAGCATTTAGCATTGATGTAGTGATAGCACCAACCTCAATCTCGGAATTCTTAGTTAGTGCTATCGGTGAATCTACGCCTATATACGACATGCCATCGTCTCCCTATAATTCCGCATCAACGTGCAATGTTAAGTCGGTCAGTGATGACCAAGCAAAAGTGACGCCATAGTTAGTTGCAAATGGCGCAGATGCGGCTAGCGTTATGCCGGTACTATGTGATTGAACGTCAGCAACAGCAACGGTCACTGTGCGATCGACCTGCGCTGGGACACTTCTATATGACACCATCCCATATATTGCCCACGTAGTGGTATTAAAAGTCACCGTTGGTATCTTGCGCATGCTGCCGCTGAACATTATGCGACCAGCAGTGTCGCCGGTTGCTTGGCTGGTTATGAACGACCCAACACCAACACCCAGGGCATGCTGCTGATAATATCGTGCGCACAATAGTGTGCTATATGCTAATGGCAAGTCTTCGAATGGTGTAGCTACGGTGCCCTCCTCTAGTTGCACCTGAGCAATGTCAAATGTGCCGCTCTGCTGCCCAAGGCTATTGGTACTTCCTGCCGTAGCGGTGCCACTATCAAACCAAAACATGAGTGCGAGACTACTATCGACACTACCGGTAGCAGTAGCTGTTGGGATACTTAGTGGCACCGTATATTTAGCCCAACCAGCGGTAAGTGCGAGCGTATTGATATTGCTCTCTATTACGGCACCGACATCATAATATTGCAGAAAACTAATGGCGATATTTTTTGGCGCATCAGCCTTCCCCCAAAACGTCAGTGTCGCTGTTTTGCCGGAGAGTGTTCTGACGCTTTCTATGGGTTGTCGCACAAGAGCATAGTTGTCAGCACCCCCCACCGAGGTAACCACAGCCCTCAAGTAATATGCTGGGTTGTTTGGTACATCTATCTGCCCAACACCAAATAATTCTCTCGTTGTCGCCAAAGATGAGCCAAGTACATCTATTCGCCACCTATCCGCAGTATATCCGCTTCCAGAAAATGAGGTGCCGCGCTGCCATATATCAAAGTTCCCGTTTATGATCTTATTTCTAAATAACAACGGGGTACCAATGGCATTCTCGAATGTATTTGCTGGTAGGGTAATGGCGCTAGAAAATGATGCACCATCGATGGTGCCATCGGCAATGTCGACTGGATCGATTGGGGTGGGTATTAGTTGCGTTCCTATGTAGCTCATTCCTATACCCCAGATAACTCGTATTCAAGTGCTATAGATACCGTTGCAGTCCCACCCCAGATAGTGGTTGCTGCATATTGCCCATTGATGCCAGAGATGCCTAGGCTAGTAGCCATAATATCAGCCGCAGATACAGTCATGGTTGCTGTAGTCGCGGCCAGAGATGCTAGATCACCGGTGGTTGAGCCGCTTAGGGTTAGCGATGATGTCCATGTGGCTGTACTGATCGTTACCGTAGGGGTGCCAATCATAGCCACCGGATAATACAATCTACCGCCAACCGCAGTCCCCCCAGAGGTCATAAACACAGGACTACGGGTAAATGCTATTTTTTGGTAATACTGCTGCAGGAGCATATATTCAATGGCAAATGGCTTCATCTCAAATGGAGTTGCTACCGTACCCTCTTCCAGCTGTACTTGAGCAATATCAAATGTGCCGCTCTGCTGCCCAAGCGCGTTTGTTCTGTTGGAATAGTTCGAGCCAGCATCGTACCAAATATTAAATGAAATAGAGTCGTCGCCATCTGAACCAACTGATGCTGGTATTGGCAGCGTTACTGTCATGGTGATGAGCTGCCATGCTGTTGATAGTGCATATTTGGTAGCATACATGCCCGTAGTGGTAGCGGCACCAACCCCAGCAGTATTGCCGGTATATGAACTCCACTCCACAGAGATATTCTTTACGGCATTTGCCTTAGCCCAAAATGTTAGGGTTACTGGTTTACCTGCCAGCGTACGGATGCTCCCTAGCACATGGCGATTAAATGCATAGCTAGCCGCACCGGCACTTGAGACTACCACATTTCGCATATGGTATGCTGGCTCATGTGGCACATCAGTCTGTCCCGCGGTGAACGCTACTCTGCTCATTGTCGACGTCGTTACATTACGCACTAATCGCCATCTGTCTGCAGACCCATACCCAGTAGCAGTTTGGGATGTTCCTCTCTCCCAAAAATCAAAATTCCCATTGAGCACTCTATTCTTAAAGGCAAATTGGGATGCCATGTTATGGGCAACTACAGCATTCGGGAACGTTGGTGCTGGGTTTATTGCCACAGGGAGAATACTGCCATCTAGAATATCAGCAGAATCTATTTTCTCGGATGGTTGGGTGTGCCCAAGGTAGCTCATGCTATGATATTTCCAGCACAGACATTATGGCATCAATAGCGGATGCGGCACTTGCTGTTATTTTGATTTTGTCGCCAGCAATTAGCACTAGCTTCTGATCACCACCAAACGGCACTAGCGCACTTCCTACTGGTATGGTAGCACCTTTTACGACAGTGGTATCGTTGGTGCCATCATTAACGACAACCGTTACGGTTATCGCTGTCGTTAGGATATTAGCTAACGACAGGCCAATGACTGTCGCCGATGTGAGTGCCGGTACTGTGTAGCCACCAATGACCGTTGCCGTCACACCTATTGCTCTTGATTTTACATTCTTGAACGTATTCGCCATGTCTTAGCCCAATGCGATTGCAAACGCGAGAGCCGCGGCATCTGCCGGTGTATTGGCAAGGGTCTCTAGTTCTGTGTTGATATTTATAAAGTTGTTGTCTATCTCTGCGTTAGTGAGTGGAGTTCCCTTTACGGTAGCTCCAGTTCCCGCAACTTCCCGTGTGGTAATGCTAGCCATCTTAGTTCAGCCTCTGTAATATTTCTTGCAATAGCGTCTTCACATCAGCTAGCTCACCTTCAAGCTTAGTAACTCGCTCGGTGTGCTGACGTGCTCTGTCTCTTCTATTTATATACTCCGCATAGGCGGCTTCGTCGCACGATACGACGGCACCGCTTTCGGTATCCTTCAATAGATCGGGATGGTGTGTTATCTTTACGAGCTCTCTCATTTATGCCAGTGCCAATATGCGCAAGTCTTTTATTGCTGGTGTTCTAGCTGTACTTGTACTCCGCATCACCACCTTCACTTGAATTGCCGTAAATGCTGGCAAATTGGTGGCGAGATATGAGGTATCCGTAAAGCTGTCGCTATCGGTAGAGACAAGTCCGTTGTTGGTTAATAAGATATAGGGAGCACTAGCCACGGCGTCTAGCCCAGATGCACTCCCTATTCTGTAATACACATCAATACTAGCTTCTACCGGTTTGTTGTAGGCATACATCACTTTGATTGATGATGATAAATTAGCCAGCGTCACTATCTTTGTTACATATTTAGCTGCGGCAGAACCATTGCTAGCGGCAATCTCGTGCACAAAATAATCACCGATCGTTATGGTTACTGTCGCACCAGCTACCTCTCCGGTCAGGTTTGATGCTACGCCAATATATGAACCGTCAGGAGCAACCGAAGTGATCAGATGGGTTGCATTGTTGGCACCGTTGGCGAAGCCACTTACTGTCAGATATTTACCAACAATTGCAGTCAAGAATATGAGTCTTGTTGCAGCATCTGCTGTGGTAAAGTACTCATTGGTACCATCAACGCCAACTAAGGTTGATGTTGCAGTTGGCGTCATTGACCTGAAATCGATTGGGCTAACATTAAGCGCATTTGTTGTGTCACCAATTCGGTTAGTGATACAAAGAACCGATGTTCTATGCATATCAATAACTGGCGATAGCGAATCATTGGTTGAGAACAATTCGGCAGCAATCTGCATTGATTTTACACCAGCCATTTTGTTAGTCTCGTTGATCTGAGATGCAATAATTTTTGATGTCCAGAAGCTCTGGGTATCATTAACCGTTAATGGCACATAATTGGTAGTCTGTACGCTATCGGTAGTCGTTGGCTTAAATCCATATGCAATTCTTGCTTCCGGAAATTCTTGCGTCTGAATTGATGGCTCGCACGAATCATACTTTGCGTTAAAACTTACGGCCAACCCAGCACCACCAGTAAATCCAGTAGCGTTGGCATTTGTTGTTGTGGTAATTGTGTATGAGTCCAAATCTACATTTGCCACGGTTTTTGTGCCAGTTAGCTCTGCCGATGGGATACCGTGGTACGTCCCTGCGGTAATGCCGCTAAGCACAACAGAATCAGTTTGTATCATGCCATGATTGTAATGATACACCCGAACAACATTGCTACCGCTAACAGTCTGGAGCGAGTTTGGTGACAATACATCGGAACCCAGTGGCACGTTAAGTAGATTAACAACACCGACTGAGTTGGTCACAAATTTTGCTCTGTGTATTACAAATTTCAAATCCTGTAACTGGTTAGCTGTCCATGTTGAGGCATTCTGGGACTCAAACATCACACCAGCATAGGGTTGCTCACTGATATATCTGTCTGAGCCAACTTGCTTGTCGCCCAACTGAGAAATCCAAACATTATAATTGTTTGAGTCAGACAGCAGGACGATGCAGTACTCAGTGTTATCCTTAACATATACCGGAGATTCGAACACAAAGGATGTTGGCGTATCATCTAGTGCATAGGTCAGGCCATCCTGAGCTACGACGCTAGCGTTTGATAGGGCAACTTCATTCGGTCTCAATACAACCGTACTCATCGGGAGAATCAGCTTACCAGGATACCCATTTACAACCTCTCTGATCTCAAGGCGCACAGGGATACTATCATCCTTTGATGCAAAATAGATGTCAACTTTCGTCAGAAATGCACCACCGGTCTGCTGTACCAAAAACGTTTGTGCCAATGGGTCGATCCAAGCTTGCGTACGCACCTCGCTCTTGGTGACGAGTGTTCTGTTGTCGGTAAGCTGCTGAGTGACCACGGTCGCATTTCTTATTGACTCTACGGTCTTCTGTCTGGTATTCAATATACCAGCAGACGTGAATATGGCGGTAGCTAGAGACCCATAGCCAGCACCATTGTCGGCCTGAGTTGTTAATGTAAATACTCGATCGCCAGTCCTGAATCGTAGTTTAGTAGTATTTGGTACGGCAAACACCCCAGCAACATCACCATTTAAGTTAGACATGACCGAGTTGCCGCTTGACCCAACCACTATAGATGATGCAGTGGCGCGTGCTCCGGATATATTCCCAATAACAGTTTCGCTGGGCACAAATACGCCTTTGACATTAACGACGTACAAGAAAATGGCACCACTGTTTGCGAACTCCTGTAGAACAACAATTCCAGTTGCGCCAGAAGTCGTACCTGTAATAATATCGCCCGTACCAAATGCGGTGTCGGCTACATCATTAGTCGTGCGTGGTGCATCAACAACGCCTGCGCCAACATTGGTCGTGTAGTCGAAGGTGACCGAATATGTTGGTACGCTAGCAATCGAAATTTTTGTTGCTGGGGTCACATACGCCCCGATATCGACACCATCAAAAAATGGATAGAATACCGTGTTTGGCCGCAGTCCACGCACCAAGTATGAGATATTTCGCTGACGCATATACGGAATCACTGTACTGGATAGCAGTTTATCTGCGACGTCCTTTGTGGTTATTTTCTCCACCACCGAAGTAGATATGCCGTCTCTAGCCTGTATGCGTGTTGTCGTCACTTCATCTACCAATGTACGCCTAACCTGACCTATATCATGCTCACGATCACGATTGATGAAAACTGTCTTAGATACCCGCGTGCGCTCTACGCCAGTCCATGTAGTCTGCCATGCATTCCACTTAGTCCCCAATGTGCCAGCAGCAGTCAATGCGGCTACTGTCAGCTCATAGTTGCCTTCCTTAGCGATGATGATGTCCGGTGCATAGGTGGTATCGAACCAATTGTCACTCGATGGTGTGAACTTAGTAACCCCAACAAATGCATATACCGCAAATGGGTTTATGTTCTTTACCATTGATGCATATGGCTGCGAGATAAACGGCATATTTGTGTATGGCAGGGTGATCGCATCGCCGGTGATTGCATATCCATCGGATGCTCTTTGAGCATTGCTGGAGTTCTTCTCATACAAATCGATACTACGCACATTGTGCTGCGGAATCAATTCTTTCGCATCGCCATCGATCGAGCATCGGTAATCTAGGGAGTCCAGCGCACCTATTCCGTGGTCGACAAAGCCATCTACTAAAAACCCATTCTTGTAGCGCTCCAAGCCATTCTCATCTGGGATAGAAAGTGATTTAGTCTCTTGCTCCAGCATAGATAATGCGGCGTAATATTCGATGTTGTTGATACGCTTTTCCAATGCCCCGATATCTCGCATGGTATAGCGTTTGTTGTCAATAACATCCATCGCCACACTGTTTGGCGTGAGGTCAATGCCATATGGCTGCAGATAGAGTGTTGCTATATGCATCGACTGGGTATTAGTTGCCGGTATGGTTGGCGACAATGATGCAACGCCCTTAATGATAAAGAAGTTACCCATAGAATCAATGTTCAGCGTATCTATCCTACCCATATAATATGAGTAGTCGGCTACGATATTGTAGCCACGCTTCAGTACGCCAGTATTGCTACCATCGAATGCTGTACCGGCATCGTTCATGGATGGTCTGAAATCCAAAGAATCTCTGAGTGCAGGCATAATGTCGCCATATGGGATGACGTTGGTATATGACTCAACACTAAAATAATCACCAGCACCGTGTGTGAAATACTCAAATACGATCCTGATTGAACCGGTTGGTGGAAAATATCCGGACTTCAGGGTAATTTTACCGCGATCGTAAAACGTCTCGCGTTGCCCATCATCAAAGATATAGTTGTCAGTTATGTCGATAGTTGCTAGGTTGCCGCCCGTAATGGCACCAAATGCTGGAGCCATTTTTACGCTCAGCAACTTGTAGCAATCTGCTTTGCCTAACCCAATAACTGCCGCCTGTGCTGCGCTGGCCGTAGTCAGATCAATAGGTGCCGGTATGACCAATGTTTTGGTGCGCTGAGCAGCAATTTTTGCTACGGTACCAAAGACTGTGTATACACTGGTACCACTCAGCCCACTGATTGTCAGGACGGTAGATGCGCCATTGACCGAATAGGTTGGGGTCTGATGTACACCGGTTGAATTGAGTACAGTTACATAGTTAGTGACGTTGGCAACGGACGCAAACGTCTCTCCAGCACCCAGCGTAGAAATGGTGATAACACCAGCAACTGCAGCAATCGAACCAAAGTTTCTGGTAATGGTGTATTGTGTGTTGGCGGTGGTATCATTCGCTGATCTGACATTGCGGATGCATTCATTTGCAAACGATGCATACCCACCAAATTCGTTGGGCTCATATATCGATGCTGTTGATTTGTATATTGCCAAGCCAGTTGCTGTTGGTGTACCTACAACGGTGAACGATACATCTGATGTTACCGCATCAACCTTATACCATGTTGCTTGGTCAAATGAAATATAGTCTCCCACGCGCAATTCTGATACGAACAGGGAACCTACTCCAGTACAGGTAGATGCCGCCATTGTACCAGAGCCAGTCAGTTTTGCGGCAATAGGAAGCAAGCTGCCGGTAAAGTCTGTGGCTAGTGCTGTGTTATTGTAATAAAGCGATTTGACGTCTTTATCGAATGACTTCCCGCTATTCATGGCAATATTAAGCAAGAATACCCGCCAAGTGTTCGCTAGGGTGTCGTCCTTCTCTATTGCGGTGACAATTGCTGTACCTATTTTTGCGCCAGCTGCTGTGCCGCTAGTAGCGATGTATTGGTCGTATAAATCGATAGTCGGGAAATCTGTGCCCAGCGTCTCCGGAACAGAGCCTATGGCAATGGTGTTGACTGTAGACACGCGGACATAGTTGCCACTCGTAATTGCCAGTGTCGCAGCAGCAGTTCGCCCGAATTCGCGAGGCTTGTCAACATTAACGTATGAGGTACCGAATTTATCTAGCTCATAGCCTTTTACGTATGCCTTACCACCCTCAAGCGCAACAACCAGCTTGGCCTCATCGCCAGCCTCGGTGTCGGTAGTTAAGTGGACGCCCATATTATATGCTGGCGTTTCGGTATACTGCCAAGTCGATGTACCATCAACGAATGTGCCAAACGTAAACACATAGGGTGGTGCGCCAATACCGGAAATACCACCAGCAACGCACTCATAGGTATATGTGGTGCCGCCACTCACATATTCGAGGGTATCGCCCTGCAAGTATGCTGTTGAATCTTGGCGTACGGCGCGATTGTTGTTTCTGTGCTGGCGCAGCTGTATCTTGAATGGGCTTACTGTGTAATCACCAGACTCATCAAATGTACGGCGAGCAAGTGTCTGCTCAATGATAGCATAGTCGGTAGAGATTACTTTGTTCTCCACGATTCCCAGATTTACCCGCAACAATTCAACAAAGTTGGCATCGGCCTGATCGGTCAGAGTCAACTTCACTAATTGTGTTGAGATTTTGTATCGGTGCGCACCATGTGCATTGAAGTTGTATTCGCCAATAGCATTATCAAATAAGGTACTATCGTCATCGGCGGTAATGACTTCTTCGGTGACCGACAAACCAACCCTGTATGATGGGGTGATGCCATACTTGTCAAGCGTTATAGTTGCCTTATCGACGACCACAAAATAGCCGCGGATGTAATAGATACCTTGCTGCAACATGGCTATGGAGCCGAGCGACGACGATCCAGATGCAATGGTTATCACCGACAGTGGCGATGGTGCATCATTTATTAGGGTTTCATTATCCAAAAATGTTGCGTTCGTGGTACCGGAGCGGATGTATCTGACATAGATTGTGTTTGAGTCTGTGGTAGACTCAACATCATAGTGCACAACAAGTGCCTGCGCACCAGATAACTGACCCGTGATTATGGTATCGACGAGACTCGGCAACAACAGAGAAACCTTATCTAGTGATGGGTTAGTTGTTTGCAATTTTATTGCGGTCACATTGGTGTCGTACGATATGAACCCTGGTATGACCATTGCGCCATCTTGGAACAAATGCGACCCAACGCTCTCTATTTGATTCTGTAAAATGGACTGAATTTGGTTGAATTCGCGGGTCTGGAGCGCGTATCCTGGTCTCAGCAAAATCTTGCAGAAGTTCTTTCCCGCGTCGAAATCGTCAAAATACGGTGATTGACTGAATGTTTTGCTCATTATTATCCTTTACAGAGAAATTAGTGTACGTAGCGTTATTATCTGATTCGATGTTTTATAGAATGCTGTCGTGTTATTAACATCGATGATGCTTCCTGTATTTATATTAGTTGTTGGTGCCGATACAGCAGTTGCCGTATACGAAACACTATTTCCGGTATTAGTTAGCACGTCACCTACTATAGGCACATAATTGTCAACAGCTCTTAGTAGTAATGCATTAGCTGTCCTGTCCACTACGGACAATGTTTTTGCTACCCCACCCACAGTTACCGAGATATTTGCATTCAATGGAAAATCTGTCAGCGAAAATACACCAGATACCGATGCGCACGGAGACACTACAGCATCAGTACACATTGCAGAACTCTGATATTTGCGTAAATTAGCGATAATCCCATACTGGTAAAACTGATTGCTGAATGTAAATCCATTATATAGGTCCGCATCAGAAATTTTTGTATAGGTTATGATCTTAGTCGCAAATAACTCATAGATGGCATTGTAGCCATGTCCGCTGGATGGCGGTAGGACTGCGCGCGCAGCGGCACCAGTTCCGGCACCGGTAATCACAATGTTTGCGTAGGTATATCCCGCGCCACTAGTCGTTACCAGAATTTTTGTAATAACTCCACCAACAACGACAGCAGTCGCAGTAGCTCCAGAGCCATTCCCATTGATGGTGATTGTCGGTGCTGTGTATCCACTACCACCAGCAGTAACAATAACAGAGCTGATAGCACCAGCTACCGCCAGTACCTCGACATTGTATTGCGGTGTATCTATCTGACCCAGCGAGTTTGTCGTGCCTAGCGGTGCTATCAGCTTGGCTCCTGTACCATCACCAACTACAGTTAAATCTGCATAGCTGTATCCTTCACCGGCGCTGTCTACGACGACACCGGCAACGGCACCATTTCGTATATATGGGGTTAGTGCAGCACCAACACCATCACCAACAATAGATATGGTAGTTGATATGCCGTCCGTATAACCGACTCCTGGATCACTAATGCTGACATAATCTATGATACTGTCGATGTCGATTTGCGATACCGCACCGTTGTATAGAATTGCTCGCGCAGAGCAGCAATAATCACTACCACCAGCAAAATATACGGATGCTGTGGTATATCCGCTACCGGCGGTGACCATAGTCAATGTAGTTACACCACCAGCACCGATTTCGGCAGTAGCAGTTGCTCCGGTTCCATCACCTACAATGCGCACAATTGGTGCTGACGTGTATCCGCTACCAGCGTTTGTTGTGTTGTAGCTACTAATGCTACCACCACTGATGGTTGCCGTGGCACTCGCTTGCTTTGGTGAGCCACCAAGGAAGTACACTGTAGGTTCCGAGGTATACGCCGATCCGCCAGCAGTAACATTTATCTGGGTTACTTTGCCGCCGCTCATGACGGCAGTAGCAGTAGCACCAGTACCTGTCGTTCCAGCGATGTATACTGATGGCGCAACCGTATACCCAATGCCATTCTTCTGGAGTATGGCGGGGAGCACAACTGCGGTCGTATTTGTGCCATATTTGCCGGTCACGCCACTATTGCTGGATATACCCATACTTGTATCATATGTTACCGTACTGGGCGTATATGCACTGTAGTCTGCGCCAGTTTGTGCAAATGTGAATGTTGTTGAGTTGGTTACTGAGGTAACTGCATGCGTACCGGTGAACCCACTAATCCCAGCAATGCTCACCGCATAGTTGATAGTGCCTACTGACTCTGTCGCGGTTGCCCCTGTATTTGCGAAGGTGAATGTTGTTGTTGTTGGCTTAGTGGCAATCACATAAGTGCCATCAAAACCAACTGTGCCAGCAACAATAATCGTATCGCCAACCAACAGGGTAGTTGCCGCAGTGGTTACTGCTGTCGTTACGTTAGCTGTTCTGGTGAGTGTCGATACTCCGATAGGTGCCTTGAAATTGTGTACACGATGGGTCGTTACCGTAACTATGTTACTTGCTCGGACAATATCGGCAACACCACATGGCGATTGCGCGACCGTACCAGTACCAGTTACTGTCTCTGGCAACCCGAACTGAAAAAATGAAAAGCTAGTTGGGCTGATAAACTTGGCTATTTTAAATATGCCATTGAAATTCGTCGTACCTGCAATGGCGACAAGGTTACCCTCGTTGAGCTGATGTGCTGCTCCCGTAACTACAGTGACTACATTGTTGTTTCTGACAATAGAGGCCAGCGCTATTGGTGTATTCGATACCAAGCCAGCTGTACCAAACTCGGTGAGCGCAATAGTACCGCTACCCATCGTGTAGGTGATAGTATTTGATGTCGGTACGCTAGCAACAGTTATTGCGCCATCTACTAGACCAGTACCGGCAACGGTAATAGATTTACCGGCAACTAAATTGTGTGCCGTGGTAGTTGTCAGCGTGACAGTTGTTGATGTTCTGGATACACTCTTGATCGACATGGTCGCGGTAGGCTCATATCCAGTGCCGCTGTCTAGCACAGACACGGTAGCTATTTCTTTCGCGGTTGAGTTTATCTGGGCGGTGAATGTTGCACCTATGCCATCGCCAACGACATATAACGTCAGCGGGGTGGTTGCTGAATAGCCGGTGCCGCTGCTCGCAACTTCAGCAAAGGAGATTCCGCCGCCGGAATAGTATGATGATGACAGTACAGTGAATACTGGCATAAATGAGCTGGTGAGGAATTTTTTCCGCAACCCCAATGGTATGTGATACATGAATTTCCACACATAGCCATCGCCGGTAGTTACCGGATCGACAGTTAGGTGTGATGGTTGAACGGTTGATGGTACGTTCAGGTTATTGTAGAGGCACTTATATACATTATACGCACTTGTTAGCACATAGAATGAAGACTCGGCGAGCTCCGCCTTGCCACTATGCGACAGGTTGTTTACGCTTATGTTTGCTGTTGCTGTAGCACCTGTACCGGCACCCACAATGACCACACTCGGTGCAGCGGTGTAGCCGTGACCACCATCAGTAACACCAATTCCGGTGATGGTGCCGTCATTTACACTAACCTCAAGGACTGTACCCGTGCCGTTGCCGCCAGCTACATAGGCTGAAGTCGTAGCCTGCTCATAGCCAGCGCCACCAGCACCGATAGATATCGATTCAATATATGAGCCAAAATAATTGTCGTCATACTGGTCATATATGGTTCCGCTAGTCCAGTTGTTTCGCGGAGCCACAAAACTAATGTCGGCGATATTGATTTTCTTGGCAAACGCTATGTTATTTTTAATAAAATAGTCATATTGGAGATTATCCCTGACCTGACTCTCAGATATAGAGGCAAAATCAGTGTTTTTCCCAATAAAACTATATAGCGTACTCTGATTTGTTAATAACTCATCATAAATCGATGCGCTGATTGCAGAATAGAGACTTGACAAAACGACTGAGCTCATGAAAATCCTTGTGTGTGGTAGCTAACTTGTATTCATATATTTATGCATCGATATCGATTAAGAAATCGTTAAATCCCAAGTTACGGTAATACTGTCAGCAGCCGCTTTGTTGATTGTGGCGAATACTGTCCGACATAGCATAGTGCCTGCTGATGACGCATTAAAGATACCAGCCTCTTGCCACGCACCTGTGCCAGTACCTGCCGCAAAAGTACAAACATAGCGAACAGCATTGGCAGTTGGTGTTCCCGCAGTACCGCCAGAAACAGTCAGTGCAGTTCGGCTTGCTGCAATGGCACCAATAAGTGCCGTATCCCCAACAACCGCAGCAGTAGAGCTCGTACCAACTTCCATCCATCCCATAACTGCCGATGCTACACCAGCAATGCGAGAGGCAATGAATGTCTTCCCAGCAGTGACGACTAGATTATCAACGAGGACTTGTTCTATTTTATCCTCGGCGGCAATATAGTGATCAAAGCGTACTTTACCAGTTGCCTTAACAAGTTCGTTGATTGCGTTGCTATCCATGTGTGTTCCTATTGTCTATAAAAATTAATTCAATACCCATGCGAATGAGTCAGATGGTGTTACTGTGTCTGCTGTGATGACTTTTGCCATAGTGACGCGTAGCTCACGCAATGCCACGTAATCTTCGGCGAAGTAATCTGTAGCGGCATATCTTGTATTTATATCTCCTTGGCTAGCAACTACCGCATCCGTAATGGTGCGCTGGATACTCTTAGCAACTACATCCGATGTAGATACAGATTCAGTTGGGAATACTTTTGTTACGACATATGACCACAGGTCAGTAGCCGTAACAGATTCCGAGAGAACCGACTTCGCCATCGTGAATTTCCATATGTCGGTTACAGAGGCAGAATCAGTCACGGACTTCTGCATAGACTTAACAATGGTTTCAACGCAATAAACGATATCCCTGAATGCAGCGCTACGTTCTACATCCACTTTCTCCGAAGTAATCTCAACCTGTAGAAACTTTTGGATGTCGTAGACTCCCCACACGGCATAGCCAGCCGGATGGAGCAATTTTTTCAGTACGCCTCGGTATACGTAAAACAACTCACTGATCACGATTTCATATGAATAGCGCTGGTAGTATCTACCGTCATATATCATCATGTCGCATGAGCTAAACCCATCAGTACTCAAATAGGAGCCGTTGTATGTTCTCAGCTTGCTGTGCGTTAGCGACACCACCAATGATGTTGGTGAAAATACGATTGCTGGTGGAATGGTATAGCCAAACCCACCGCTACCTATGGTTACCCCGACTATTGACCCATTTGATATCACGGCAAACAACTTGGCATCTCTACCGTCACCAAGCACCGTCAATTGCAATGAAAAGACACCACTGATATATGCCAGTGTGGAAATATCTGGCGAAACATCTGGGTCAGTATACCCACCAAGACACAGGACACTGCCGCTAGACAATACCACTGAGCTATGGTTCACCATAGGAGCAAGAAGTGCCTCTCCAGTAGACCACGCAATGGTATTACCAACCACAGAACCAATGTGAGTATCTGCTATTATGGTTGTCCCATCAGTGCCACCAGCAACCATTATTCTGCCATCATGGAGTACGCTAGTTGTTGAGTAGAGAAGTTGTGCCGGTAGTGCTGTACTCGCCACCCAACTTATAACATCACCGACTATGGTGCCAATGTAGGTATTTGTTGAAATCTCGCCTGTAGTGGCATCGTGCCCACCGGCAACCAGAATTCGCCCATCCAACAGTACTGACGTAGTGTGGTTGATTACCGGAACCGGCATAGCGTTGCTCGGAGTCCACGTAATGGTATTTGCGGATATCGTTCCTAGGTAGCTGGTGGCGAGAATATCAACGCCATCGGTGCCGCCAATAGCCAGTAATCGCCCATTTGGTAATATGGTTACTGTGCCGTACAGCATGGCGCTCGGCAGTGCCGTTCCTGCGCCCCAATCGATCAGCGTATCGGCACCGACCACTGTACCAAAATAGGTATTTGTGGAAATCTCACCCGTAGTTGCATCGTGACCACCGGCAAGTAGAATTCTCCCATCCGGCAGGACTACCGAGGCGTGGTTGATCATCGCTACCGGCAACGGACTCATTGTGCGCCAAGCGATTGCACTATCACTGACGTACCCCATATATTGGGATGCGCTAATGGTTATGCCATCGGTGCCGCCGCTCAGCAATATGCGCCCTTCGCCTAAATTAGACACCGAACCATATATCATGGTGCTAGGTATTGCGGTGGTGGCTCTCCATGCTGGGTGCGCAGGATGGGCATAGCCGCTCCCAGCAGAAACTACCCGCACGTCAATGATATGGCCGTCAGAAAGCATGTCGGATGCCATGACGCTGGTGATATAGACCTGACCGGATATCTCAGTTGAAATATCTGGGTTTGTGTTCCCGCCTAGGCTCAATACAGTGCTGCTAGATACTACTACCGATACATGATTCATTATAGGTGCCAGCATGGTATTAGATGCTGCCCATATAATGGTATTCAGCGACACTGTACCAATATAGGTGTTCGGCGATATGGTTGTCCCATCGGTGCCGCCAACGAGCATTATTCTGCCGTCATCCAGAATGCTGGTAGTCGAATATAGTAACTCGTCTGGTAGTGCTGTGCTCGCTACCCACGCAATGATGTTTTCGGTTACCGTACCAATATAGGTATTTGTGGAAATCTCCCCCGTAGTAGCATTGTGCCCACCGGCAACCAGAATTCTACCATCAGCTAACACCGAGGCAGTGTGGTTGATTACTGGTACCAGCATGGCGTTGCTCGGTATCCACGAGATAACGTTGCCGGTTACCGTACCAATATAGGTATTCGCTGTTATGGTTGCATCATCAGTACCACCAACAGCCAACAATCGACCATCAGGCAATGTAGTTACCGTACCATACAGCATAGCGATAGGCAATGGTGATCCAGCAACCCAAGCGATCGATGTGGCGTCAGCCGCAAGCGTTCCGAAGTAGGTGTTTGTGGAAATCTCACCCGTAGTGGCGTTGTGTCCGCCAGCAAGCAGAATTCTACCATCCACCAACATTACTGCCGCGTGGTTGACTACCGGCACTAGCATTGGGTTTATCTCATCCCACGTTATTGTGGTATCGCCGACATAGCCAATATACGAGGCTGCGCTAATGGCTGTGCCATCGGTACCGCCAACGAGCAATATGCGATCGCTGCCAAGTTTTGTTGCTGTACCATATATTAGATTGCTTGGCATTGCAGTAGTTGCTCGCCACGCTTGGAATGGTGGATGTGTGCCGCCGGATATCAGCGCAGTTGCTCTGGCAACACTGTTGTCTCGGTTAATTACCGTAATTAAATTATCTGGATAGTACTTCCCGAATGCAGCAACGGTAACGTTCTTAACACGACCATTAACATTTCGCTTTATTTGCAGGTATGCATCTGCACCGGTGCTGTCGATGATCGGATATACCTTACCCTCAATATAGCCAGACGGTGCCTGTAGCACGGTCGGCTTATATATCGATGTCAGTATCGTGCCACCAAACAGCTGGGTAAGTGTTGGGCTCAGATATGCTGAAGTACCAGTGGTGCTGATGACCTGCACTATGGGCGCGTCAACAAATCCAATACCGCCACTACTCAGAGAAACCCCACTAACCGCCCCCTGTGTGGTGGTGAGTGTTGCAGCTGCACCGCTACCATCTATAGATGATATGAGAACAGTATCAGCGTCAGTATAGCCGCTACCGCCATTGACGATGGCGATGAGTCCTATGGTGTTACAGGTAAATGTTGTGGCACCATTGAAATCATCGTAGAAATCCTTCTTGATAAAGAATTCATATAGGTTATTTGATGGATCGGTAGTCTGCAGCTGCACAATATTCAGTACGGATACCGGCAACTGCTTACTGTCAATATTCACCAATATTCGGTGCCCGATTGCGACGTAGATTTCCTCCGGAGTAAAGAAATTTGATATGTGGGCAACAAACGATATGTTCTGTTCCCACTTACCATCAGATAGTTTCAATATCTGATCCGATGGGTAGTTTATATCGATTTCTTTATTGAACAGGATACGGAACAGCATGCGATAAGAGCTCTCAGTTCCCTTTGACACATACAGCTCTTTGATATGTTTTGCCAAGAGCACCTTATCCGCAACTATATTGTCCGGAATGTTGCCCATAAACTCATTGAGAATATGGGTCTTGAATGACTCTATGGTGGTGTCGACATCACGATAGTCCAGTATGTTTTTGATAACATCATCGGGATTGCCGGATTGTGCCATGAATTCATAGTACGCTCGCATGAACTCAACGAATATTGGGTATTCGCTGACTACATGGTCGGGTATCTGTGCCGCAATATTATATTGTGTTGTCATTGCAATCCTTTAGCGGCTAGATGTAAATGCGTGATCAGCACCCGATGCCGAATATCCGGAGGCGACGTTGTCGACAACCACATTGGTGAATATATCGCTCTCCTTTATGCGCAGAATGACGTTACGCACTGGAATAACGTCGAACGAATCTGTCTTCACTCTTAGCCGGATTCCGGTATCGGTAATATTTACCGGTAACATCGATGAGATATTCAGCAATACAGATATATGACCGGTGGCATAATTTACGGTACCGGCCTGATTGTTGATGTATATCTTGGTGGTGTTGTCCAAATGATACATGCGCAGATACTGTTTGCCATCATCTTCGAGATAGAAAATTCGCGAATCGCCAGTCACACGGAACCCAGATGAAGATACCGCATTTTCTGGGGTCTCAAATGGATTCTTGTAGATTGGGTTGTAAAACTCCATGATATATTGAATCAGCTGACCATATACTGGTGTGATATATTGGTGCAGGGTAAATTTTGTTATGTTGCTCACAAAAGATTTATCAGCAGCATCTATAAGTGCCGTCAATTTACTGTGCCTGAACACACCATCGAACTTAGTTAGTTCGGTGTTATTGTAGGTCACGATAGTATTCTTCAGAAGTATTTTCAGCGTATTCGCATCATATAATCCCTTTGCCGGATCATAGTAGGCTGTCGAGTCTACGATCAGGTAAATATACTGCGGATCAACAATCTTGTAGCGCACGGAAATCATCTTCTTCTGCGCGACGACAGAGGTGATGATGTCGTTTTTCTGGGTAACGGTCAGCGTACCGCCACTGGTTGGCTCAATAGACGCATACACAACACCATAGTCCGGTGGATTGTTCTCTTCACCACCCCACACACTCAATGATTTAATGTCTGGGTATAGAATTGGCAGCAGTGCCTGTACATCTGGCGCAGTAACCATTCTATTCTGAGTTGTGTATGATTTTGGTGCATTCTTGCGAATGCTCTCTATCGACTCCAGCTCTTTACCGGCAGCTGCCGCAGAGATGGTGCTGATGGCGATTGCCGAACTCCCGCCGATAGGATTGGCCGACTTGAATACTTTTGCGCCATTGGCTGCACTGCCGGATGTGGTTACGTATTCCAGAATAACCACATTACCATTTGCTGGGGATGCGCCGAGCACATTGTCGCCGAAGTATATCTCGTACAGGTTATTGGCATTGGCTTGCACAAAATAGACCTTGGAGGTTGCGGTTACCTGTGTTATGTCTTTTGATTCGGTATATTGATCAATAGTGAGGTCAGATACGCTGGTCTGGATATATACCTTCAGCTGATCCAGTGCTACGGTGACGTCTGGGATGATGTACTTGCTCTGTGCGTTGGCGATATCAACCACATAGCTGAATGTTTTCAGGGTGCCTTCATACAGGCGCACACCGGAAAACTTATAGACACCGGCTACTGGAGAAATTTCATAGGCATCCAGCGTGACAAAATTATATGATGTGTTATCGATAACCGCAGTGAACCTGCTATTTTTTGGTAAAATCAGTGATTCTGGGTTCCCGACAGGATTGTTTACCGTAATATCGACAACTGCCGTAGGTGTTCTGTATGATGTGGGGTAATAGTCCAGCTGCTTGGCAATCGATACCGCAGAACCACGCACAACTGAGCTATCAAGGAACATCTCATTTGCCAACATGTTCGCCATGACGGCAGAGTAATGCGTATTGTAGGCAAGCACGTCTATCAGAGTAGATAGCGCAGAGCCTTCGAAAATGTAATCGCTAAAAACAGCCTGATTTTTATAAAAATCTATAAGGTTGGCTTTGATGGTATCGAAGTCCAACTCTGATACGCGGAGGGTATTTGCTGCCATGTTAGCGTGTCCGTTCTATGGTGATTGTGAATTCTGTAGGTATTTCGACCCCGACAACAACGTATGAGATTGAGATTTCCAAGCTATTGTGGTCTGGTGTGGGGTTCACTTCGACGCCCAGCACTCGCACTCTGGGCTCGTAGGTATTGATTACATCAAATACGATGCGCTCTAATGTCGATTTAATGTTTGGTGTAAACAGTTCGAACAGCAGATCGTAGATCGGTGATGATAAGTTTGGCTTGAATGGTCTTTCATATTTCTTGGTCAATATCAGATTGCGCATTGACTGCTTGATTGCCTCATCGTTTACCTTTTTACCGACATCACCGGTTCCTGGATTCAACGCGAAGCCGAAGTCCAAATCTGTAAACTTTTTTTGGAGTGTGGTGATGGTTAGCGGTATCTGTGCCATGCTGGTTCCGTGTCTGTTCCTATATCAAACTATTTATATAAAAAACGGGGCTTATAGCCCCGTTTTGTTTGTTATTTTAAAATAAGAACAGAAGTTTATTTGGCGTACTGGATCAGGATGTCGCGGATGATCCCATGTCTGACAATGTCGTCTATTCCAAACTCAACTATTCCTATTGATGGTACTGACCTCAGTCGCCTGACCGCATCCTGCAGCCCAGAGATACCCCCGATGTCTTTCTGTGCCCAGTCTCCGTCGATGATCATTTTGGAATTTTCACCAATTCTAGTCAAGAACATTGCCATCTGTGTTGGCGTTACATTTTGCGCTTCGTCAAGTATTACGATGGCATCTCGGAACGTCCTCCCGCGCATAAAAGACAGCGGCGATGCAATAATTTTGCCACTCTTGATGGCACACTCGACGAAGCCGCGGCCTAATCGCTCATTCAGCACATCCATGAACGGCTCAAGATATGGGCGAAACTTGTCCTCTAATTCACCAGGTAGGAAACCAAAACTCTCCCCAGCTTCTACCGCTGGTCTGGTGATGATGATACGTTCAACTAACCCAGCCTTCAGCTGATCAGAGGCGAAAGCACCAGCGATATAGGTCTTTCCAGTGCCAGCGCAACCCATACTGAATGTTATTGTGTTCTCCCTGATCGATGTGATATAGCGGCCTTGTGCCTCCGTGAGTGCGCGTAGCGGCGCGATTTCTTTCTTCTGCGTATGTGCTGCAAATAGTTCATCTGGCGCAACGTAATCGCTAGGATTTCGTTTTAATTCTCGCTTATCTCGTCTACGTTCAATTTTTGCCTCTCTTGAACGTTGTGATTTTGGACTTGATCTCATTACAGCACTCCACTTTGTTGTTAGTAAATTGTTTAACTGAGTTTCATCAAACTATTTATGGTGATACTGTGTGTGAGCATGTCGCAGAGTCACCATCAACTACGACTTTTATATTAGTTATATAAAATGTCCCCATTGGATTTGCGATAACTGTTGCCGAGGCATGCTGATATAGCCCATGAGAGGCAACCGAATCCCCATCTAGCGAGACCCTGCTCATCATATAGAAGAAGGCTGGTGCCGATGGTCCCTCTATTACGCCACCGGCTGTCGATACGCCCTGTCGCGCGACTTCCTTATATCCGATATAGAATGTCATTAGGCCAACTTGACTAGGTCATTTGCATATTTCTTATGATTGAAGAAAGTATACACCTCACCCCTATTCTCACCGTGTCTATACTGCACATGTATCCACGGCATTGAGGTGCCGTAGTTTTTGTACTCCAGTAATATTTTGTCATATGGCAGCGCAGCAGTCAGGCGCTTTGCAATCCCAAAATATTCGGAAGGTGCCACACCAGCAAACTGCAGATCGACCGCTTGGCCGCGCTCATGGAGCGATGCGCCAGAAGCGTTTCTGAATCCAGAGGTGATATGCACTTCCGGATACAGTTCCTTCACTTTCTCGACTATGTTAACTGCCAGATACTGGATATTCTGGACAATCTGACCCTCACTCAAGCCGTGTTGTGCGGTAACCCGCTTAACTCTATCAGATGGTGCCAAAAACTGCTGTAGCGAGTAATTTGGCGATACTTGCACACCTTTTGGGATATTCTCCTCATTAGTAAAGTTGTCATATGGGTAATCCACCTGCTCGTTTAATTTGATGCTATCAAACTCACCATGCCTTTCCAGTGGAGTTGGGTCGACAGCTTCAGTATCATACTCGGCCTTCTCTTTTATTTCAGTCACTGCTGCATGGTCATAGTCGTCAGCATCACCTTCGTGCCTACTTGCCAAGCCAGCAAACCTAGAGGGTGGTGGAGTCAGTGTGGCGATATCTCGGTCTATCAATTCTTGTCGAGTAATGTTTCCGGCAGCATCTCTGATAATAACCTCTGGCGGAGTGGCCGGTAATGGTATAAGTGTCTCCGTATTGTTGTTCATATAGGTGCCTTTCAGCGACATTGGGTCAGTCGAATCAACAGATACCGCAGTTGGGTTCGTAGCAGTGCCTGACTGCGCATAGATTGCCATACCGTCCATATTGATAGTGGCATCGGCCTTTAGTGATATTTCGCTGCCTTTCATCTGCAAGTTAGTTGCACTGACTATTGCAATGCTCTGGTCTGCAGCTACATCGAAGGTTTTGGCAATATCTACAGCCATTGTCTCTCCCGCCTTAATGGTAATGTCTTTGGTAGCATCTACCGTGTAGTTCTCGGTACATTTTGCATCGATGTTTTTCGATGATAGGAAATTAATATCGCCATCGAAGGTCTCGACATTAAAACTCTTGCATTTGATGCTAAAATCTTCCTGAACATACATCGAAGACTTCCCGTGCACTGTTGTGTTAAGGTCATTTTTGACAATGGCATTCATGTCGCCATAAACTTCAACATTACAGTCGTGCTGCACCAATATCTTTGCCGAGCCGACGACAGTCAGGTTGCAATCTCCCTGAATGACCACATTCCCGTCACGTTCCATGATGGTGAAGCTGTCGCCAACGATTCTGTTTACCTGTGTGCCATTGTTGTCAATCTCACTGTAGGTTCCGGATGGGTGATACAGATGGTGGCGCACCGCATGGGGCGTATTGTCAGTCTCTTCGACAATACCGGCCTCACTGGCCTTCACCTGATTGTACGGGTATATGGCTGCGTAGGGTATGTGTGGTTGATCCCATACCCGTTGAGTGCCGCCGATACGCACATTCTTTTTGCGGTTGAGTTCCTTTGTACCAACAATAGTATTTGCAATATTCTCCGCTCTTGCCATGCGATTGGTATCAGATTCCTGCAACAGGCTGCGCTTTGGGTAATGTACATTCGGATCGGCAAATCCTCTAACGGCACCACTTGCTTCTGCCAACGGAAGCGCACTCTCATCGGTTGGCAATTGCTTAGGTACTTCACCGTCGAGACTGGCAAAACCATATTTGTAATAGGATGCAATGGTGGTGCCATTGGCATCTGCAGTAACAATCCCAGATTTAATGTATTGGTTTGCACCACCAGCACCTTTTAGGTGAGCGGCCATCAGTGCACCAGCAACATGATTTTTATCTGAATCGTTGCGCAGGGTGCCCTTATGGCGCAGATACTTGAAGTTTCTGCTGGTATTTTCCCGCATGGCAGCATCCTGCTCTTTTGGGTTTGCAAACCACGCATCTCGGCTCACAATTCCATTCTTCCCAGTCCATGACTCTGGGTGCTTTAAGTCCTTGTTTGT